TTACTTAGTTAACTCTATTAAATTACTTACTATAAAGTAAGCGTCATTTCCCATCCAATGAACCTTATCAGCTGATGTGAAAGGTATATTGTGAAAATGTTCTTTAATGAATTTTAATTCTTCACCTGAAGCATATACACTAATTGATTGAAATATTTCTATAACATTCTCAGGTGTTATATCCCAATCATCTCTCCAATTTCTCATATCATCTTCAAACTTTTCCAAATTTTCTAAAAAATAATCTTCATTAAAATCAAATTTTTTATTATATATCCAAATATTCAACATTCAACGACTCCTCTTTATTTGACTTATTATATCTTATATAAAAGGGTAAACAATATTAGTTTATTATCCACCCCAATCATATCCTGCTCCACCATCTTTATAGAATTGCCAAAGACCACTTCCACGGTTATATAATTCATCTAATAGTATATCATATGATTGTTTATTTAGACTCCAATCTTGTAAAAAATTAACAATTTGAGATTCACTTAATTGATCTAAATCATATTCTCTACTATATATTCTTACAGTATTGTACATTTTTACATCTCCAAAAATCTATCTATTACATTTAAATTATCTAGGAATCTTTCAAACTCATTTTGTTCATTACCATTTTGCTGATAACAATCTTCACACATATAATAATTATTATATACATCAAAGAACTTTAATTTTTTACCACAACAAGGACAAACATCACATAGTAGTTCTGCAAAATAGTATTTGAATTTTTTTCTATCACTTGCAATACCTGTAGTAAATATACCATCTTCGCAATGATAGATATTAAAACCATAATCATTATTAGGATCATTAAGAATATCTTCATATTCATAAGGGTTATCCCATGGATCAATTGATAGATTTAGCATTGATCTGTTATGAGAATGAATCATATCAGACCAATGGTATGTTATATCTAAGAACTCAACCGTATCAATATTCATATGATTAATATCATTAACTCTTCTGAATATTGCACCTTCAGTTAGATCTATTTCAGTCCCCTCGATAGCCATGTTTTAATCCTTTTAAATCTGCTTTGTTTTCTAGGTGAAAAACTATCTACAAATTGACCGTTTTGATTAGTAGATATTGAATCATGATAAGCTTTAATTTCTTCCATACTAGCTTCAGGTACTTTAATCTTTCTTTCGATATCTTTACCTTCATCAGCCATTTTAGAAACCATTTTTTCTAAAGTTAGATCACAATATTCATCTTCCCAATCACCAATATAATAGAATCTATCTAATATATTTTTAGCTCTTGTTAGTTTTGAATTTTCAATAAATGCACCAAATAAAATAGGATCTTTATCTCTTCTACTTGCATTAATTTCTTTTTCTGTTTTACCTGTGTAATCAGTAAATACTACAAAGTATTCATCAAATAGATTTTCTTTCTTTAAATCAATAACTTTATCAGCTATTTCATCAGGAATTTCTCTAGGATAATTCTTAAGTTCAACAATTTTAATTGTTTTCTTTTCTACCATTTCAATAAATTCTTCTATATCATCTCTATATACAAAAGTATTGACACCATGTTCTAGTAGTCTATGTTCTTTAGTAATTGTATTAAGAACGAATAAAAGTTTTTCAATAGATTTATCTTGACCTAAAGCAAAAGCTTTATCTAATAAAATCTTTGAATGTTTATATAACTCATTTAAGTAATCTGAATCAGTTGTTTGTTTTAAACCTTTTAATTTATCAAAATACACAGATGGTGTAATTGTTTGTTTAATTAGATCAGAATCTAATTTATCTTTTTTCTTATCCATTTCCCTCTCCTCCAGAAATTTATAAACTACTACCTATTGCTTCATCTAAAGCTTTTAAATCATTAATTTCATCTTCAAGATCAGTTACTTCTCTTTCAAGATTTTCTATTTCATCTTGCAGTTTGTTGATTTCATCTTCTTTATCTTCAGATATTTCTTTCTTAGCTTCATCAATACAGTTTTCACAAGGCTCTACTTTAATTTGAAGATCACCCCAATTATCCAATTCAACTGTAGCTGAAATTGCATCCCCACATTCTTCACAAATGAATTCTAAGCTTTTAGTGTCTGAGAATTTTCTTTCATTATAACTCATTATAACTCTCCTACATATTTAATGCTGCTTTATAAGTTTCTAAAATTGCTTCTTCTTCAGCAACTTCATCTCTATCTTTCTTTCTAAGTGCAACGATTCTTTTTAATACTTTTGAATCAAAACCTGAACCTTTAGCTTCAATATAAATCTCTTTAATATCATTAGCAATTTCAGCTTTTTCTTCTTCTAATCTTTCAATTCTTTCTACTAATTGTAGTAATTGTTCGTTATTAATCATTATTTCTCTCCTACTTTATGACTTTATTATCAATATTATTACAAAGGTTGGCTGCAAAATAATCAATTCTATCTGCACTATATCCACTAACCTGTTGCTTCAATTTCAATTTATTTTCTTTAGATGATCTAAAATTGTCTATCATTTCATTCATAGCAATTTTCTTATTTTCTAAATTTGTTTGTTTCCACACGTTTTGTGCAAAAGATTCTAAATTACCTAGTACCATATTTGTTCTCCTCCGTTTGATAAAAATATGTTATATAATGTAATTTATTATTTCAATTTTAGTTTATTATTTTTCCATAAGTTTTAATAAATTGTTTAGTTTGCTTTTATTAATACTTAGGTCCATATTTAAATGTTCACCAATACTGTCATATATTACCGCTTCAGTATCACCTTTTAGATCCACTATAGATATGTACCATTTCCATGAAGAAGGGTAATCACAACTATCATCTAAATGAAGTTCAGATCTTGGAAAATACATTCGAACATCTTCTAACATCTTTTCCATTACTACTCTTCGTTTTTCTCTTTGTGATAGAATTTCTTCTTTAATTTTATTATTAAGTACTCTTTCAATTTCACTCTTTTTAGCTTCAACACCTTCAAGCTCTTTAGTTAACTCTTCTTTTATTTTATTTTTCATCATTTAAATTACTCCAATCATATGATTCTTCATTTTTTATTAGTTAGTAAACATAACATATTACCACCAAGAACTATAAATAACTTTATATTCTTTTTCAATTGCTGCTTTTGCTGCTTCAACAAACTCTAAATCATAAGATTTATGACCTAAGTTTCTTTGTTTTAACTCATCACTATCTAAATGTCCATTTTCAAATAATGGAAGATTATCATTTTTAATTACATCTTCTAATGTATTTAAATCATCTAAAGATAGTTCTAAATCTACACAATTAAAGTCACCATGATTTTTATCACTATTTTCAGATTTTGATAACCAAAGTTCCCCCATATATTTATGTAAACAATGGTGTTTTCTCCAATAAAAGTCTTCACTACAGTTTTCTTGAATATGAATTGTTTTGAATTTATAGAAATATTGACCAAAATCTTCTACATCATCATATTCTTTATATTTCAACCTTTCAGCTATAATGTAACTGTTTTCAAAAGTAAGTAAAACTTTTTCACCAACTTTTGGTTGTTTATAATCTCTATCTATAAAATGATAGAATTCACCTTTATTAAGTCTAGAATCTTTATCTAAATGAGCATTCTCAATTCTATTTAAAAACCTATCAAATTCAAAGTATCCTCTATGATCCCTATATGTTAATTTTTTAGTATCATAATCTTTATGTTTAAAATATGCATATTGATCTAATCCCATTTTACCTCTCCTATTTAGTGAATCTCTCTTTTAATTTATTTTCAATTTCTTTCTTACTTCTATTAAAACATATTAATTGAAGTTCTGCAGGTTTAATTGAAAACTTACCTTTTAACCAACCTATATCAATATTCTTATAGAATATATTAAGATAAGCTTGCAATTCTTTTTTAGTTTTTATCTCATCGAGTTTAATTTTTAAATCAACTCTACCCGGTCTTAATAGTGCATCATCTAACTTATTAATATAATTAGTTGTCATGAATACAATTTGACCGTGTGATGACATTGCACCATCTAATATATTTAATAATGTATGAAATTTGGAATCTACTTTTGTTTTATCTTTTCTGTTTATATTTTCAAACATTGAATCTATATCTTCAAATAAAATAATTTTATTATTGAAATCGTAATCCATAAATGCTTCATTTACGTTTTCACTATTAATAAATATAATATCTCGATTAAATTGAGAAGCAAGTGTGTGAATAAACGATGTTTTACCTGTTCCTGGAGGTCCATATAATAAGTAATTTCTTTTATATGATAAACCACAAGTATTATATTTATCTTCATTATCTAAGAAATGTTTTAAATCACTCTCAATTAAATTATAATTATCAATATTATATAAAGAATGTTTATCACGTTTTTGCTTTTTCAAATGCTTATATTTAATAATATAGTTAATATAATCACTATCATCTTCTTCTAAATTACTAACAATTTTAATAAGATTCTCTTTAGCTTTATTTGAAAAACATATAACATCATACCCATTAACAAATTGTAATTTATCTAATGTCTCATAATATTTAATACCATATAAATAACCATCTATTCTACAGAAACCATATGAATCTGTATTAGTTAAAACTCTATTATCTTCACGATCTGATGTATTATGTACTTTTTCATTGTCTTTTTGTAGTTTAAAAGATTTATTAAACACTTTAAACTTATGCTTTAAAATTAAATTTCTTAACAACATAACATCTTTATAATTAGTGAAACTATTTATATTAACTCTATAAATGAATCTATTACTTAAAAGACTTCTAATAAAATTTACAATAGATTTCAAATAAAATACTATTGATCCTGAAGCTGTCAATAGTATTGCTGTTTTTATTGTTTCAACGTTTAATAACTCTCCCATAATTAATCCTTTAAAACTTCTTTTGATTTTACTGCTAGTTTATCAACGATTTCATTGTAATGATTTCCATTATGACCTCTAACCCAATTCCATTTTATATTATGAAGTGTATTGAAGTTATCTAATTCTATCCATAAATCTTTATTCTTTACTGGTTTAGAAACGTTAGTTTTCCATTCTTTAGTTACCCAACCATTTCTTTTCCAATTATGAATCCATTCTTCAATACCTTTTTGAACATATTGCGAATCGGTAAATACTTCTATATCATATATAGGTTCCTTAATAACTCGAATAGTTTGAATAACAGCTTTCATTTCCATTCTATTATTAGTTGTAGTATCTTCCGATCCACAAACTCTTTTCACAATTTTATCATTGTGAATAATAATACCAGCATAACCACCATTTCCATTTGGACTAGATGCACCATCTGTATATACTTGCAATTTAACTCTTTCAGACATTATGGTTTATTCCATTTCATAAAATATAGTTTATTACCATTGATAGATTTTCTTTCTCCGTAAGTACCATCTTCTAATATATCTTGTATAATAAAATCTTTTAATCTTTCTTCTACAATGATACATTTAGTAGTACCTTCTAATGAAGACACATAACTACCTACATTATAACCATCTTTCATGATATAAATTTCAGGATTACTTCTATCTTTTCTCATTTTAGCCCTCGTTTACGTTTCCAATAATTATCCATTCATCTGAACTTTGTAAGTCTTCACCCTCATAACCGAAACCTTCACCCTTCAACCAGAATAAAGGAAATCTATCAGTTGTTGATATATCTTCAATAGTTGATTCATAAACACATTCTAGATAGTAATCTGTTGATATTTTACAATCAAAAACAGAAGCAGAAATTATTTTTTTAACATCTTGTCTTTTATCTTCAACTAAATGTTTGATATATTCAGTTTGTATTTCTTTAGGTAAACTTTCTATATCATTATATTCATTTTCTGTTATATCAACAAAATCTCTTTTTATTTTACGTAGTTTATCACCAGCATAAATAAGTTTTCCATTCTTATCTTTAATACCTAAACATTGTTCAACAGGAGTAAATCTAACACCTTGTGATTCTTGAGCTTCAATATAAGTCCAGAAACCTGATATAAAGTTAAATTCATCACTATATCTATAAGAATTTGTGTTACAATTAAACACCCTAAATTTCATCATTTTATTCATTTCTCTCTCCATCATGAACATTTCCAACTATTTCTATATTATGTTTATTTTCAAAATGAAACCATACTAAAGAAGTTTCTCCAATGAACCAACCACCATCTTGCCAATTTACAATATAGCTACCAATTATTTCATCGTGATAATTAATTATATCATTTTCGTAAATAAATTTTCCATTCTTATCAGATAAACCTGTGCATTGTTCAACTTCAAAATTTTCCAAATATATAACACCTTGATCAACATCACCATATTGTTCTATAAATATGAAAAATTCATCATCTGTTAAAAATTCATCTAATTGTCTTTCTGCGTTATTCATATCAATAAATGGATCACCATATTCAGTTAATCCAACATGATATAAATAAAATTTTTTAATTATATCATCAGTACCATTATTATATGTAAATTTAACGAATGTTCTAAACATCAATGTATTGTTCATTTGTTTAATCCTCTTTTATATTATTTCTCACATTAATAAATGATTCGATTATATTATAATAACTAGTTGTATATTCTTTTTCAATTTTGTCAAGAAATGTTTGCTTAGTTTTTTCATTAACTTTATCTAATTCATAATATTTACATATTTCATTTTGAATATCTTTTTCAACATTATAAAGAGTTAATTCACTTTTAAGTTTTTGTTTTTCTTCTTTTGTTAGTTTCATATTAACTCCTTAAAACGGTATTTCATCATCTTCATGTATGTAACGAGTTCTATATAATATTACATTATATTTACCTGGTTGAACTTCAATATCATCTGGTTTATCATACTCTTCAGTATAGTGAGTAGTTTCACTAATATGAACTGGTATGTTAGGATCACATTTTTCTAATTGTTTAATCAATTCTTTAACTGTAATAGTCATTATAATTCTCCTATATTAAAATCTATTGTAATTGTTTGAACTTGCGGTTTAACTGTTACAGGTAATGTTAATGATCCATCTTGATTAATATATGGATCATTAACTTCATAATTACCTTGCTCAATAGCTAGTACTATTAAATCAAGATCACTCATTACGTTGCCCATTGATTTCCCCAAATTTCTAAATGTAATCTATCTGAGAATTTATAACCTTTCTTTAAACAAATATCAGCAATTAACTGTTTTGTTTTAACGAAATCTTCTCCATATGTTCCACCCATTGGCATTAAGTAAACCATATCAGGTGTAATATGTAATCCATCATCAGCTTCACAATAATCAATAAATTCTTCTACTTCAGCTACATCTTCTTCATTTGAAACTACAAATTTAAAATAACCATTGAAACAACCTTCTATAATACCATTGGTAAATTGTTCAATAATTTCTTGTCTCCAAGCTAATTTTCTTGAATTACCTGAACAAGCCATTTTAGGACTTATTGAATAAGTGATAAATAAATCACATTCAGAACTAATCTCAGGTTTAACAGTGCCATTTGTTTCAAAAGTTACGTTATTTAAATAATGTTTTTCATTTAAAATATTAATAACTTCTTCCCAAAATTTTTGATGTAATAGTGGTTCACCACCAGTAATTACTAAATGGATATTCTCCATACTATCACCAGGAATGGTATCTATGACGTCTTTAACTAATTCCTCAGGAGATTTTTGCGGTGAAAGTTCAGCAAATTCAGGATAAATAGAAGGATAACTATCACAACCTGTTTTTACTAGTGGTAAATCTTTTATATCCTTTACAGGATTTTTCTTAAATTCTTCAATAATATCTTTAACTTCTGGATTTGTTTTATCTACTTCAAAACAACCTTTACAAAGTCCAAAACCTGGACATCTTAACGTGCAACCAAATGATCTTACAAATACAGATGGTGTTCCAGTAAATTCACCTTCACCTTGTAAACTGTAAAAACATTCTGATATTCTAACTTTATTCATTCTTATCTCCTCTAATTTATCTCATTATACTACGTATCAATTAAATATACAATATTAGTTTATGACCAATAATCATTTATCTTTTCAGTTATTAAATTTTTAACTTTCATTAATTTATCAGCTTGTTCATCATTAAATAATTTCATATTTTCTACTTGTGAATAAATAGTGTTAATAGTATCACTTGTTAATTTTTCAACAGCTACCATTAAATCATTGAAATTAAAATCAATGTTAGAATCTTCTGAAGACACTGTATGAGCACTATTGTATATATCATTTAATTCTTGATTAAGATTATTAAAATTTATTATTTCCGAAACTGTTAATTTATTTTCTTTATTTGACATTCTATTTATCCCATGGAAACATAAACCATTCATCTGTTTCACTTCTTTTCATTAATTTACACATCAAACGTAAATCTAAAACGTTTGTAATTACTTCAGAATTACATATTAATGCAGCCCAATCAAATGTATAATTATGTAAAAATTTATTTACTTCTCTATAAGTTTTACCACTATCAATTATATCTTCTACAATTAAACAACGTTTATCATTACTCACTTGTTCTTTAAAATGGTTATCATCATGAGATTTAAAATCTCTAAACGATATATTTAAAATTTTTAATGGTATTCCTAATTTATAACTTATCATAGTAGCTGGTATAACTCCACCTCTACTAATACCAACAATATAATCATATTGTTTTCTATCATTCTTTATTGAATCACAAATATAATTAACATGTTTATCTAATTCTTTCCAATCCATATTTATCTCCTTATTAATTGATTATAACATTTTAATTATGTAAAACAAATAATGTTTAAAAGGAAATGAGAGAAGATTTACCTCTCTCATTTCACAATTGTCAGAAACTTAATTATTCAATATGGAAACTATTCTTGCAATGCTGAAGAATAAATTACATCTTCATCATCCCACTTCAATAATTCTAAATCTTCAACAGTAGCTTCTGCATAACCTGTTGCTGTTTCATGAACCCTAACACATACACATTGTAATGTTTCATCTTCACCATTTTCAAATTTTGTATTCTCAATAATATCTCTGATATTTTTTAAGAAAAATATTGAATATGCTTCAGCTGATGGACTAAACGGTAATTCAATCCATCTTTCATTTTCTTCTTTCATAAATTTTCTAACACTATCCTTATCTTTATTCCAGAAATGAATAGAATGATCAAACTTATCAAGAAATGAGTTAACATTACCTTTCATAAGACCAAAGTCATACACCATAAAACCATTATCTAGTTTCTTTTTAGATTCTAGAAATACTTCTACAATATATGAGTGTCCATGAAATGATCTTGAACATCTAGTACTTGAGCAACCTCTTACAATATGAGCTGCTTCAAATTTATATTGCTTTCTTATCTTCATAATTATTCCTTTTAATTGTTATTAGTTTAAAAATATGTTTATTTCTTATTTAAGATTTCTTCCAGCACTTAATACTGATGTTGCAACAATACCATCACTATGAATAGATTCTTGATTATTAACAACTATTACATAATCATTAATAGATTTATCTAAACTTTCGTTTAATTGTTCAGCAATTCTTCTTGAAATATCTTCAACAAATGCTGGTCCACCACCTGTTTCTACAAAACAACCTTCATCATCAAAGTAACCACCCATATAAGATCTTTCAGTTACATATTTTTCATCAGGTCTTTTTAAGATTGCAAATGTTGGTGATGAAGCACCACCTTGAGCTATTTCAACAAGATCTTCAATCCACATTGTATCATTAGAATCAGTTAATTCAACTGTAATATCAATCATAGATTTTTGATTGTGTGCACCAAAACCAGATCTAATTATTTTATCATATAGTGATTTCTCATTTTCATCACCAATTCTTAAATTATTTAATCTATATGCTTCAGCTTCAGATATATTATTTTCTAATAAACTCATTTCTTTAGAACAAGGACATAAACTCATTTCTACTGTTTTAACAGTTAAATAATGTTTAACAATACCTTTTAACATTTTAGTTTCTAATACTACTTGAACAGGTTCATAAGAAGGTATTTTTGTCATTGGTGAATAACCTTTGATTAAATAATCAAATTCAGTCTTAACATAAATATCATCTACACCATGTGCTTTATTAAGTTCTTCAGTAAATCTAGTAAGATCTCTAAAACCATCACCCATTGATTCTTCATCAACAACTCTATGTAAAGTTCTTGCGATTCTAGACATATTAATACCTTTTGTATTAGCATCTAGAGAACAATATGAACTAATTGTAGCTGTAACAGTTTGAACATTCTCACCATTTCTTTCTTGTATTTTTAAAGGAAGTTTATTTCCTCTAACACCTACTTTTTCAATAGCTATTTTTGGAAAACCTTTTGTTTCCTTTTGCATATCTGGTAATTCTCTACTCATTTATTTTCCCTTTTATTAATATTAATTAATGTTTCATTGATACTATTATATAGAATAATGACACTAATTCAATATTACTTTATTTCTTTCATTTCTCTTAATTTACCAAGAACATGAGTACAACGATCGATACAGATATCACAAACAGCACCTTGAGGAGCATCACCAATTAAATGTTCTACTTCTGATTTCTTTCTTCCACAAATTAAGCAAAATGCTTCTACTTCTGGTAATTCTAATATTTTACCCATGTTCTTTCCCCTTTATTGTCTCATAGTTTTTTCAGATACTGTAAATACATCTGTAAAAGAAGCTTTACCTAGTAATGATAAGTCATTACATCTAACTGGATTAATATCTAATCCACCTCTTCTAGTGTATAAACAAGCTACTAATAATCTATCTGGTTTTAATAAATCAAATAATCTTTTGTAAATACATTCACAAATTTCTTCATGGAAATGATTTTCCTTTCTCATAGAAACAATATATTTCATTAATGATTCTGGCGTTACAGTTTTATCACCATCAATAATAATATACACATCACCCCAATCAGGTTGATTAGTAACTCTACAATTTGATCTTAAAGCATTTGATGTAATTTGTTTAATATCAAAATTATCAACTACTTCTAAAATATTAGGATCTTCATTATATTCATCAAAATCTATTGAAGTTACATCTATAATATTTTCAAGTTTAATAAACTCTATACCATCAAAGTTATTAATAACATTATTATCAAAATGTAAGTGAACTCTAACTGAACCACCAACTGTTTCTTTTAAATCATTTGTAATTCTTGTAATTACTTTACCTTTACATTCATCAACAGTTTTACCTATTTTTTCCATATTAAATGAATTTAAGTAAAGTTTCATAGATTTAGATTCTACAATATTTTTTGAATCAGATGGATAAGACCATTTCAATACACCTGTAATTGGAAATCCATTTTCTAATAAACAAGAAAATTCATATGCATTCCAAGTATCAATACCATAAAAAGGTAAATTATCTTCTTCAATTCCATATTGAGTTCTATTTAATTCTCTAGGAACACCAACTAATAATGTTGAATCAATATGATCTGGTGTTTCATATGGTTTAACAACTGAACCATCTCCTGCACGACCAAGGTGTACACTTGCAATACTTTCAATTTCTTTTTTAATATTTGTCATTATATCTCATTCCTTTTATATAACCTTTTTGTTCAAATTCTGATAAGTTATCAGAATTAATTCTTTTTCTTTCACCTTGTTTATTTACCACCCATATCTTATTTTTAGTAGCTTTAGATGAAATTTTTCTTCGTTCTTCTTTAGATAAACCATGAAAACCTATTTTATTATCACGACACATTAAACCTGCAGCTCTACGATCATAATCTTCTGAGAAAATTCCCAATTTATTATTTTTTGTTGTTCGACCACCTTTTCTACCATTTTCAGCTTTTTCTTGTGAAGTAAATTTATGAAAACCTTTCTTTTCTCTATAACATTTCTCACCAGATTTTCGTTTTAATTCTAGATATTCATCTACAGGGATTTCTAATCGTGTTGATATTATTGAAGCTGCAGCATAATCTCCTTGTGACTTATGAATTTTATAATGTTCTTCAATAGTTACAAGTTGTAAATTATCGGGTTCATTATTATCACGATTACCATCAATATGATGTATTTCCATACCTTCTGGTATTTCACGATTATTATATTTTTCCCATATTTGTCTGTAGTGCATAATTATATTCCTTTCTATTATAAGTTATATAATTATTTATAATTTACCTACGTGACCCATCTTTACCTAAGTGTGATTAACTATCTCCCTTATTTGTTTAATTCTATCTTCAACTGAACCTGTAATATAATGAACTTTAATATTAAAATTTTCAATATAACTATCAAATAGTTTTTCTATATCTTTTTGAAAGTCTTTATTAGTACTTCTAACATTATCATCAACAATTTCAAATTCTGGTTTCAAATAAAACATATAATCATATAATTTATATGTATTTAAAAATATATCAAATGCTGTTTTAAAAACATCTACACTGATTTGATTTTTCATATATAAATAGTGTGTGTAAACAATACCATCTAATGAACATCTATCTAATACACATTTTTCATGTTTAGTATTATCTAAATGAGCATCCATAATTCTTTGTTGTGTTTCATCACCACCAGCTTCATTTATATCAAAACCTTGTCTTTGTAATTTTCTAGTAATTTCTTCTTCGAAAACAAAATCATTAAATTTTTCCATAGTTTTTAATTCATTTAATAATGTTGTTTTACCAGTAGAATGTGTACCTGTGAAAGTTAATTTCATTCCTACCCCCATAATGTTTGTTTTTTAGTTTCAATATCAAAAATATAATCATAAGTATTAAACTCATTTAACTCTTTTTTATATTCAAACTTATCTTTAAATAATTTATACCCGTCAGAATTTTCTTCAGATACAAAATAGAAATTAACATTATTAAATTTAGCTTCTTGATAACAAAGCTCTAATAATTCTTTACCTAAACCTTTACCTCTATGTGAATCACAAACATGTAAATAATATACTTTCAATTTATCTTTATATTTCTCATCAATAGTGTAAGCTACAAAACCTATTATTTTACCATCTTTTTCAATAATTGTTGGTTCAAACTTTTCCCAATAACCTCTATCTTCCCATAATGTTAAAAATGTTAACAAAATTGGATCAGTTATATGCTCATTTACATAAGCATATAACTTTTCTTTATCTGAAGTTTTTCTAAAACATATCATTATTTTAACCCTTCTCTAAATTGAGTCGTGTTATAATTTATAAGCTCTTTTTGTTCTTCAGTCAATTTAAGATTAATTAAATCACAAACCTTAATAGTTGGTTTTGAATCAATACCATTAATTCCATCATATTTAATATCTTTAATACCTGCAATTACTGGATTAGAAGTGTCTAATGACTCAACATTACTGTTTTCATATAACTCTTTATTTTCAGTAAACTCTTTATAAAAAGAACAACCTAATAAATGATGTGGTTTATCAAAATTCCAAACTCCATCATTTTGTAATTTTTTAATTAATCTAGGTCTACCTCTATAGAATTGAGCTAATTTATCTTCATTATAAGATTCAGCTTCTTTACCAATCTCAGAATCATCTTCTTCAAAACATTTTGTATTATAAGATATAGCTATTTTATCAGCATGTTTTGACATAAATTCATAACATCTCTTAAAATCTTCATATGTTTCACCTTGAACAACACCAATTCTAATACCTTCTAAATCACTATAATTTTCAACAAAGTTTTTCCAATTATTAATAGTTGCATCAGCATCATCTAATACATCTGGAATAATATATTGAGTTGGTTTAGTTTCTCTAACAGCTTGAGCAAATAATTCAGCATCAAAAGCTTCTTCTAATTCAAATATAGAATTATCTAATAATACATTTCTACCAGCTTTTACAGCATCAATATAATATTGTTTATATTCAGGAACTTCATCATAAAGGTGAACTAAACCATAATCATAATCATTAAATTGTTTAGAATCTTCTAATAGTTCTAGTGGACATTCGTGTGATATTTGTATCATATTTCTCTCCTACTTTTTATCAGAACTTCCAAATCCGTTTTCACCTCTAACTGAACAATCTTCATATTGTTTCCAATCAGCTTCATTCATATCAAACATTTGAATTACTGGTATTTTATGTGTTTTAACTTGCACACATCCTTTACCTTTTTCAATAGTAACATCTTTATCACCAAGATTAAATACTTTGACACCTAAAGGTCCAGTATAACCGTGATCAATAATACCAGGATGCACTCTTAGATTTTTACCAATACCCATTCCAGATCTTGTAGCAAATTCTAAATACCAACCTTCTGGAATAGCAATTTTTAAACCTACCTCAACCATAGCTGAACCACCAGCTGGTATTACAGTATCTTCGATTGCTTTAAGATCGAAACATGCACTTGTTCCTTCATAAGCTACTTCGATATCATAAGCTCTTTCATCAGTTTTAAACACACCTAATTCAAGGTCAATTTTTTGTACAAATTCTTCCATAAACTCTCTCCTCTATCTTATGTTTTGAAATTTATTATTTAAGCCATTATATAGCATAAAGTTTTGTTCTTTTAATATTCTATCAAATATTTCTTCATCACCAGGAATCAATTTATCTGCTGGAATATCATATTTATCTTGCCAGAATGGAGTACATTCTTCATTTGGTTCTAATAATTCACCATCGAATTCATTAGTGTAATGAAAATCAACTACCCAATTCTTAGCATTTTCGTTTTCATAATATAACTTACCAATATCCTGTAATCCAGGAGGTATTATTATACCTGTTTCTTCTCTAACTTCTCTCATACTTGTGTGATAGATATCTTCATCTTCTGGGTCCATTTTACCACCTGGACAATTCCAAGTATCTTTAAACTTACCTCTATGGTGCTCAATAAATAGAAATTCATTATCTCTTTCTACAACACAAACAGTTGCTCTGATGAATTCTTTACCATCAAATACTTCTACTTCATACTCTTTTTGCATAATTCTCCCCTTAAGCTCTATTATGTTCTATTTGAAATCTATAGTGATCTACATTTGAATAGTAGTCAACAGCACCATAAATAGTAAATAGTGTTATTATCTGAACTATTATCCAAATAGTTTTCATTACCAATCTTTTCATATTATAATCCAAAATACGGGTTATTTTTAGTTTCAAATGTATTAATTACAATCATATCACCAAAACCTTCTTCACCAAATATATTAAATAATACGTTTGCATCTAATTTAACACTATCTTTGAATTTAGTAGATGAAATATTATGATTACCATCTACAAATAATGGTGATAACATATTTCTAAATAAATATAATTTATAGTTATCATACATTATACAAGCAAATGATCCATCAAAGTTATTAACATTTTCAAAAGATTCTAACATAGAATTATGTATATGATCTGTATCCCAATCTTCTTTAACCGTTTCCATATATTCATCTTTTAATATACCATTATGCCATAATAAAGATCTACCTATTTGATTAGGATGTACTTTTGAACTACCTGATGTTGGAGCTTGAACATGCCCAACATAGAAGTATTCTTCATTTTCTCTTAATGAAGGTATTTTATTTTCATTAAATAAACCATCACCTTCAAGTCTAACTTTTGGTGTTAGCTCTTTATCAAATATAGTAATGGAATATTTACTATTACCTCTATATTGATTTAATTTAGCTAATTCTATAAATTTATCTTTATTTCGACTTGCAAATATTCCACACATAATTCTAATCCTTCATTGTTAATAATATAGCAAACCATGCCATTAATAATACTGCAATAGCAATTACCCAACCAATCCAAAGTGGACATAATACCCAAATCCATGACCAGTTAATTACTTTAGTTAATTTCAATACTATAAAAGCTACTGCTAATAATGATGAAAATTTCATTTCCCCTCTCCTATAATTTATTTGTTGTTACTAGTATATCACCTTTTAATTGTGATTTCAGTGTTTGTTTTCTAGATATTTCTTCTTCATAGCAACTTATATAATATTTTACATGATTTAAAGACCATTCATTCCAACCACCTAAATCATAAAGTGTTGTAATTGATTTAATTTTCTTTTCAAGTTTATCACGTTTAACTTCTTCTTCAGCAATATCTTTATTAATATCTTCTATTTCACTATCAAGTGATTCAATTTTCATTTTGATATAGGAATCAAATGCTTCTACAGCACTTGCTCTATCAAAACTTGTAACTTCAAATAATAATGTAGATGAATCTTCTACATAAAAATAAAATGTGTCTCCACTTTTAATATGTTTCATAATGACCTCTCCTTAATAAAAAATGTACCTGTGAGTCAACTTGTTTCCGATGTTTCTCCTCGCCATTGACTCACTTATCTTAGCATATATGCTCTTCATCTAAGATCCTTTAACTTACTACTTGGGTGAGCAGACTCCCTCAAAGTCCTTCCATGCAGGGTACAACTACATAAAGCTTTTATTAGACTTTCCAGTCTATCTCTATACTATATTTTGCAGTATCTTTTGTTTTTGCTTTCATAAAATTCATTATTCTTTCAGCACAACTAGGACACTTTCCACAACTTTCACCTTCTTCATTAGGATTATAACAAGTTAATGTCAAACTATAATCTACTCCTAATTCATTTCCAATTTCAATTTCATCAGCTTTAGACATATGTTTAAAAGGTGCTTCTAAAGTAATATCATGCATTCTATTTAATCCAGAAACTACATTCATATTAGTTAAGAAGTCTTCGGTACAATCCCAATATCCATATGAATCATGAACTTGTAATCCTGTAAATACATGAGCACAATTATTTGCTTGAGCAAATGAGAATGCAATACTATTTAATATCATATTTCTATATGGTACTTCTGTAACCGGTTGTGGATCACCTAACACTTCTTCAATAGTTGGCATTTCAACATCTGTACCAGATATATTTGCACAAACATTTTTAACTACATCTCCTAAGAAACTAATATCAATTAATCTGTGTTGAATACCTAGCTTATCACAAGTCTTCTTTGCTAATTCCAATTCTATTGATTGTTTTTGCCCATAAAAATATGATAATGCAATTACATTGTCTTTACCATATTTGTTTGCTAATAAATAAGTTAAAATTGTGCTATCTAAACCACCAGATAAAACACTTACTACTTTTTTACCTTCTGCTAATACAGGTAATGATACTTTTTCCATATCCCTCTCCTCTTTATTTTTCACTATTATAATAAAAAATAATGTAATTTCAACATTACATTATTTTGATAATTGAATTATTGCTTCAAGATCAGCAATCTTTTCATCTTTAGTTGCTACCAATTGTTTAAGTCCAATTTGAGCTTCTAAAGCATTGATTTGACCATCTTTGAACATATTTTCTTCTTTAAGTTTTTCGTTTTCTTCTTTTAGTTGTTTATTTTCTTCTCTTAAATTATTATAAAACATTTTACCTCCTATAATACAAATACTTCCATTTTAAAACCTGTTTCTTCCTTCTTATAACCTAATGGATTACATATAACACCGGTATCTTTCATCATATATTTAATATGATTATGCATATGTCCATGTATCCAAAATTTGTGTTTAGTAATAATATCAGTATCTATTTCTTCAAAGAAAAACTTATTTAGATTTTTACCAATATATTTTAAATCACTAGATTTTTCAGAAGGTGCATGATGAGTAACTATTAATGTTTCTTTATCATTAAACTCTTTATTAAATGCTTTTATCTTATTTAAAGATTCTTTATGATACACGTTACCTAATTGAACATTCTCTATATAATTAAAATCATTTAATGCTTTAACGTGCATATTATTACTATTATATGCTTCAGTCCATAAAGTGCTTCCAAATATATAAATTGACCTATCACCTTTTGTAAACTCATAAATATCATCATCTAATACAATAAAGTTTTCTTTAGAATTGATAAATCTATCATCAATATCTCTATTATAGAACTCATGATTACCATAAACAAATATTGTTTTAAATCTTATATCTGATAATGTATCAATAAAATATTGTAAATTATCATCATCAAATGACTTAACACCAGATACAAGATCTCCAGCTATGAATAAAATATCTATTTCATCAGCTACCTTTTCAATTTCTCGATATGCTGAATCATAATTACCATGTATATCAGATATAACACTAAACTTGATTTGTTCCTTCATTTTCTCTCTCCACTGCTTTTGTTTCTATTTTAGATAACTCAACATTAAATTGAAGAAACAAATCATAGTAGTCCTTAAATTTATTAAATGTTTTCTTAACAATCGTTTTAGATTCATAAGAACCATCTTCGTATATCTTCAATGCTGTAAATTTAGGTTTATTATTTACTACTTCAGAAATAAGCTTATAAGTAGTAATAATATAATCTATATTATTATATTCATTGAAGATATACACTTCGTTAGAATCATTAATATCTTTATGGATTGGATATAAATTCTCTATGTTAGGTAATTTATTAAACATATTATTTAGCCAATGTATAACAATTCATTGAAGCACTAAACGTGTGATATTTACAATCTTTTGATATTCTGTGTTTTGGACACACTGATATATTTGTTTGTGTTTGTAAATATTTTACAGATGTTGCTTCTGCTGTGAATACTGTTTCGTGACCAGCTTTACATGTAGTAACATATCTAGCTGCATTCGCTGTTGAGCTAACTAAAATAGCTGTAAGTAATATTAATTTTTTCATCATAAATCCTAATTTAATGTTGAGATTGCTTTCTTAATTAATTTTATTTCTTCTTTAGAAAGTGTATACCATCTGTCTAGAAAGTCTAGAAATGATTGTTCACTTGGCCATTCTCCATCTATATATTTTTTAATTTCTTCTTTAATATCTTTTGGTAATTGTACTTGTATAGTCATGTTCTCTCCTATTTCATATTTTTTAAAAAATTAACGATATCATCTTGTGAAGTAATTAAGTTATCACCATCTAAAATAGCTGGTAAAGTTCTTAATTGTGCAGGTATTTCTACATCACCAGGAGAATCCATATCAACTATTTGAAGTTTTTTTAATTCTTCAGCATGCATATGCTTAATTGAAGAACATTTACTGCACCAGACAGCTGTAAAAAATAATGGTTTATCCATTCCTTTTTCCTTTCCTTTTTAGTTATTCACCAGAATAGTTATTAGATAACTACTCCAGAAAATACCTTTAATCTTCCATTAAGAATATATGATTACCAATGATTGCTTCAACAGTCATTTTTTTATTCCATTTTGGATTAACTTTCTTAGTATGATAATGCAATGATCGCATTTTATATTTATAGTTGTTATGTATTGTATTATAAGCAATTGTATTAGCTAATTTCCAAGCTTTTTTATCTTTAATATGCCATTTATCAGAACCTTTTTTAAGTGTCCATGAAAATTGTTTATGTGCTCTAACAACATCACAAGGATTGTTTGCCCATCTTTCTGAAAAAACCCTGTTCATTGTTACTTGTGCTACAGCAACTTGACCTTCAACAGATTCACTTCTAGCTTCATGATATATATTATATGCTAAACAAGAACAATGAATATCTTCTTCACATTTAGGTTTAATTTTACCAGGTAAAGTAACTAAATCTTTTGAACAAACAACTTCACCATCCTCAATTCTAATTAGTGGATCTTGATATTTAGTTTGTAGATATTGTTGCGTAACTCTATCTGCATTAATCTTATATTCATCGCTATTTATACAACGATCTTTAAATGTGAAATTATTAATCGCAATTAATATTGTACTAGTAAATAATATACCAGCTAGACTAGTTTTTAGATTGTTTTTCATTATAATTCTCCTCTTAATACATATATTATATGATATTTTGAAGTATAAATCAACTACTTTCCAAATTTATTTTTCTCTTTTAAATCATATGTTGTTTCAAGACGAAAACCAGCACGTAAGAAGTCTTCTATTGATTCATTCACAGATATAAATTTTCTTAATACTTTATGTTTATTTTTAACACTATCACTATTATTTTCTTTAAGTGTGATATAAGGTCTAAGACTATTAGAAACTAATTCTTCTCTAGCTTTACTTGAGAATGATTGATGAAAATAAACAACAGGGTATTTATCACCTTTTCCTTCTAAATGTAGTGATTTTATACCGAAAGAAGCGGTATCATTTGAACGAATATAAAAATCATTAGCTATTGATAAACATACATTATTACCTTTTTCAATTTGTACCATTTTACCATCTTTATCTGGATGTGTTCCCCAGTTAATTTTATTAATTATAACAGTTAAAATACCATCTTTACGATGCATTGTACCTTCTAATAAAGTACATTTTCTACCATTAATATCTACACCATAATTTTTTTCTTTTGTTTTATTACCCACGATAACTCTCCTTTTTATTTACCTAAGTATAATTATAATAAAATTTAAAATCAATATTTGTTATAAAATTTATGTGATTAAAATGGTGTGCTTTTTACACACACCATTCATATCAAGTTATTTGTAATGACTATTCATGATTCTTGCTTCATTCTCATCTAAACATAATAGTTTCCAACTGACATTCTTTCTAATTTCACCACTTGGAAATTCTATTTTGCAAACATGTTCGTTGAAATCAATTACTTTAACCAATTCAATTGTATGTACGTAATATCTTTCTAATTGTTTCTTTTGTTGTTTTCTCCTATAAAATGTAAAAGGTTCCTTACATCTTTTACAATAACCACCAATCTGAATGGGAGTTGACCATCGATCTATGAACAATTTACAATGTGCACAGCTCTCTTTACTTTTGTCATTACAACTCATCATCCTTGTGTTGATTAGCTTCTTGTTCAGTTGGATAACATCTATCCTTACTTACCGGAAACTGTGTTTCACACAACAAATTTGTTACAAAATATGTACTATTAGTTTCTGATTTTATTACACAAGGTAATACTGAACCATTTACTACAGCAAAAATCTTCTGTTTTCTTTTACTTTCTTGATTTTCCATATTTAAAAATATTTAAGAGGTTTAAAAATAAACATTAATTCTTAATTAACTTTTTTCCATTTGATTCATTTTACTTTGAAGTAAAATAATATGTTGTTGATTATCTTGTCTTTCTTTATATTCAGCAAATTCTGACACAGTAATATCATTACCATATATTAACTTTGCTTGGTATAGATCAGCTTCAAAATCTTCTTTGACACTGTATTTATATTTTCCAACTTGATATCCCATAGAACTCTCCCTTTAACTTAACAGATAAGAGCACAAACTCTTATCTCTTAAATTAAACTTTTACACATTTCCAATTAAATACTTTCTTTTTGTCACGCTTCGAACTGAGAATAATTAATAGCTGAGATGGTTCAATAAACTTCTTGCTATAAATTTTAAGTATCTTTTTAATACTTTCTTTATATATTTTCAAATTCTCAACATAAAATCTCAATTGTTTTAGATTATTACGTTTCCATTTATCAGCTCGTCTATTAAATAGACAATTAGCGTGTTGCTCGTAAATTAAGTAAGTTGAAATGTACACTTTCAACATTTCCATGTTGACTTTGTTCTGCTTCTTCTTTGCTTTCATACTGCTTAGTTTTAGATTTAAAAATAGTGATATATTAGTCTTGATCTTCCCTTTTAACTAATTCAATATCAAGATCAAGTATCTTATTATGTAAATTACATTGTTGTATACATTTATTAAAATTTGTGAATATCTCGTGTGATTGATATACTATATCATTTGAACATTGATATTGTGCATAAATACCATTGTTTGATAATACTATATGTATTTCTCGAATTTGGACTCTTTCTGGATATGCAATTGGTGTTGTATTATGAACCCATACATTTTGACCAATTTCATAATCTAAATCTTTTTTCCATTTATCTTCCATTGTTGTTCTCCCTAATCATATTATATAATACACCATATATTAAATCAAATAAAGATTATAATATATGGTGTATCCTCTCCATCCTTAACTTCATAACAAGCTAACTTAATAATTTTACTATTTCAGCTGAACAAGGTATCACCTTTTTAAATTTATTTTCAACTAAAATTTTTGGTAACTCTACAGATCTTACTATTCCACAAAATGAAAACATTTTATCTGTAACAATTACTTCACTACCTACGATAATTTTATTAGAATTATCAGGTTCATTCTTGTCGGTCATAATAGTTTGATTTAGTTTAAATTATTTAGTGTTGATTTATATGTATAGCATTAAAAGCTATAATAAATTTCTTTAAGTTCTCTAACTTAGCACCTTCATTAGATGTGTAGCCATCACCACCATCATCCCATATATTGAATTCTATTATATCTAAATTATCATAATCATCTTTAACTAGATTTTTTAATTTAGCTTCAGTAAACTTATCAATTGTTTCTTTTAATAGATCTTCAGGTATGTCACGATTTTCATCATACCAAGGACAAAATCTATAATACACTTTACTATGTATTAAACTTTTTAATTCATCAATACTAGGTTTTTCAGCATTTTTCATTAGATTAAATAAAATCTCTGCAGCTCTTTCACATGTAATATATGAATTTGGATCTGCTTTGATTTCTTCTAATGGTCTTTTATCCCATTTCTTACTATAATCTTCTTTTAAATAATTATAGAAATATTTCTTTTTACCAAAAAGTTCACGTTGTAATTCTTTTACAGATGAAGGTCTTGGATTATTTTTATCAAATGTAATAATAAAACTACTTGAGCTACTATTACTTACAAAACCGTTTCTTTTTTTCATAATACACCTCGTAATATTGTTAACGTAAATATTTTACAATATTAAATTTATATAATCAAGAACTAAAAGCATTTAGATAATTCTGGTAATAACTCTTTATTTGTTTTGTAGTTTTCCCAGAAGAATTGTGTAGTTTTTGGTTCTGATTCCATATCTTCAAAATTCAATACAGCAAAACCTTCTTCACCAATTTTTCCAATTACATAAAACCCATCTGATTCAGGTTTTAAAATTGTTGCTGATGTAGCATCTCCAAGCTCTCTGATTTCTTTCCAAGATATTAAGTTATAAATAAATTCCCTTTTAACGTCTAAAAGGATTGAGTCTAATTTTTTAGATTTCATAATTCCTCTCCTATAAATGATTTCCTTTTCTATACACATATTATAGTATATTTTTAGGGGGGAATCAACCATGAAACAAAACTTTTTTTCCTTATTTTTATAACTTGTTGAGTTATCTATACTTTCTTATGACTTTATTTTTACGATTTATCTTTAATTCTTTTAAACAACCACAAGGTGTGCTATGATAATCTTCGATACAATCACCAGTAATAAATTCATATTGATCTTCATACCAGGTAGTTACACTGATAGCAAGCCCATATATTTTATCAATTTCATCATAAGTAACTATATCAACAACTTCAGCACTTAATTTAAATCCATTAGATTGTAAAAATTGTTCAACTTTTTCTAGTTCTTCTTGAGATTCTATAGTAAATATATAATCATCTTCAACAAATTTTTTCTTCCAGTTAAATACTTTATTCATCATGAACATTTCCTATGATTTCAATTTCATAATCATCTAACCATCTAAGTAATGTGCAATCATAATCTTCATCATTAACATCGATTTCACCAAAAGGACCAATTTCAGATTCAGTATACCACATATCATCTGGAACAAAATTACCATCTTCATCTAAAGATTCATAATGTTGACCTCTTACTTTGTCACCTTCATATATTAAAGTACCACTAATATCAGTTCTACCTGTACAAGGTTCTTCAATAACATCATTTCTATCTATTTCTAGAACATGAAAACCTGCACCATATTCAAACGGTTCTAATGCAAATAGACTACCATCATCTCTTTTACATATGTTTGTTAAATATTGTTTACTTATTTTTCCCCAATATCTTGATTTATATCTACTCATAGTAACTCTCCTTTACTATTAAATAACCTTTTCCATCGCAATGTGGACATATTTGTTTACTTTCTTCTAGACCAAGTAAATCACCAAATAAAATGAAAGGAGCTTCTATAATACTTTCATAATTTCTGATGTAACCTTTACCTTTACATCTTTCACATCTTAACACAGCCATGAAAACCTCACTTACACTTGAAATCCTTCAGGATATACTGTTTCCATTGGTGTATAATCTTCAGGTGCTTTCTGACCACAATTCTCACATTTGATATTTGGAATAACATTGTTATGAAAGTATGCATCATCATAAGCTCCTAATAATTTTTGTTCATGTCCACAATGTTCACAAACTAAATTTGCATCGAAATCTCTTCTATATTGTTGTGTTTTATTTTTAATTTTCATGACTCTCTCCTCATAATAAATTATTTTAATGCATCATGTATTTTACATTCACATTCATTTGAATACATATCTAAACCCCAAGCTTGACATTTTCTACTACCTCTTCTCATATAAGATTCAGTGTATTTAATATAACCAGCATTTACAATAAGTTCTTTACCTTCACAATTTATAATCAATTTCTTACCATTTTGTGGTAATATTTCTTCTTTATTTTGATTACCCATTACACTAAACGCTGCTATATTTGCATTGCAATCAAAATTAATTGTTAGGCAAGCTATTGTTAATAAAACTATTTTTTTCATTTTAATTCTCCTTTAACACTTTTAACACTGCTTCTTTTATTTTATCTTTTTGTTCTCGCTTTTTTAAATCAGGTTTATAAAATTTATGAATTCTTTCTTTTTCAGTTTTAAAAAATTCTTGTATTTCAGTTAATTTAGTATCTAAATCAAAATAATAATAACAATCACGTGAAAAATCGCCGCAATAATATGTTTTTAATTTCTTTTTAAGTATACAATCAACGATATTAACTCTTTCAAAAGTTAATTCATATTCATTATCTATGTAACAACTAATTCTAATATACTTTTTCATTATTTCTCTCCTTTTAAACGTGGTATTAAATATTGTTTTTCATCATACGTCATTCTCTGTTTGGTATATATTATTGCACATGGATTTGTGCCAAGAAGCTCACGTATTTTTGACTTTGATATATTATTTTTAGTACGAAATTCTTCAAACTCTCTAAAGTAATCATGTTCTTTAAGTTCAGTACCGAAAACATTATTTACTCTTTTTTTGAATTTACGTAATTTTTCTACTTCAGATTCAAGTCGATTTATTCGTTCAGCTAATAATTGTATATTCATATTAACCTTCCTATGTTAAATCTTCTATTCTTGTTCTTTGTGCAGTGTAGTTTTGATAGTTATCTATCTGATGTTTTCCATATACTGCAAATACATGCTCACCATCTTCACAAACACTTTTTACAATACCAATTTCTTCTTGAGGTGTACCTTCTTTATAAGTAACTAAGTCACCTTCTTTTAAATTATGTTTTATTTCCACTTCACATATATTATATAATGGACAATTTCTACATTTTACTTCTGAATCATATTCTGTATTTAATAATTCATTTGTAAACTTTAATGTTTTCTCATTATTCCAAATATCTTCAACAAAATTATCACATTCTAATACTGATAAACCTTCTTCCCATCCAGGTACTCCCTCTGAGAATGAACAAGGATAAAAATCGCCATCTGTATTAATATATGAACTAAATAATGCACTTTCACAAGGTTCAACGTAATCAACAATTTCATCATATCTTTCTGGATATAATTCTTTGATAGCTTTTAAGAATCTTTCAGCTCCACAACTATCAAATCCAAAATTAATTTTACTTTCAACTAGTTTCTTTACAACTAATTTATATTTTTCATCTGATAATACATTAAATTTTTCACCTCTACCTTTTTGTTTTAAAGATAGCAATACAATTGCATTTAATTTAGCTAATCTAGGATCTTCTTGAATATCATCTATTGTTTCCATAATTTGATCAAACGTAGTTGAAGCAACTAATTGATGTATATTTACTTGATCCATTCCAGTGTCTGTTAATCTTTTAACTGAATCATAACACCAATTTTTATTATGATATCTAGATACTGCACAAGCACCACATTTATCATGAATCTTTTGAGCTACTTCTTCTGTAATATTAGCTACTGTTAGATTAGGAATAATACCTTTTTCTCTAGTGTAATCAAATATTTTCCACATATCTGGATTAGATGTACAAGTTGCATCTACACCAAATGCTATTTGAGTTACCGTTTTAGGTAATTTATCTGCAATAGTTTTATATGTTTCAAATGACATATAATTACCATTCATAGTGTTTGATTTATAACAGAATGGACATGGAACACCAGCTGGACCATTACATATAGTTGTTATTTCAATATCTGCAATTAATGGACCATATTTAGAACAAGTCGGATCTTCATCTTTAGTTCTACCCCAAGTTTCCATATAACCTGTTATTTTATCAAAATTCCAATTGATTTCTTCTGATCTGAATATTTTGAATTTTTCTGTTTCTATTAACTTAGCTTTCATTTTCATTTTCCTCCAAATTAAATGTTAATTTCTCATAAAATAACAATAATGAATATACCCATAGTGTTCTAAAATGTATATAACATAATAATATTATCCACATTAGTATTAGATTTCTATACATGTTTTCATTTAATTGTCGATTTATTGTATCGATTTGATCTTGTATTTCTTTATTTTCCATTTGTAAATAACCATAATATTGTTCTTATACCTGTAAATATATAATGATTATTATACTGATGTAAATCTACACACATAGTGCTATGTTCATGATTATGTTTTAATGTATAATCAAGTTCTAATGCAAATTTATCTATAGTACATTCTACATCAGCTAATTTAGTATTCCATTTTAATATAATACTATCATCCGTAATTTTAATATTATCAGGTTCTGATGCATACTTATTTAAAAGTGTAGTAAATATTTCAATATTAACGATTGTTTCTGGTGATAAAGTTTTGGATAGTTCTAAATTTTCTTCATAAAATTTAGTCATATATTCTGTTAATTTCATAAACCTCTCCCAATTTTAATTTATTTGAACATATTAATAATTGATGCAAATAATGCTCCAAAAATTGATAAAAATATTACACAACCTATTACCACAATAACAAATTTAATAATACCAACCCATATATCCATAAAAAATTCATAAAGTCTAGTTATCATAATGACCTCCTATTAGTGAAATTTCATCACTCTTTTTTGTTTGTATTGTATATAATCACGTTGAACACTATCAATATAATTATAATATTCTTCAGCATTTATAAATGTTATTTGACAAGGAACACTTGACGAAAATCTCACAATTTCTTTCTTATAATATCTATCTGAATATAATATAGTGCCAGTGTTATCTGTTTTTACAGCAGGTACAATTTTTACAAAATTATTATAATTACATGATACTTTATATTGTGGTATTACTTGCTTTGGTGTTTCTGTTGCATTTGAATATGATGGAGTTAATATTCCAATCAAAGCTACTAAAAAAATCTTTTTCATTTTAATAATTCCTTTTGTTGTTTCTTTTAATATAAATGTAATATACTATAATTTTAGGTATTAATCAACTGAAAAACAAAAAAAGTGCTCAACTTATATGTATTAGGTAAGTTGAGCTATATTAAAAGACTTAAAAGGATATTAAGTGATATCTAACTATATACATAAATACATTACTCTTTAGCAGTATATAATTAAACTTATTGTTTTGTCAAACAATGAATGTATTTCTATTCTATAATATAAGAATATATTCTTATTTTTGAAAAATCAAGTAAAAAATAACCCAACACGCATATATTAGACGGTTGGGTGGGAAAGGAGGAGAGGGGAGAAGATAATAACTAGCCTAAATATATTGTTTCTAACAGATAGCTATCAATCTCTGAAATGAATTTATTATCTTAATATTGAAATTCATAAATATAATATTACTATAAAGAAATAATAAATCAACTAAAAAAGGAGAAAAAATTAACTTTTCTCCTTTTTATCAATAAATCTGTAAGTTTGATTACATTAAATTTCCTAAAATATAATCAACATCTGTAGGTTTTATATCACCTTCTTCTAGTCCAAAACAGATATCTGCTTCTTCCCTATCTTCAGTGAATATTGACTTCTTTTGACCTTCCACATTTAATTTAACTAAATCAAATAGTTTTAATTTCTTTAAATTAGCGAATGAAGCTGCAACTTCAGAATCATTTAATCTAGAATTACTTGCATTGATTCCAGGAAAATTACCTCTACCAGAATAATCAACCCAAATATATTCCATTGTCTTCATATCAATAATAACAGATATATTATTATTTGAATTAGATTCTAAGATTACTTTTTCTTTTACTGTTTTAGGTTCAAATATTTCACCTGATTTTAAATCATTTCTCAACATGAATCCGCAATAAGCTTCACCACCATTTTCATGAATAAATCTAAATGATTGACCAGTGTATACTTTGTTAGTAATCACAACATATCTATATCTCTTATCTTTATATTGTTCAGTTTCTTTTAACTTTGCAATATCAATATCAACATATTCTGCTGCTCCAGATGGTGCATTTGTAATATCTCCAGACATTGCTGTGTATTCTCCAGATCTTTGATTATAATAAGCACAAGATTCAATTAATTTAAAATCTTCATCTAAGAAAGATGCACTTAAATCAATATCGACTCTTTCTGTGTCTGTATTTTTCCAATATACAAAACCTCTGACAACATTTTTATCTTCAGGTATTTTAAATCTACTACCTCTAGGTAAATTAGCTCTTTGAGTACTGTTTGAAAATGGAACATAAACACCTTCTAAAGCTGGATCAAAGTAAACTTTACCAAAACCTTCTTTTTCTTGGAATCTTGTTTTTAATTCATTTTCACAAGCTATTTGAATTCTTTCTAGAATACCAGCTACACCAAATATACCACCCCAATTTAACATATCTTTATTTCTTTTAACAAAGATTTTTTCACAACCTCTGATGAAATATGTATTATTATCAATATATGTACATCTAGTGTAAAGATCTAATAAACATTTTGTTGAAACATCACCAATAACACCTTTGAAGACATCTAAACAACTTCCATTATTAATAGTTAAGTTAACAATATGTCTTGCTAGTTCAGTTGGTTTTTCTGATAATATTCTAGCAGCATCTAAATATTCACCTTTTTCTAGATTCATTTCATATAAAGTGTTATTAGTAACAAATTTCATACTATTATAAACACAATCAAATACTTTATTTACATTTCTAAATTGTTTATAGCGTCTTACATGCCACTTTTCATTAATTCTTTTCCATCTGTTTCTATGATTCAACATATCATTCATATGTTTCTCATATGAAACTTCTAATAATACTTCTAATCTATTTAAGAATTTTCTTATTATAGGTCTTTTTATATTAACGAATTTAGTGTTTTCTATTAATGTAGTATCTCCATCACTCATATATGTATATAATTTTAATATATCAGTAGGTGATCTTAATTCATTAAATGTTCTATTTTCATATCTTTCAGCTTTTAAAAATTCATTAATTACAAATAATTTAGTATCTTTATTAACCATACTTTCGAACAACTCATTTAATTCATTACCATTGAATGGCATATGAGTTGTAGATAATAAATAATCCTTAACATAATGTTTTTGATTATCATTTAATGATAATGAAGATTTTAGTAAGTTCTTCATAGAATCAATATAATCAGCAAAAGAAGCGTACTCAATAACCTTTGGTTTATAGTTACCAATTAATGGGAATCTTGTTTTTATTTCTTGTGTAATTTCAAGTTTTGCATTAAGAAAATATGTTGCAAGATAACTCATATATTGAGTGTAATATAGTTGTGATTCTTGCATAGTCAATACATCTTCAGGAAAGTTTTCCCACATAGGTTTATATTTAGCACCTGATTTTCTTTTAATTTCTTCATCTAAGAATTTATGGATTTTTTTAATATTATAAAATGATTTAGATAAGTCATTTATAATTGTATTTGATAATGTGTAACCATAGTGTTCAAGATACTTTAATAAAGCAGCTATTTCCCAAGCTCTTTCTTTTGTTATTTTTAGATCTTCATCAGAATTACTTTGTAATATGTCCATGTTATGTTTATCATTATCAGTATATTTTGTACCTGAATCAATAAATTGCATATGATCTAATTTTAATTTTTCTCTAAATAAATATTCATTAATTAACATTTTAACTCTCCTTTATATAATGTTAATGTGATAATTGAGATCAGTATATCTTAGCTGCTCTACCAAACTGAGCTACTTCCCCATAGTAAAAATAATATGGTGGGGAAGGATGGAATTGAACCACCGACACGCTACTTTCACGTAACAGATGAAGGAACCAATCTCATATTCACAAATGTTGAAACCTGAGAGCGACTCAGGTTTCTTTTCGTTGTATGATTATAATCAGTAATTTACTATTGTCCTGATAATTGTGTTTATGAAGGAACCAATTATATATTACAACTTACTCAATACAGATTTTAATATGTGATGATTATTTCCACTAAGTTAATTTGTTTAAAAGACAAAGATTCTAGAAGGAAGTAAAAATATATTCACAATCTGTATTACCCTTTTTATTATATAGAAAAAATATTTTAATTCAACTATATATTATTTTTTATCTATAGTGTACACCATCTTTAATTACACTCTTACATCTACTAGCATATCTCCAGTTATAAGGTTGTTGAACTAAGACAAATCTATGACCATAATTTTTTATTTCATTAGGATTATCTTCAATAATTAAATGATATCTAGAATAATCCTTTTGATCATCCATATCACAGAATTTAATCATGCAAGGATATTTATCTAATTCCATATATTTCTCTAAAAATTTTCTTTTAGATGTTCTATGTTTTACAGGTGTCTTAGTATAAAATGTTACAAATAGTTGATTACGACTTACCTTATGAAAATTAATTAAATCTCTCTTAATAAGTTCTCCATTTTCAGATAGTACTAAATCATCATAGAATGTTTCATCATTTTCAAAATCATCCCAGAATGTATCTAGAAATTCTTGATCATAACCATGCTTTTTTAACACATCTGTTATTTTATATTCATCAACATCTTCTGGTGTTATAGATAATTTTTTATGTTTGAAATATTTTTCAGCTATCTCAACTAATACTCCATCGACGTCAATTGCTATATTAAAAAGCATGATTACTCTCCTATAATTTTGTTATTTCACTAAATCCTTGTGAATTCTGAACTATTTGAAATACATTATCAAAGTACTCTTCTTTAAGATTTCTATGACTTATGATAAATATATTTAAGTTCTCTTGTTCATTTAATATCTTTAATAAGTTTTCAACACCTTCATTATCTAAACCTGCATCTAATATTTCATCTACAAATATTAAATTAGTTGATACTGAGTTATTGATCTTACCAATATATAACCAAGATAACAATAGTGATAAATCAATTCTTTGTTTTTGTCCAAAAGATAAACTATTATAATTTGTTTCTCTTCCTTCTCTAACAATCTTATCATCGAATACACTATTTAATTCAAATACACAATCCAATCCCAATTTATTTACATAATAATTAGTTCTTTCATTAATAATATCCACATATTTATTAATAATAGTTGCTTTAATACCTTTATCAGATAAATAAGCTGACATTTTCTTCATAATATCAATTTTTTCTTGCAATTCAACTTTTGTTTTCTTATAATTTTCAGCTTCTAAATTATATTGTGCTACTTTTTCTTTATATTCAGCAATACTAGCTTCTTCAGTATTGTCAGAATTATTAGCTGATTTAAGAGTTTCAATTTCATTAATTACAGAAATAATTGATTGTTCTTGTAATGTAATCTTTGTTTGAATTGTTCTTTGTGTAGAATTAAATGATTCAATCTTACGAGTTAACTCAATATTAATTTCTGTTTCTTTATTAATATCTTCTAATCTATCATTAACTTTTTGAATATCACCTGTCAGTGTTTGAATATCACTAGTATTTTTAGAAAGAATATTATCTTTATAGTTAGTGTCAATTACTTGATGACAAGTTGGACATGTTTCATTATTAGCTAAGAAATCATTTTGTTTTACTAACATACTCTTTTCACTGTTTTTAGTAGCTAATATAGTATTACCTTTTTGTTTTCTTTCATTTAAAACATTAACAGCTTCTCTTATAGTATTAATATCGGTATCAATAATATCAGCATTATCAGTCTTACATTGTTCTAAAGATGCTTTTAATTCAACTTCCGTTTCTCTAAGACTAACTAATCTAGATTCTATTTGTTTAATTTCTTCATCTCTCATATTCTCTTTAAGTTTTTTACTATCTAATATTAATTGAGTTTTATCAATAATACTAGAGTAATCTTCTATTCTATTGTTTAGAGTGTTTAGAGAATTAGTAGTATCTTGAAAAGATTTATTTACTTTACTAGTGAGATCTTTTAGTTTAACGTTTAATTCTGATAATAAGTCCAATGATAGAATACTTTCAACTAAAGATCTTCTTTCTGGAGCACTTAAATCTAAGAATTTTGAATATTTAGAATTTAATAATATCATTTGTAAAAATGTTTTTTCATCAATCTTAATAATATCCATTAAACGTTTTTGATATAAAGCAACACTAGATTCTTGATCAATTAATTTACCATTTTCATATATTTCAAATGTATCTGGTTTAATACCTCTAATTACTTTATAATCTTTTCCATTTGCTATGAAATCTAATTCAGTGTAAAGTTGTTTTTTATTTTTATTATTAATAATATCAGCTTTTTTAATTTTTCCAATAGCTTTACCAAATAAGTTAAAATATAAACTTTCTTGAATACTAGATTTACCCATTCCGTTTGTACCAACGATTAAGTTTGTACCACCATCTGAAAGATTAATTTCAGATAAAGTATTTCCATAACTTTTAAAGTTCTTAAATTTTAAAGTTTTAAATGTTATTCTCATAATAATCCCATCTCTCTTCTTACTTTTAATTTATCTTTGATCTCATTATATTGTTCTATTGACATAAGTTTCAAGTATTGTTTAGATATATTTTCATTAACTTTATAATAATCTGAAATATCCTCTAACATCTTATCTTCATCTTTTTTAACTTTAAATTTACAGAAGTAACTTTTTTCCGGAATAATATCTTTCAAAAAGTTATAATGTTGTTCATCTGTTATTTGATATTGAGTTATTTCTTCAATAATCTCAATAATCTCATGAAAATTTGAAAAATAACTATTAATCATAGTTTGACTGTAAGCTTTTTTGAAACTAGGATCCCAATCACATTTAAATTGCGTGATATTTTTTATAATATCAAAAATGTTTAGTTTCATTTTAATCTCCTTACCAATCTGACATAATTTCAGTTAAACAAGCTAATAATGATATCTCTTTATTACCTACAATACTTCTATTCTCATATTTACTTATAATTAATATAATTGATATTTTTAATTTAGATGTTTCTGCAATTTCTTTATATAATACATCATATAAATCTTTATAAACTCTAGTGTTAAAACTATTATTTCTTACCCATTCTTTAATCATTTTATAATTTTTAGATTTAATATAATCAACAATCGGTGCATATAAAGATTCTTTTGTTTCAGAAATATACTCATTAACTCTACCAGTTGCATTATATATTTCTTGCAACTTAGATATGATTGATCTAATATCTGGAAATGCATCTTGTATTATATTAGTAACAGTTCTTTTATCATAATCAATGTTAGATTGTTCTAATATATTAAACATTCTTTTTTGAATATTTTTTGCAATTACCAATCTTTCATCAAATTTAATATTAAAATCTATAATTGGACATCTTGAAATTAAAGGTTCAATTATTCTTTCTTTATAGTTACAAGTTAAAATGAAACTACAATTATTATGAAATTGCTCTATCATACCTCTTAAAGCTGGCATTGCAGAATTAATTGTTAAATAATCAGCTTCATCAATAATAATAACTTTCTTCTTTCCATTAAAAGATTGTGTCATACAGAATGTCTCTACTTTATTTCTTAACATGTCGATTCCATTTTCTTTAGAACCATTTAAGAAAAGATGTTCACGATCTAACACTTTAACTAGTAACTTAGCTATAGTTGTTTTTCCTGAACCTGGTTGACTACTATATAATGTCATATTAGGTATATTATCAGTTTTGATCATATTATCAAATTTTGATCTTAAACTATCTGATATTACTACATCTTCTAATTTCGTTGGTCTCCAACGTTCTGCCCAAATTTCTTCATTAACTAAAGACATTCTATTTTCCTCACTTTCTTATAAACAAAGTAATAATACAATAAGTAATCTTACTATTGGATCTACTATTTTTAATCTTAATTTATCTACAGTATTACGTGGCACACTTGATAATAACAAATCAATAGTAATAAAAAATAATACTACTATTGATGATGCTATTACTGTTATCGGTGCCATATATATTGCTAAATAATATAATATATATTGGTATGGTAACATATTAATCTCCTAAGTCCAACTTATGTTTTGTAGCTTCGTTTTCATTTGCGTTTGTTTCTTCATCTAATAAATTAGGATTATTTTTTAACGCTGTAATTACTGAATATTGACCATAAGCTGCACCTTCTGAAAATGCTTTTAATACATCTTCACCTACAGAATATACTTCTTTATCTACATCAGCTTCATCAAGTAATTCATCAATCATCAATTGTTTCTTATCACCATCAGTGTCAACGATATTCATTGAATGATAAACAACACCAAACGGGTTTTCTATATTTTGTTCTTTTAAAATTCCAATTGATATTAGTATATGTTTTTCACCAACATTTTGTAATTTTTGAAACACTGGTGTTAATAATTTACCCATATCTACTTTTTTCTCTGTCATGTTTTTTCCTCTCTTTTAATCTAATACAGTTAATTCTGCTTCTTGATCTAATTGTTCTTCCATATCATATACAGTATCATTTTGATTACCGTAATTGAAGTTTTGTTTTACCCAATAATTTATTTTTTCTAAAATTTCAGGTGTAAAATATTTTTCAGGTTCTCTATAAATTGCTTTACTTTGAGCTTTTGCATCATGTCCTTCAAATTGTACCCATGATCCAGATTTTTTAGCTACACCAGCTTCAATCGCAAACTCAATCATACCACTCCATTTTTCTAAACCTTTTTCATATGTATTTGTAATAACAACTACTTGATTTTCTTTTGATAACCTTGATTTAAATGTCTTACATCTAATGTTAGATCCAATCACATCTAATCCAGATTTATGTTTTGATTTAGTCATAGTTAATATTAAATTAGGGAAATATTTAACACCATTTCCACCTGAAATAGCTTTTTCATAACCCATGCCACCAATATTTTCATATACATGACCACAAGTAATTAAACAAACATTCTTTTCACCTGCAAGATAAGTCATATTTCTAATTAAAGCATTTGTTTCTTGAGCTTTAGTCATATCTTTTTTATCATTTCTATTTCTAATATCATCTATTTCTTTCTTAGAAACCATTGCACCAATTGAATCAACAACAATACAAAGTTGTGGACTGGTTTTACCTTCTTCAATTGAATCCATAATTTCAATTAAATCTTGTTTTAATGCATGTATTTCATTCGTATGAGAAATAATACATCTATCAGTATCTAAACCTCTTTTTTCTAAATCATCCATAGTTATTGCATGTTCAGTATCTACATAATAAAGAAGTGCATCTTCATATTTTTGTAAAAATTGATGACCAGCATTAATCGCTAATAATGATTTACCAACAGAACTTTCTGCAGCTAAATGTGTTAATCCACCTGTTCTGAAACCACCAAAGATATCTCCAGATATAAGTGCATTTAAAGTAAAACAACCAGAATCAAAGAATTCATAATTTTGATAAACTTTACCACCTTCAATCTTCTTAATCGTCTTTAATAATTTATTTTTGTCCATTGACATACTCCTCTTTTAATCTTTCAATTATGTTTATATGATTACATTCAATAATCATTATTTTATCGAAATATTTTATGTAAATATATTCTTCACAGTTTTCAATAATGATATTCTCTTTATCAAATTTGGAAAGAATAATATAACTCTTTAATATATCCCAAACCTCTTGCTCTGATTCTATTATTTGACATTGATTCAGATCAAGAATTCCGCTATTAATCTCCCATAAAATCATATTAAATACCCTTTTTCTCACTCATATAATATTGCATTAAGCTAGTGTTAATATTTAATATTGTTTGTCTTTCTAATACAAGTAAGTTAATATTATACATATTTTTCTCAGGATGTACTTTTAAAACATCATCCATTAAATATTCTGAAGATAATTCAACATTAGTATCACCAAATTCTTCTTCATATATTACATTACTTAAATCATCAATTAATTGTAGTACTATAGTTTGAGCTCTAGTTATAAATTTAAATGTTGTACAATTAAATTGATTTGCAATCTTTGTAATATTTTTAAATTTATCTGATTCAATACTAATACAAACTTCTTCTAATTTATTTAATTTATCAAAGTCTATATTATCTTTTCTATAGTTAGTTTTTAAAATTTGTAAATCACCAATCAAATATTTAATTTTTTGTTTATCATTTTTAATAACAAAATTATTATTTTGAATAGTTAAATCATATTCAGGTATAAAATCTAAAGTTTTAATAAACTTTTTAATATCATATAACCCCATTGCTTCTTGAAAATTATCTTCAATATCAAAGTAACATAAAATACCAGCATTATAAACATGTTGTTTTTTTCCTGGTACAAGTACTATATTATTAGATAACGAAGCTATATAATCTAACTTAGTGATTGTATCTTCTAAAATTTTCATTTCATTTCCCTCTCTTAATTTATAATATTATATTCTTATTTTTAATGTTATTCAATTTTACATTATTAGAATGTAATATTAGAATTTTGATGTTGTCCTACGTTACTAATAACATGACTAACTCTATCTGAGTTTTGATTTAAATTTATGTTAACACCATCATCAAATACTTTTGCCATAGCTTTATCTACATTTAATAAGAATGAACTATTAGAAACCATACTATTATATCTATTTTTAATTTGTTGACATCTAATTTCACCTCTACCTCTTAATTCATCATCTTCAATTAGACCTATCATTAAGTCACATGTTTGAGATAAACCGTAAGATTCAGCTACATCTGTAGTACCAACTGAACTTGATTGTGCACCTTGTCTATTTAACTGTTGAGCTGTTAAAATAGGAATATCTAAAATTTGACCTAAACCTCTCAATTCTTCAGCAATCTTCTTACCTTTTTCATATAAACTAGCTGGTTCAGCTCCATTAGTAGTCATAATACCAATATAATCTACTAATAAAATATCAACTTTTTGACCAATCTCGTTTTCTATGTTTGTAATTAAATTCTTAATATCATTTGCACAAGCAGTACCAGTAGGATACTCTTCAATTCTTAAATAATTATTTTTATGTTGAACATCTAGTTTTAGTTTCATTTTTTCAACTTTATCTAAACCTAAATCTTTCAAATCATTTTGAGGTATGTTAAATTTAGCAGCATCAATTCTTTTTGAAATTTCTGCTGGATCCATTTCTAATGTTACATATACAGTATTTAAACCTTTTTCATAGTAATGTTTTGCAAAATTACATAGAAATAATGATTTACCTACACCTGTTCCAGATAATACAGCATTAAGAGTTTTCTTTTTAACTCCACCATCTGTCATATCATTTAATTGTTTAATTGGAAAAGAAAACTGCTCTTCTACTTTTTTATAATCTTCAAAACGCTCAATCATATTTTCTGCATAATCATAACCTGTTGTTTCATCAAAGTTAATATTTAATGCATCTTCCATAATTTCTAAATAGTTATATTGATTAGAATTTCCTGAACTTTGTAACTCTATACATTTTCCGATTGCTTGTTCAATTCTATATTCTTTAATATGTTTTTGAGTTTTTTCACGTAACCATTCATCACTATAATCATTAGGATTATATTTTTGATTTAATATCTTACTAATATCTTGAATAAGAGAGTCATCAATTTTAATATCTTCTATAACTTCAGTTTTAATCTCAGATATTGACGGTTTCTTATCATATTTATTATTATATAACAAGATTTTATTCATTATTACTTTAAAAGCATCATCAAATGATGATGGATCTACTTTATAAATATATTTATTGTAATATGTTCCGTTATTTAATAAATTCAATATTATATCGTTTTGTATCATTTATTACCCCTATTATTGTGAGTATTTGGGGAGAATTAACTCCCCAAATAAGTTAAAAGTCAGGACTGAATCCACCTGTTTCATCATCTTCTACTGTCCAACCACGGTTAGGTTGTGCACTAGGAGTTGCATCTTGTCTCACATGTGTTTGATTTGATGCTGGTGTTGGAGTGTCAAAACTTGGTATTTCATCATCAATAGGTGCTGGTGTTGGTTCAACATTTTCAGTTCTTACTTGAGTTTGAACTGGAGCATTGTTACCAATTTTAATAGCACTTAATACATCTCTTACTCTATCCATATTTGCTTTATCAAAAGTCGCTTCATCACGCCATTCATTTAAATCATATGTTTTATTAAGAATACCTTCGATTACACCTGCGTTTTTAGATTCATTTTCTCTTGCACCATCAATACTTGTATAATCTCTTACGAAATATGAACTATCGTAATTATAAGTATTTCTTTTGATACATTTTAAAACAAAATCTTTACCATCAATGATATCAAATGCATCTGCATATGTTTCATCTGTTTCTGACAATATTTGATAAATTGTTTTTGACATTTTATAAAGAAAAACTTTTCCATTATTTTCTGGGTTTTCTTTATCATCAATCACAAGTATATTAGTATAATAATAATCATTAGCAAATAATTGATTATTCTTACAAATATTTGTTGCTTCTTCTTTTGGTAAATTTTCATATGCTTCTTTAGCTTTATCACAAACAGGACACTGTTTTTTAATTGATTTTTGCTTACAAAGACATGATGCAATACCTTTACTAGTCTTTACAAAATGTTCAAAAACTTGAATAGTTTTATCTTCTTGTAAAGTTGGTAAGAAACGAATTAATGCTTCACCTCTACCTGTTGTTTCGTTTAATTTAAGCTTCCAGAATCTTGGATCTGCATATGATTTAGGTGCAATTTCTTGACCTGCTGCTTTAACTCTTTCTGCTTTTTTCTTTCTATATGAATCTATATCTAACATTATTTAGTACCTCTTTTTTTCTTTACTGCTGATTTGTTAGCTGTTTTTTTCGTTTTAGTAGTTTTCACTACCGGTTTAGTATCTACTTTTTTAGTAGATTTTTTTGCAACTTTTTTCTTAGCTGCAGTTTTCTTCTTAGCAGGTCTTCCAGACTTTTTAGTTGGATTCTCTATTAAGAAAAACTCGTCTTCATATGTGAAGTTAATTTTATCTGATGTAAAAAATGGTGATTTAATCCATGATTTGAAACTTTCCGTAGATATTAATTTACCTTTTGTATTATACGTTTTATATTTAGTTCTCAATAATAATGTATTTTCACACACTTTAAATGTTTTTGCATCTACTACTTTACCTGATAAACCTGTAAATTCTTTACTAAATCTACCCATGTAGTGTTTTTTATTTTTATTAAATGTTTTTCTTGAAATGATTTTCATTTTGACTCTCCTATTAATTAAAACATTTTTAAATCATTTTTTTCCTTGATTTAAAATATAAACGTATTATAATAACTAGCTTTTTAATTTATAGAAAAGTTTATTAAATAGAAAAGAGATGTAATTACTTACATCTCTCATAGGTTATTTAATGATATACTATGTTTTAATTAGCAACTTAATATCATCTCTGATAATTTCTTCTCTTCAGAAGGTGTAAAATATTTTAGAGTTATATTACCTGGATTAGTGTAATCAAATATATTAATCTTTTCACTAATAATTTTTGGACTAATATTAAGTCTAGCTCCAAGAAGTTTTTCCAATCTAGTTTTTAAACGTTTAGTATTTGCTTCTAGATTTTCCTTATCTTGCTTTTCTTTTTCCAATTTTTCTTTTAGTGTTTTCAAACGTTGTTCAGCTAATTTTCTAACTTGAAAATGAATGTGATATTGTTTATCTTTTGGATCATAAAGTTCACGATCAACCTTTTGAAATTCAAATTCGAAATAACATTCTCCAATAATATTTTTCCAATAACTAGTATCAATTGTGATTTCATTAATATATCTATCTTTTAGATATTGAAAATAAGCATCTGGATCTACACATTTGATATATTGAGATATTAATGCTGCTGTTAATTCATCATATTTACCTGATATATTTGATTTAAAACCTCCATTATTAATTGAACCTTTAATAAATTCAGATGGCAATTTTGAACGTTCTGATATTGTGAACTTATTATAATATTCATCTCTTTTATCTTTAGTTATATTAATAATAGGATTATAATTATTAGATTTATGACATACTCCGAAATATGGACTAGTGTAACCTTTACAATTATATTCATCATTTAGATATAATCCATTAGCATCTACGTTATATTTCACAGTATATTGGTCGCTATTAAATAGCGGTTCGTTTCTTTTTTTCATAGTTAGGTTCCTCTCCTCTTTATAACCATAATATAGTATAATTTAAGGTGGGAATCTACCAAAAAAATAGAAAGAAAATTACTTTCTTTCTATTTTACTTTTAAAAATATCTTTATATGATTGAAAAAACTGATGAAATTCAAACACTAAATATTTTACATTATTACGATTATATACAGTATAATTAATATCTTCAGTTAAATAATCATTATCAAAAGGTACTACTATATAGATTCCCTTTCTATTAATTTTAAATATTATACAATGTCTATGAGATTCCATATTTGATGTTTCTACATCATGTTCATTTTGACCTAACCATTTATCTAATGTTTTATTATCTGTTAATAAACCATGAAATAAGAAATCTTTATAAGCTTTACATTCTACAGCAATTTCAAATTCAGAAGGTGGTATTAAATCACCTCTTGTTAAAAGCTCTTGTTCAGCTGACAATCTTTCTTTTCTAAATGAATTAGATGCTCCTGTAATTGCTCCTGAATTAGGAACTCTTTCCCAATTACCACCTAAATATTTTCCAAGTAAGTTACAAGTTTCTCTTTCAAAACTATTACCTTTACTTTTATTTTTATTAACCATGTATTAAATCCAATATCTTAATATCTTCTAGTTTACCTTCATTAACTGTAAATAGTGTTTGACTAATTTCATTTGAAAATACTCCTAAACCTGCAGCATATTCATTAACACCTACTAATGAAGCATTACAAATTAATTTACGTTTATTTAAAGATAAAACATTAAAATTGTGATAATGTCCAACACAAGCAACATCAAAATCCATTTCGAAATCTTTTAATTCATTTGCCATTGTATTAACATTTTTCATAGTTCTTAAACCTTTAACACCTCTAAGAGAAATATCTCCGTGCATTAATAATAGTTTAAGACCTGCAACTTCCTCTACAATAAAGAATGAATTAGGCACTTCTACTTCGATATTATTAAAATTACTATTATGTTCTTTTAACGTGTCAATAGCAGATTTAATATAATGACCTAAAATATATTCTAGTGAAGTTTCTACCTTATCTTTAAATCTTTTTTCTTTTGTTAATCTAGAGTGATTGCCCACTATATTGATAAATTTAACTTTTTCTTGTATTTGAGATAAGTTAATTAATTCTTTAATTATAATATCACCAACTCTGATTACAGCTTCTGTATCTTTTATTTCATTTGATTGAGATAATTCATCATGTATGCTACCAGAAATTTGATCACCTAAACCAACAATTGTTGTTTTATTGATTTGATTCTCAATTAAATAATCACTATGCATTTTAAAAATTTGTTCAATTCTTTCATCTGCAGTTGCAACATCATATACATTCATAAAGTTTAATGCATTAGGAATAACAACTTCACCATAATGCCAATCTGAAATTAATAATACAGCTTCTTTATCTGTCTTTTTAGGTTTAATAGTTTTTGTTTTATATGATTTAAGTTTAGTGCTGAACTTTTTCTTAACACTTTCTTTTAATATTTCATTAAACTTACCATTAAACTCAATTAATTGATCATTTTGTCTTTTAAATTCTTTAGCAGATGCTTTAGATTTAATAGTTGCAAATGAATTAGAAATGATTTGTTTTTCTTCCTTTTCATTTAAATATGATCTTATTTTATTTTTCATATTAGAGTATGAACCAAATTCCTTTTCAATTTCATAAACTGAATAAGCGTTTACATCATTTTTAGTTGCTACTCTATAGGTATCTCTATTACATACCTCTCCCTCATTATGTTCTTTTGAAATATCAAGAACATAATTAATTATGTTTAGTTCTTTAGATGTTAATTTCATCATTATACCTTATTTTTGAAATCAGCCTGAGAAGGTCGGTTTAATAACTTTTTCCTACTTTCAATATATTCTTGTGGCCAATATTTTTGTTTATTATATGATTTATCATCATAGACCTTACCATCTGTATGATCTAATGTTGATTCATTAGGTACCCATCTTAATGTACCCTCTTCGCATTTTTCACAAATACCTTTCCCGAAGCCATCATTAAGTGGATAAATATCAAATTTTTCATTTAACGTTCTGTATATTATATGTGAACATTTATCACATTTAAACTTTTGATTATTCACGGAATTCTCCTAATTTTAATTTTTTAGTTGATTTACTATAAAAGTATTTATATAATATATTTATTCCTACAGTAATTATAAAAGATTACTACTTTCATATTAAATTTAAAATTTAATTTACCCATAATGACGATCTTTAAATTAATAAAGATCGTCGTTTCTTTTATTGTGGTGGACCAGAAGGTGTTCCTGGTGCATTACAAATATGTGTATGAGCATTAAATAATATTCCACCAATCACAGCTGATTGAGCAATTACTGGAGATAATGTTGATGTTCCTAGAACACTTAAATCACCTGTAACATCAACAGTCTTTTTACATTCAACAGATTCATTACATATTAATTTATCATTAATAATAACTTCACTAAATGATGTAATTTCTAATTTATTATCTTCAGTTAATGTAACTGAACCGCCATCAGGTAAAGACATTTGATATTTATTATCACTCATTGTAATCTTTACACCACTTGGATGTGTAAATTCATAATTATTAGTATCTTCTAATTCACCGATATCACTATCAGATGGAATACAGTGAGTTACTAACCATGTTTGATGAAAATCAAAAGCTTCAACTAAAACATTACTACCAATTTGTAAGTTATGATGTTTTAATCCTATTCCTTTTGTTAATGAAGTTTCAGGTGAATGTGCTACTTGAGCCCAAGGTAAGTTTTGACCTTCAATTACACCTTCAACTTTTATTTGAACTCTCCCTTTTTTTTCTGGATCTGTTATATTAGTTACAACAGCCCTATATCTATTTTCCATTCCTTAATACCTCTAATAATTTAATTAATCGCTCACTATCTTCATCTTTAGATAGTACTTCGATTATGACGTCTTCTATTTGATAATTAACACTATCATTATCTTCTAATTCTAGTTTTACTTTATTAGTGTCAATCACAGATAGTTTTTCTACATCTAATGAATTAACTTTTTCAAGTACTTCATCTGACATTGAATCTTGTGTAACAATTTTAATATTTTTACAATTTTGTATTTCATTAATATCTATTTCTCTATTATTACTATCAAAGAATTTATCTTCTTTAAATGTAATTTGTTCAAAATATCTATTATTATTATTCCATATCTCTGCTAATTCCTCATCTTGATTTTGAGTATCTAAAACAAAATAACTTTTTTCATCATTGAAATCTACCCAAGTTAATTCATATGGTGCTCCAGTATAGATAACATTATCACTATTAAGATCTATTGATTTTGTATGATAATGTCCTGAGAAAACATATTTAAAATCTGAGAAAGTTGATCTTGTAATTTTTTCTTCACATGAAGATTTTCTATGTTTATCATATGAATAACCTGTAAACTCAAAGTGTCCAAAACAATATTTACAATTACTTAAATTAGCTTGTTTAACAGCTTCTAAAACACTTTGTTTATTTTCATCATTAATCCAAGGAACAAATAACATACCATTCTTAATAGTTGGATCAATATGAATAGAAATATTATCATATTGTTCTAAGAACACTAAAGAATTATATCTATTAGTGTTCTTATATAATACATCATGATTACCGCACAGTATATCAATTGGATAGTCTATAAATAGGTTAAATACATCTTTAGCAAAATACATAGTATCAATATTCATAGATTTTCTATTATCAAAAATATCACCTAAGAATATAATTCTATCTATATTATCTCTTTTTAAATCTGATTGTAATTGTTTAAAAAATTTCATTTGATAATCTTTAAACAATTTATTATCACTTACACCAAGATGTAAATCCCCTATTATAGCATATTTCATTTATTATTCCTCTTTTAAATCATCTGGAATTACAACATTTACAACTACATCTGTAGTTAATAATTCACCTGTAACAGATATTGCTGATTCCAATGATGTTAATATAACCTTTACAGGATCAATAATACCATTTTCAAATAGGTTTTCAATTGACGTTTTAAATACATCTACACTGTAATTGTGATCACTTGTTTCTTTATATTTATCTAATACTTTTTCGATATAATACTTTACATCTAATCCAGCATTAGTTAAAATTTGTTTGAAAGGTGTTTGAATTGCATTGTAAATAATTTTTTCACCATCACTATTATTATCATTTATAAGTTGTTTAGAAACATGTAATAATGCTCTTCCACCACCTACAACGATACCTTTTTCTTTAGCAGATCTAACTGCACCTAAAGCATCATCAACTCTATCTTGTCTTTCTTTTTGTTCAATTTCTGTTCTACCAGCTACTGATATAACACCAACTTTACAAGATAATCTATTTAATCTCTTTTGTAATTGATCAAGATCATAAGCGTGTGTTGTTTGACCTATTTGATTTTTAATCTTATCAGTTAAAGCGTTTAGAGCATCTTTATTACTTTCTTTATCTGTAATAATAATACTGTTTTTAAGAGTAGTTTCAATTAACTTAGCTGTACCAATATGTTTATCAGTAATACTTTCTAATGTATCACCAACTTGAGGATCAATCACTTCACAACCACATAATACAGATAAATCTTCCATATTAGCTCTTACACTTAATTGTGTTCCAGTTAATTGAACAACATTTACATTTAAGTTAACAGCTTTCTTATTCTTTAATAGATTATCAACAGCTGTTTGACTAATATTTGTTGTAAATATAGTTAAAGCTTGACCTGTCGTCATACAATTTTCTAATAAAGCTTCTAAAGGTTGTAGTGAATTAATTGGTGCTAATGTTAATAAAACATGACCATTTTTATATTCACCTTTACCTTGTGACCAATTAGTGGTAAAGTGTTCTGAAATGTGACCATTATCTAATTGATACCCATCAATTACTTTATAGCTAGTTTCACCATCAAGAGCTGCTTCTATTGTAATCGGAGAACTGTCATCTACAGCACTAAACGCATCAGCAACCACTTTACCTAGTTCTTTATCATTGTTAGCAGATACTTTAGCAACATTAAAGATTTGTTCTTGTGTTGTTACTTCAGTTTTAATCTTATCTAATTCTTCAACGATTTTATTATATGCATCATCAAGTTCATTCTTTAGATCTCTAACATTTTTATTTTCTTTCATTTGTTTTAACGCTTCAGTGTAAATACCTTGAGCTAAAACTGTTGCAGTTGTTGTACCATCTCCAGTTGTATCTGCGGCTCTTGATGCAACACTTTTAATTAATTGTGCACCGATATTTTCGATAGGATCTTTTAATTCAATAGCTTTAGCAACTGAAACACCATCCTTTGTAGAAACATGTCCATATGGAAGTTTTAACATTACATTTTTACCTGATGGTCCTAATGTTGTTTTAACTGTATTAGATATTTTATCAATACCTTTCTTTAATGTTTCTTGTGGTTGAAATTTAATATCACTATATACTTTAGCCATTGTTTTTCCCTTCGTTTAACGTTACTTCTTCTCTTGAGTAATATAGTATGTTATCAATATGTACTAACTTAACTTCTGCGTTAGATACAATGTTATTACTATTAAAGAATACTATATCACCTTTCTTGTATGCATCTGCATCGTTTAAAGCTACTCCAGATTTTATTGCTGCACCTAGATTTAATTTATTTACAGATGTATTTTCTAATATATTTACTATTACATATTTTTCTGATCTTAACATTTTGTTCTCCTTTTAAAAATATTTAAATAAAATAATGTTTTTATTTAAGGTATTTTTACCTACTTTTTCTTTTGTTGTTAAATTATCGAAAAAATCTAATATTGATTTCTTCCCATTTAATTTTAAATCTTGTAATTTATTTACATGATCTTTTATTAATTTTTTCTTAATACTATTACAACCCATAATCTTTGTACCTTTAAAACTAAGATTACCTTCATATATTGTAATATTATGATCTTTAGTGTTGAAACCTATTAACATTTTACATTTAAGACATTTTCTTAAATCTAATGGTTTTAAGTTTTCATAACTATAATTACGAACTTTGACTCTTTTAATAATTGTTTCTGGTCTATGATTTGTAATTCTGATTTTTTTAGATTTAGTAAAATTATTTTCAAATATATTTAGAGCTTTTAAAAGTTCTTCTATTCTTTCACTATAATGTTTAGCATTAATATGACCTAAACCTTCAATTAGTTGTTCTTCTAAATCGGTTCTATCTTTTTTATTCTTTGATTTAGCTTGAATATATTCTTTAGCTTCCTCTTCTACTCTTTTAAAATGTCTAATAATAAATTCTGCGTGATCTTTTGTTTCTACAACACTATTAAGTACTATATCAAAATCTTTTTTTGTTTTTGACATTAACATATTTTCTAAAATATCTATAACATCAAATTCAAAGTACGTTTTTTTAGCCATTTTTCTATCTCCATTTTACCTTTAAGTCCAATAACTGGTTTCTTCATTATAAAAGTATTTATATTTTTATAAGTAGTTAAGTAATTATTAATATCTTTTGATTGTACATTTTCCCAAATAAACAATTTATAACCTTTATTGAGTGTAGTTTTCATATGATTAATGATATCTTTATTATTCTTTTCATTATCAAAAATAAAAACACAATTTTCTTTAAACTCTTCTAGAAAATCATAGTTAATAGTTGCACCGCACATTGCTATTGCATTAGGTAAACTTGCAGCATCAAAAACACCTTCACAAACATAAAAAGTTTTATTGATATCTAACTGCTCTAATCCCCAAATCTTATAATCTATCTCTTTATTTATTTTAACAGTAATATATCTTAAATTACCTTCTAAAAATCTAAACTGAAATGCATATAATTCTCCACTAAATGAAAAAAATGGAATAATTATTGCACTGTTATTATTATATTTCAATTTATCATATTCTTTAATATTAATATCTTTTAAGAATTTACCTACATTAGAAACATATCTAAAATCTTTATATTTAGATTTATCAATAAGTCTACCTTTAATATAGTTTTCACCAGGTGTATTACTTATATCTAAAGAATATTGTTTGATATTTTCATAAGATAAATTCTTATTAATATTATTAATTGGTTCAGCTTGTATAGGTTTATTAACGTTTATATTACTACGTTTATATAGAAATTTTTCATATAGATAATCTTTGAAATGTTCTGAAGCATTATCTTTTATAAATCTTGCTAAGTTAGTAGTTTTATCACAGTTAAAACATTTCATGATTGTCAAACTAGCATCACTTTTATGTTGCAATAACCAAGCTCTTTTCTTATCTTTATTTTTAGTAGAATCTCCACAATATGGGCACCTAAAATTAGCTTTATCACCATTCCATGTAAAATTTTCTAGTGAATGACTTATACGATTAATAAATGATTTATCAGTATTATTCATGATATTACCTATATTTACAATTATCAAAATGCCATCTACTCATATTACCTTTATTAGTACTTTGAGTGTTGCAATGTGGACATTTTATGATTGGTTTATTTTCTTGCCATTTCTTAGCAGCAATACTCATTTTTAATTTTGTTTCTTTTGAATGTCTTTTACCTTTATGTGATATAGATTTTTTCAACTTTGTAAATTTAGATTCTATTTTACCTAAATTACCTTTTCTAATCTTATCCTTAGTTTCTAAACTATGATGTTTACCCTTCATATTAGGTTTTCTATTTTTAGCTGATACACTCATTTTTTCTATAGTTGTTTTACTAAAGCTACATTCATTACCACCTAATCTATAATTTTGACAAAATTCATCATCAATATTTTTTAATATATAATATTCTTCAAACTTATTTAACTCTTCTAAATTATCACAATACTCTAATATTTCTCTTTTGAAAATATTATTGAATTCTTCTTTATATTTCTTTTTCGACTCTTGAATATATAAACCTGAACCCATATAACCATCTTCTATATTATCAGTTCTATGTTGACCTATATAAAATCTATTAGATTTAGTATTTGTTACTTTATAAATGATATAATATTTCTTATCTTTCATTTTCTCTTGCCTTAAAATGGAGAAAGCTCATAATTAACCGGCAAGAGAATTATGAGCTTTCATATTAAATAATTTAGCTTGCCGGCTATAATTATTTATAAATATTCATTATCCACCTGTCATTTGCCTATAAGTAATGATATTTTTAATATCAGATCCTCTAAACTTAAAAGTATTAATTGCTGTTTCAACCATTTTTAATAAAGATTTCTCAGCTTCAAATTTATCTTTTATTTCAGCAAATTTTTCATTTACTTCTATTGCAACTTCTACATCTTTTTTATCTAATAATAAATTAAATTTTTCAGTATAACCTAAAGTTTTTAAATCTTTATCACTAATAACACCAGTATAATAATATTTTAATAGAAGTTTAATTTTCTTTATTTGTCTTTCAAGATGAAGTAAATTACCTGATATAGTATAAAATTGATCTAATAATTCTGGTAAATAATTTACTTCATAGTTTTTATCTATATACACGGTTTCAATTTTACAAGCATCTTTAATTAACTTTTTAACCTCTTTAATATCTATATCTGTATAAGCCATTTTGTTCTCCTTTTGTGATAAGAATATATTCTTATTCTAATATTTAAACTGAATATTATTTAATTTCAAAATCGACTATATTATCATCATTTAGATGTATTATTGCAAAATCTTCAATATTAATATCTTGTATATGAGCAAAATGTAAAATATCTTCAATTAATTTTGATTTGATATATGTATGTTTCTTTTCTTTCTTAATAGTTCTTATGAATGAAAACATAATTACAGATGTAAAATAACCCATTGCTTCTTTATTATAATATGAAAAATTCCCGATATATTTTATACATTGAAATACAGCTTCTAACACCATCTCATCTTTAAATGTGTAACAATAATAAGATGGTAGTTTAGATATTTCTTTTGCCATTTTTAAGAAACAATTACCAATATAATCATTTGGATTTTTAACTTCAAAATAATCTAGAGTAACTAAATTCTTATTAATATCTTTATAAATTTCTTTATAGAATTTTTCTTGAAGCTTATATTCTCTTTCCTTCTTTAAACCACGTTTTCTAGAAGAGTTTTGATTTCTACTTCTACTTGATATTTTATTTAGTTCTTCTTTTAAATATTTTAAATATAATTTAACGTTCTTCTTTTTTGTATCACCTAATTTCATATCAGTATTCTTTTTTAAATATTTACCTAAAAATCTTCTATGAAATAATTTATAAGCGTGTTCTTTATTGTATTCACAGACTGCTTCTGCAAACTTCACTTTATCAATATACACAATTCCCCTTCTTATATATTAAAATTAATCTCTTCCCGTACAATTAATTTATCTCTCTTGTAGTATCCTAACCTATCTTTATATTGACCAACGAAAATGTTTTTATATTTAAATTTATCTACAACATCATAAATGATACCGTATTTTTTCGATTTATGTAATCTAAGTAATCTTCCTAAAGATTGAAATATTGTTTCATATTTTCTTAATGGTTGTGCAAATATTAATTTATGAATATTTTTAACACTCCAACCAGTTGATAATAAACTATATGTAGCAATAACGATATTATTTTCACTTGATTCTAATATACCTCTAATATTAGATCTTAATTCTTTCATCTCTTTAGAAGTATCACCATTTATTAAATAAACATTTTTATTTGGATAAATAGCTTTAGCTTGTTCGTATAAATCGTTACCATAATTAGCTAAATCGTTACATAAATATAAAACATTTTTATCTTGATCTTTTGCAATCTGTAATAAAAACATATTTCTATTATAAGCATGTCTCTTTACAATATCTTTTTCTTGTTGATAAGTATAAGGCATTATTGGTTTCACTAAATCATAGTTGAATATAATAGGTTGAATTCTAACATCAGCGACTTGTTCTCTTTCCATTAATTCTTCTAATGTAGTTACTATATAAGGGTCTCCAAATACACTCTTAACTTTATTTAGTTGAATTTTTTCACTAGGAACAGTTCCTGTAAATCCACATTTATACTTTGCATTAGTACATTTAACTATAATCTTTTGTGATGAATTATTTGATGATTTATGTGATTCATCAAATATAACTAGTTCATAATCATCAAAAAATGATGCAGGTTTATCTTTAATACCTTGATAATTCATGATATGAATCTTTTTAGAATAATCATTTTTATCACCTTTTTTAGTAACATATTCTAAAACTTCATTTTCAGCAATAAAATCAATATCATTTCTTGAATAATCTTTAAATTCTTGTCCAAGTTGTTTAATTAAATCACAATTAGGTACAACTAGTAAAATTTTACTAGGATTTAAATATTCTAAATATGTACGAATCATCAAATACATAATTAAACTCTTACCTGAAGATGTTGGAGATATTAACAAATTATAAGGTTTCTTAGTTGATTGCAACACTGCTCTATATTGATAAGAGTGTGGTGTAATTTGTTGATTTTTATCATTAAACACTTGAATATTTTTTAAATAATCTACAACCATATCTTGATCCATAACAGGACAAACATATTCTTTAATTCTATTATCTACTCTATATTCGATTCCATTTGATTGTAGTAAAGATATTAGTTCTTTTAATAAACCAATCTTTAATAATTTATTTGTTCTATTAAATAATCTTACAGTTGCGATATTTTTATTTTTCTTATAAGCCCACGTGAAAATCATCTTCTTATCAAAGTAAGAAAAATGATTTTCAATAAGCGTTAAGTAATCTGTATTATCTGTATTTATCTTTACATTATTATAATTGTAAAATATTATATCCATTTTATAAAATATCTCCTGTTGATAATGGTTTTGTTAAATATAAACCTTCAATTGATTTACATCTTGAAAGTGCAACATACATTTGACCTGAAGAAAACATTCCACGACCTTTATCGATAATAACTTCATCTAAAGTTTTACCTTGAGATTTATGAATAGTAATAGCCCAAGCTAACTTAATTGGAAATTGAGTGAATGAACCAATTTCAATTTTTTCAATTTTATCACCATTTACTTTATAATCATAATTAACGAATTTTTTCATTTCCACTTTAATATCTTTTCCGTTAACATCAATCTTAACATAATCATCTTCTATTTCTGTAATAGTACCTGTTGTACCATTTACATATCTTCCATGTATATCATTAGTAATTGTCATTACTAAAGCTCCAACTTTTAATACTAATTCTTTTTCAGTTGGATATTTTCCTTCTTCAAACTTACCTTCAATATCTGCATCAAAAGTATATGAAGTACCTTTAATCATTTCTAAACGTTCTTTATTAATTTCTAACTCTTGTTTTCTATAAGGTGTTAAAGTAACAATGTCTGTTCTATTAACATCAATATGTCTTTTATTTAATTGATCTACCGTGAAATCAAGGTTCTCTTTGTCTCTGACGTTATTTAATAACTTAATAAATGAATCATCACTTTGTCTGAACACTGTATCGAATTCAACAATACTCCAATTTTCTTTATCAATTAATTTTGAATCATAGAAATAAACACCATTATATTTATTAAAATAATGTTCTTCTTCTTGTTTTGAAACAATTGGAGGTAATTGTTCTAAATCACCAACAACGATAACTCTTTTACCACCAAATTCTTTATCTGGTCTACCACATTTTTGACATGTAACATTGATAGCATCAAATACATCAGCTCTAACCATTGATATTTCATCAATGATAATTATATCAGTATTTTCAAGTAATTGTTTTACTTTTTTACTTGGCTTAATTTGTTTTAAATTAAACATTCCAACAGGTAACTTAAAGAATGAGTGAATCGTTGATCCACCAATATTGATTGCAGCTATACCTGTAGGTGCAACTAACACGATATTCTTCGATTTATATCTCTTTAACAGTTCATTAATGAAGAATGATTTACCAGAACCAGCTTTACCTGTGATAAATAAATTCTTTTTATCTTCTTCAATAACATCAAATGCTTGTTTAGCACCTTCAGTCATTATGAAATCTGAACTTTTAGTTTTCTTTATATTATCAAATGTTGACATCTCTCTTCCTTATTTTTCACTATTTTATAATCTTTTATATATTTAATCATTAATAGTTTATAAAGTGAAACAAATTATAAATACTTATAAATGATCAGGAAAATAAACTTTAGTAGAACTTGTTTATTAAGTTGATTATTATAATGAATAATATCCGGAACATTTTTATGTTCAAAGGTCGTCAGGGGAATACTTTATTGTAAGATCCTATATTATTAATTTAATATGAACATTTTAAAGAATGATGGTTAGTTGGGTTTCATTACCAGTGAAATAAGGCTTCTAGAAATATTAGCAACCATCAATAAAGAATACCAAAGAGAGATACATAATTTAATATTTTGCAGCCTTTAATTAGGAATAACTGATATATACATTCGAAAGTTTTAGAAGTAGGTGTATATAAATATTAAAGTGAACCGTAAGTAGTTATACTTGATTTAACCTTACGTAAGCGCAAGTATACAGAAGTAATATATGAGATAATATGATAACATTAAAGGGAGTTATCACTAAAGCTATTATCTAGTAAAATGATTAATTTCATTTCGATGTATTATAGCTGAGATACTGGACCGCATTGGAATAAAGATTTTAGGAAGGTAAGAATGCCGCCTCTCCATGTTAATGGATATATTAACGGATCTTAATCAAGGAAGACCTGAAAAATTAGAGTTCAATTAAGAACAATTTATAAGGAGTCTTTTTCCTATTATGATAGAAATGTCATAATATTTGTATAGGATTATACTGTTAATAATCCCGGGAAAAAGACCCTTTACAGTAATTGATTATAAAATATAGAGCTATGTTTATGCTGGATTATGCTAATTTATGCTTTTATTAAGAAACCTCTCACTTCGTGAGATTTAATTATCTCGTTTCACTCGCTAATTAAATACTATCATTTTTTATTTAAGATATAATTAAAGAAATAATTCATTTCAATAATTAAGAAAGAAATTCATTCTAATATTTGAGCAGGAATTAAGAAGAGTCTTATTTTCCTATTCTTTTAATCTTAATTTCGAGCAGGGTTTCCTGCGAGAATAATAATAAAATTCCCTTGTTCCCCTTACATACTTACACCCTGGATGACCATAATTATAAATAATAATATAAGATAAGGAAAAAAATATGATTTATAATTATTACGGGGATTCTCAAAAACCAGTTGTATTAAAAGATCCAATTGATATTAAAAATCAAGCTGTGGATGATCTAAACATTGGTGGTTTAATTGGAGGGTTTGAGAACTCATTTTCATTAGGTTTCGGTAGAGCTAATCAATTTGATAGAAAAAAACAAATAAAGATATATAGATCTTTAGCTCTTTATGATGAAGTAGATAACGCAATCAACCATATTGTTAATGATATGATATATGTTGATGATGATAAAGAATTAATCAAATTAAATTTAGATAATATTGATTCTGAATTAGATGGAATTTCTAAAAATATTAAAGAAAAAATGAATGAATGTTTCGAAGATGTTCTTTATTTACTTAATTTTAGAAAAGAATGTTATAATATTCTAAGACAATTTTATATTGATGGTGTAATGTATTATCAAGTAGTTGAAGGTTCAAAGGGAATACAAAAGATTATTAACCTAGATCCTTTAAAAGTTACTGTTGTTAATAACGTTAAATATAAAAGAGTAAAAGATGTTGATATCGTATCAAATGAAGATAAAGTATATAAATATGAAAAAAATGGAAACTCTAAACCTATATTAATTGATAAGAATAATATAGTTTATTGTGATAGTGGATACTATATTGATATTGATTGGAAAAATTCAAGTATTAAAGTTCCAATTTCATATTTACAAAAAGCTATTAAGTTAATTAATTGTTTACACAATCTTGAAGATTCTATCGTTATGTACAGAATTGTAAAAGGTGTTGAAAGACAAGTTCACTACGTTGATATTGGAAACAGATCACCTAATCAAGCTAAACAATATATGGCAGATTATATTGCTAACTTAAACAATAAAGTGGAATATAATTCAAAAACTGGAGAAATTGTTAATAATAACAATCAAGTTCCAATGTTACAAAATATATATGTTCCAAGAACAGCTACTTCAAATAGTGAAATTGATACTATTGGTGGTAATACACAATTCTTAAATGATTTAAGTGATATTGAACATATTAAGAAAAGAGCTTATAAAGCCTTAAATGTACCTTATTCAAGATTAGAAGATGAAAATCAAGGTTTATTTGGTAGAGCTAGTGAAATATCTAGAGAAGAACTTAATCACTATCAATTTATTGTTAAATTAAGAAATCAATTCAATACATTGTTATTATCATTACTTAAAAAACAATTGATTCGTAAGAAAATTATGACTGAAGATTTATTTAATTCAATTAAAGAAAAAATTGGATTTATCTACAGTGAAAGTAATTATATTACTCAATTAAAACAGTTAGAAATGATGAATAATAGATATGAAGTATTAAGAAATCTTGATGAATATGAAGGTAAATATATCTCAAGAAACTTTATATATAAGAATGTATTCAATATGACTAAAGAAGAAAAAGAAGAAGAAATCAAACAAATGTTAGCTGAAAAAGCTGAAAAGAAAAAACTTGGTATTGATCAAGAAGAAGAATTTTAGTTAAATGAGAAAGAAAAGATCTAAATATAAACAAGGTAAATATAAACCTATTAATCCTGATAAATATGTTGGTGATATTAATAATATTATATATAGATCGGGTTGGGAATTAAAATGGTGTAAATTATTTGATAATAGTCCTTCAATTATTGAATGGGGAAGTGAACCTTTTTCCATTCAATATGTAGGAATTGATAATAAGAATCATAGATATTTTCCAGATTTTGCTATTAAGTATAAAAGTACTAATAACGAAGTTAAGAGAATGTTAATTGAAGTTAAACCTTTTGCACAAACTCAACCACCAAAAAGACAAAGTAAATTTTACGGGGATCACATTACCACTTATTTAACTAATCAACATAAGTGGAAAGAAGCTAAGAAGTATGCAAAACGTCATAATTCAGAATTCGTTGTATTAACTGAGCATTCCCTTAACAAATTCACCAAGAGATAATTTTGTTGTTGACTTTGAAAAAACATAATATAATATCCTTAACAAGAAGAGGAGAATTGTAAAGATGTTTAAGAAAAAAATTCACAAATATATTATTGAACAACATATGAGTCATGAATATTTATTTAATAAAATCATATTTAATGGTGTAAATTTCTTTGAGAAATTCGATGGTTTTTTATATCAATTTGCTGAGATAACAAGTGATGAATTATTTAGACCAATTATGTTTAATAAGAGTCATTTACTAAATCTAGTAACAACTGTTGATCTAGTTATTAGAAAAGGTAACTTTAATATTTCAAAAGATAAAGATATACATTATTATCATTATGATAAATATGATGAAGTTATATTAAATAATAATTACGTAAAGGAAGATTATCATTTAATTCGTTTTGATAGTGATGTACAAGTACCATTACACTCATCAAAAGAAATTAGAAAATGTTGTGAGGTTATGAACTTTGGTGAAAGTTTTGATTTTGAAATACCACGACATGTGTGTGATAAAATTAATATGTTGTTAGAAGTTGAAAAGAAATTTAATGTATTACGAGTATCATTAGTTGAGAATGTAATGATATTAGAAAATGATAAAAACTATTTTATCATTGAAGATTTTAAGGTATTGAAATGAAGAAAGATATAGATTTAACACTAAATAAGAATTATATTACTGATAATATAAATCAACTTACTGGTGCTAAAAAATATAATCAACAATTAAAAAATTTAATGTTATTAATGGAAAATGACTTTAAATATGATGCAGATATTTCATTAAACATATATAATCAAATAGGTGAAAATTTTTCACCTGTTGTGATTAACTTAATGAAACAAAAAATCACAGAATTAATTGATATTTATATGTCAGAAATTGAACTTGTAGATGTTATAATTAAATTTAATTTTGAACAACAATTCTATAAAATTAATATTCAATATTCGATTGTAAATACGATTGATGTAATAGAATTAACTACAACAGTAAGGAAAATTTAATGTCTCAAAATAATGCAATTAAAATAAATCTAATAGATTGTATTAAAGATAGAGAAGTGTTTAATATTATTGATTTAGTTCAACATATTGATATATATGAAGATATGTATAGTACATATTTAACGTGTAATTTATCAATAATGGATACTAATAACTTTATGAGAAATATAGTTGGTAATGAAACTATATCTATATCCTTAACTGATTCGAGACAAAGATCATTTAATTATGAATTTAGAATTTATAATATTGAAATTGGTAACGAAAAATCAAATAAACAATTATATACATTAAACTTAATTAACCCTGATGCATTAACTGTAAACAGCACTAAAATATCTGATATATATGGAAATACATCAACTACAATTATTGATAAAATATTAACTACTGATAAAAAGAAAAATTTTGATATCGATAACAAAAATATGAGTTTATTAATACCAAATTTAAATGTATTTTCAGCAATTAATTTTGTAGCTTCTTTAACAGAAAATTATATTTTCTTTGAAAATAAAGAGGGGTATCAATACAGAGATATTCAAAAGATGGTTCAACAAGAATCAAGTTATGAATATGTATATTTAAACTCTAAAACACCTTCAGAGGAACAATTCTATAATATATTAGAATTTGACACACCTTATGCATTGAATATATTAGATAATCTTAATAACAATATGTATTATAAAAAAATTATATTAAATAATTTAAAAACGGGTGCAACACAAGATATAATATATGATTATGGTAAAGAATTTATTAAAACTAATTCATTTGGTGATAAAGGTTTCGTTAATTTTCAAAACTATCAACTAAATAAAGATATTAGAATTGGTAATAGATCAGATCTGCACACTAGTCATACATTTAAACACGCATTATTACAACAATTTCAAAATAATAAAAATAAGTTATTTTGTAATGGTAATTTTGAATTAACTACTGGAAAATGTCTTACAATTAACAGTGGTAATTCTTTAAACAGATATTTAATAACGAGTGTTCATCACTCAATCACAAAAACATCTTATAATTGTTACGTGGAGTTATCATCTAACTCAGCATAACATTCGTCAATGTTTATGAAATTATAAATAATTATATAGTATAATATTTATAAGGATTAAACATCTATGAGTAATTTTCATCAAAATAAGAATTTTTCGTTTACATTATCTATTGATAATGTAGACTTCGGTAATGTTCAAAGATTTAATTTACCTGGAATAACTGTAGGTACAATAGAACAACCTACACGTTTTAAAAGTAATAATATTCCTGGTGATTCAATACTAGAAGATGATTTAAATATTACAATTCTTTTAGATGAAGATTTTATTAACTATGAACAAATTAGAAACTTAGTTCATAGAACAAATCTTTATAGTAGTGATGAACAAATCGATCCAGAAAAAAAGAGATTCGATATAGTTATTCAAATGTTTAATAATTCAAATAAAAATATAATTAATTTCAAATATACAAATGTTATGTTAGAAAATATATCAGATATTGACATTGATTCAAATTTAGAAGATGATACAGATCCTCTTATTTTTAGTATAGTTGGAAATTTCCAGGAATTTCACATTGAACGTAATAGTGAGTAATATATGAATAAAAGATATGATAGAATAAATATAGATACGTTATTAGATAATTATATACCTAAAGTTGTTAATGAGCAATATCCTTTACTTCGTGCACTATTCAAAAATTATTATGAATGGGCTTCACAAGAAGGTTTTCCTTACTATAACTCAGATAAATTATTAGATAATGCTTTTATTGATACAACAATTGATAAATATTTAAGTTATATTTATGATGAACTAATGTCTCAATTCCCTGAAATTGAAAAAGATGAAAGATTTACATTAAAGAATATTAGGGATTTATATACATCAAAAGGTATCACAGAATCATTTAAATATTTAAGTAAATTATTATTTAATGAATCATGTACAGTATTCTTACCTGCAGAATATCTATTAAAATCATCAAATGGAATATATAAAAAATATTATATATTTAATACATTAGATGAAGTTGATAATTCTATTATAGGTAAAACAGTTTTATATGAAGGTAACGTTTATATAGTTAATAATATTGTAAATAAAATAAGTAATTTTAGTTATCACGAAATTGAATTAATATTAGATAATACAAAAACACCTCAACAAGAACTTACATATACTCCATTACAATGTGCAAATAATATTAATATCATTGATTCAGGTTATAATTATATTCCTGGAAATACAATATCATTAGTAGAAAATAATACTTTCCTTGCATATATACATGAAGTAGGTAATGGTGAAGTTGATAATCTTACAATTACCAATGGTGGTATAAATTATGAGATTGGTGATGTAATCTTATTAAAAAATAGTAATAATCTAGGTACAAGTGCTAAGTTTATAGTTGATGGAGTTGACGGTTCAGGTGCAATTACTTCAATCGAAAAAATATTTTCAGGTAGTGAATTTGATGAAGTACCTAGTATAGAGATTGTTACAGATAATGGAACATTAGCTACATTTGATATAACTCACAATATTAATCATATCAAAAGAGTTTCAATTATTAAAACAGGTGTTGATATTCAACCTACTGATACAATTCAAATTAATTCTATTGGAACAGGTGCAGTTTTAACATTTGATGTTGCAAACATTGGTTTTACAATAGTTTCTGAACAAAAATCAACAACATCTGGTGAATATAAAATACAAGATTCATTTAAGTGGCAAGATTTCTCTTATATATTACAAACAACAAAAGATTTATCTAAAGTTAATCTAGATAAATTATATAACTATAGAAAATATTTCACTGATATTGTTCACCCCGCTGGTCAAGCTATGTTCAATGAAATTATTATTAAAGATAATATATCAATAGAAACAAGTAATAATTTATTATATTCATCAAAGTCAGGTATTTTATTAGAGATATTATTTATACATTCTAAATTAAGTGAGAATTTCACATTTGATCAAAACTTATATGAATATAAATTTACATTAATTGATGATATTAAAGATTACACATTTGAAGATTTAACAACAGTAGTAAATGGTTCTACAATACATATAGAGGATCAATAATGAATAATCAAATTAAAAAATATGAAAAATTAGTTGGTAAGGTTTTAAAATCTATAATTAAATTATCTAGAGATGATAAACCTGTGCAAATTAAATTTGAAAATATTTCAAAACAAGAATACTACATGCTAAAAAATCAAAATGTTGTATCAGAAAAATCAGATATAGCTGTTATTTCTAAACATTTTCCATTAGTAGCTTATAATCTAGTAGAAGTTAATTATGATACTGTTAGAGCTTTAGCTAAATCGAAAATATTAAGTAATGATAATAAATATCAAAAAGATAAAGTTCCTGTAGAATTTATTTATGATATTAATATTGGTACAACATATAGAGAAGATTATGATCAGTTAATTCAACAATTAACAATTTTATTTAATCCTTCAATTTTAGTTAATGTAATCATGGATGATGATATTAAAGAAAAAATAACTGTACCATTTGTATTGCAAAATATGACAAGTGAAGATTTAATATCTAATGGTGATCTAACAGAATCAAAAGTAATCACTATTAATATGTCACTTAAAGTAAAAGGTTATTTATATCAAGACACAAATGTTCAAAATGTTATCGATTGGGCTGAAATTGATTTTTATGCAGATGAAGAATTCGATAGAAGTATTTTAATAGGAGAGAAATAATGGATGAAAACATTCACGGAATAAAAATAGATGAAATTAATGATATAGATTTAACATCTTTACCTGCTGTTGATAAAGTATCAGATGTATTAAATGATATTGCAACATTTGAAGTGCAAGAAGATGATGATCAATATATTAGATCATTTATTAATAACACTAATATTATGATGAATTTAGCTATTAAACTATTTAATAAACTAGAAATTTATGAATCTAATGCTGAATCACCAGAAGAAGTTATTAGACAACAACTATCACTAATAAATGTTATTAAAAATATTAATAATAATATTATTACAATTAAAAAATTATTAATTGAATCTAAAAAAGAAAAGAAAGCAAAAGAAGGTAAAAAGATACAAGATACTCCTATCAAAACACAGGATGAAGTAGTATATTTACCACCAACAGAATTGCGTAAATTATAGATATTGAGAATTATAAATAATTATATAAAAAGATAAAATTAAGGACATTTAAAAATGACAAGATCAATAAATGAATATTATAACCAATTGAATAGAGGGTTTTCTCCTACACAATATAATGTTGTTATTAATTTACCAGATTATATTGCTAATCGTGTAGAAGCAAATCAAAAGTTTGAATTTTTAGTTAAAAATGCTCAAGATCCTGGTGCAACTATTGGTATTACTGAAGCTCACTTCAGAAATAAAACTTTACCTATTCCTGGTGATACAACTTTTGAACCATGGGAAGGAACTGCATTAGTAGATAGAGATATGGTTATTAGAGAAGCTTTATTAGAATGGATGAAAGCTGTTAATAATTTTGAAAAAACAGGTGGATTGAGTGATATTAATGATATAACAGCTCCTGTTGTTATTCAATTATTAGATAATAATGATAATATAATTAAAGAAACAACATTAGCTAACGCTTGGTGTTCAACTGTTGGTCCTATCGATTTAAGTTTTGAATCTAAAGATACATTAGCTGAATTCCCTTTCACAATTCAATATTCACACATAGAATAATATTTTTCAAGTAGGTAAAATATTATTTATTTTACCTACTGATTTTACCTAGTTTTAATAAATAGTATTTTACCTCAATTACAACTGTAATTTGAGCACTTTCTATTCTCAATAATTATAAATAATTATATAAATAAACAAATAATAAAGGAAAATAATTATGCCAAAATATCAAAGTGCTGGAGTTTACGTAAGAGAGATAGACCAAAGTTCATTCGTTGAAACAAGTGGTGGTTCTTATGTAGGTGGTGTTATTAAATCAGCTTGGGGACCGGTTGATGACATAGTATTGTTAGGTAGTATTAATGACTACGCAACAGTATTTGGTACACCAGATCTATATGAAAGTAAATATTTTTACGCAAGTAAATCTATTTTAAGTGGAACAAATTTATACAACATCGTAAGAGTTGTTGATGAAAATGCAAAAAATGCTACAACTAAACAAAATTATAGCTACACTGTAGATTTAACTACTGTAGTTGGTACGTTTGAAGTTGGTGAAACTGTATCAGGTGGAACGTCTGGGGCAACAGGTGTAATCGTAAGTATCGATGGTGATACATTATCATTACAAGAAGTTGTTGGTAGATTTGTTGATACAGAAACCGTAACAGGTGGTACATCAGCAGCTACAGGTGACGTATCTGGTCAACCTTCATTCGATTATCAAATATTTATATCAAATATTGTTGGTGATTATGAAGTTGGTGAAACTGTAACAGGTGGTACATCAGGATCAACTGGAGAATTAATTGAATTATTAAAAGAAGATGATAAAGATTACATGGTACTTAGAAGTGAAGGCATCTTCCAAGTAGGTGAAGTATTAACTGGTGGTACATCAGCAGCTACTTCTACATCTGATTCAGTAACACAAATTAACTTCTTTAATGCTGGTATCTTAATTAAAAATAATACAGATTTTGAAAAACTTGCTTCAAAACCATTTAAATTTATTGCAGCTTATCCAGGTGAAATTGGAAATAATATTGGTTTATCAATATGTGATAAAGATTCATACGCTAACTGGTCATATTCAGATTTATTTGATACTGCTCCAGACGAAGGTGAATTTCATATAGTTGTTATTGATACTGTTGGTAATTTTTATAATTCTCAAAAAGATAACGTTTTAGAAACGTTTGCATATGTAACTAAAACACCAGGTTCAATTGATGAACAAGGTCAAGTATCTTATTATAAAGAAGTATTAAATACACAATCTGCTTATGTTTATGCAGGTGATATTGATTTTGAATCAACTGACTTTAATACATTAATCAATCTATTTAAAGGTTATAATGACAACTTAGCAATCGCAGATGGTACTATTGTTAATGGATATAGCTTATTAGCTGATGTTGATAGAGTTAGATTAGATTATGTTAGTATGATGGATTATAATACAACAATTACTAATTCAGTAATCGCTAACGTTGCTGAAGTTAGAAAAGATTGTATAGTATTTGCTTCTCCTGAATTAAGTGATGTACAAGCTGCAGATCCTAAAACAGATGTTAAAACTTGGGGTGATTCAGTTACATATTCATCATATGTGTTCTTAACTTCAAACTGGTTATATGTATTAGATACATTTAATAATACAAATGTATGGGTACCTGATAATGGTGAAATTATTAGAGGTAGATGTGCTGTAGATACTAATCAAGAAGTTTGGTATTCACAAATGGGATACACAAAAGGTATTTTACAAAACGTAATTCAAACTGCTTGGAATCCAGATAAAACCGCTAGAGATCTTTTAACACAAGCAAGTATTAACCCTGTATTTACAGAAATTGGAACAGGTACATTATTACTTGGTGATAGAACTCACTTATCTAGAGCTAGTTATTTAAGACAACAAGGTGTTAGAAATATGTTTAATAGTATTGAAACATCTATTAGTCAATTTGCTAAATCAATTATCGGTGAATTCAACAATGAAAGAACTAGATTAGAATTTACATTAAAAGTAACTAAGTTTATGAATGAACTATTATCTAGAGAAGCTTTTAGAGACTTTAGAGTAATTTGTGATTCATCTAATAATACTGAACAAGTAATTGCTGAACAAGGTTTTGTAGCCTTAGTTAAAGTGTTACCTAATTCAAGTGTTAACTGGGTTGAACTTACTTTTACACCAGTTGCATTTTCTAGTCAACTAGATAGTTAATATATAAATTATATTAGTAATTTAAGAGCTATATAATTTTATATAGCTCTTTTTATTTGATTTATTACTAAAAATAAGGTATAATAATTATAAATAACTATATAATATAGTAACAAAAGGTTAGGAAAAATGGATAAAATATTAGAGAAAAAAGCACCAACAAAAAATCATAGATATAAAGATCACTTAGTTAGTTATGATGGTGGATTATATTCAGTTTATAATTTAAGTCAAACACAAGTAATATTAGAAACAGATAATTATGATAGAGTTATAAAATTTATTGATAAATTAGATAAAGATATTCAAAAGAAAAAGAAAAAATCTATGAAAGAAGATAATGATATATTAGAAAGAATGAAATCATTTCTAAACTAATATTGAAAATAATAATTAAATAAATATATTAATGTTATTAAAAGATGACGCGGGATAGAGCAGTCGGGTAGCTCAACAGGCTCATAACCTGTAGGTCGCTGGTTCAAATCCAGCTCCCGCAACCAAAAGATAGTTGATTTCATTTTTAAAAGTTATATAATATAATTATAGAGGAAATTACTATTAACCTTTTATAAATAATTATACAGTAACTATTTATAAAAGGTTAATAGATGAATTATAAAAGAATTTACAATGAAATCATAGAAAATAGAATAAATAATCCATTTAAAGGTTATACAGAAACACATCATATTTTACCTAGATCATTAGGTGGATCAGATGAAAAAGAAAATTTAGTTAAATTGAGTGCTAGAGAACATTTCATATGTCACTTACTTTTAACTAAAATACATAAAGATGATACTATTGAACATTATAAGATGTTAAATGCATTTATTATGATGAAAATGAATAGTAATACACAAGATAGATATTTTAATAGTTATTTATATGAAAAAATAAGAATAAAATACTCTAAAATGCAAAGTAAAAAACAATCTGGTAAAGGTAATAACCAGTATGGTAAAATGTGGATTACAAATGGAAAAGATAATAAATTAATTTATAGAGATAATTCAATACCGGTTGGTTGGAAAAAAGGTCGTAAATTAAAATCACCTAAAACAGATGCTCTAAATGAAAAATTTAGGAAAAGAAAACAAAAAACAGCATCTAAAAAATTACAAACAACTTTAATGTATGAAGAATATTATAAAATTTATTGTGAATATGGTTGGGAAAAATTTAAAGAAATAACCGATTATAAATTTTCTCAACAAAATTTAGTAATGCAGTTTAAACATCGTGTTAAAGATTACACATCACAACGCGGTAGAAAAAGATAGAGGGTTCATAATTCAATGGTAGAATAACCGACTTTTAATCGGTTTACCTAAGTTCGATTCTTAGTGAACCCACCAAATATTTAATTGTATACCTGTAGTTCAGATGGATAGAACAACAGATTTCTAATCTGTAGGTCATAGGTTCGAGTCCTATCAGGTATGCCAGTTTTAAGATGGTGTTTGTAGCTCAATTGGTAGAGTGTTTCCTTGTGATGGAAGATGTTGCGAGTTCGAGTCTCGTCAAACACCCCATTTTAATTTGAGGACTTGTAGCTCAGGTGGTTAGAGCACTAGACTGATTTTAAAATTATAAATAATTATATAATAAAGGAATATAATTATGAATAATATAAAAATTGATGAATCTTGGAAACAAGAAAGTGGTAAATATAAATGCCCATATTGTGATAAGGAATATACTAAAAAAGGTATATGTACACATATATGGAGAAAACATACAGAAGAAGGTTTAAATTTTACTAAATTACACGATCCAAATAAAGGTTTTAAAGATGGTACTAGAAAAGCTTGGAATAAAGGTTTAACTAAAGAAACTGACACAAGGTTAGAAGAAAAAAGTATTAAGTTGCGAGAAAAATTTAATAGTGGTGAATTAGAGGGTTATTGGAAAAATAAAAAACATTCTAACTCTACAATAATAAAGATGAAAAATAATAAAAATTGTGGAGGATATAGAAAAGGGTCAGGTAGAGGTAAATCTGGCTGGTATAAAAATTATTATTGTGATAGTAGTTGGGAATTAGCTTTTGTAATTTATAATTTAGAAAACAATATAAAATTTGAAAGAAATACTAAAAAATTTAGTTATATATTTAATAGAAAAAAACATGATTATATGCCGGATTTTATTATCAATAACGAATATATAGAAATAAAAGGTTACATAACTGAACAATGGAAAGCTAAAAAAGAACAATTTCCACATAAGTTAAAAACATTATATCAAAAAGATATACAAAAATATTTAGATTATGTGATTAATAAATATGGAAAAGATTTTATTAAATTATACGGCTCTCTAGCTTAGTTGGTCTGAGCGCTCGATTGAAGCTCGAGAGGTTCTGGTTCGAATCCAGGGGGAGCCACCAAATGAAAATAAAAAAATTAATACTAATATTATTCCTACTAATTAGTAATACGACATACGCAAGTAATTTCATATCAGATAAAGATAATAAAGTAGTAGGTGTTAAAACAGATACAATTAGGTTAGATAAAAGATTATTATATAGAGCAGAATACAACCATATGAAAGAACGTACACAAACGAGTGCTGCTTACGAGATTAATAAAAATAATTACATAATAATATACTTAATACATAGTAAAGAGAACAATATGTTTGAAGAATTTGATGATACTATTAAGATTAGGTATAAATATAAATTTTAGGGGATGTAGCTCAGTTGATTAGAGCACTGCACTGTCACTGCAGAGGTCGCCGGTTTGAGCCCGGTCATTCCCGCCAGTTTAAGTAGGGGTAGTAGCAATTGGTTAAAACAGTTGACTCCAAATCTTCAGTTCTAGGTTCGAGTCCTAGCCCCTATGCCAAGATAATGTATCTGTAGCTCAATTGGATAGAGCACTTGGCTACGAACTAAGAGGTTGTGGGTTCGAGTCCTACCAGGTATGCCAGTTAATATAAAACATTTGAAAAGGGAGATAAAATGTTTTTTAAGAGTAGGAAAAGATTTAAAATAGGTACATATTACATTGATGAAAGAAGTAGATTAAGAATACTTTGGTTAGATGAGATATGTGAGAAATCAATATTAAAGTTTAATTTTTGCAAATTTATGATGGATAATAAAATCATAACATCAAGTAGTGTAGTGTTATTTGATAAGCAAACAAAATATACAGTAAAAGGTGATTGTATAGTAAATTATATACAATCAATATAAGTTGTTACCCCGTCGTCTAATGGTAAGACATGTGTTTTTGGTGCACATTATCGAGGTTCGAATCCTTGCGGGGTAACCAATTAGGGGCCTTAGCTCATCTGGGAGAGCGCTACATTTGCAATGTAGAGGTGGCGAGTTCGAGTCTCGCAGGCTCCACCAAATTTGAAGGAGAGATAATATGGTACATCAAGCTCAATTAGTACCAAATATTAATAAAAAAGTTATTAAATTATATAGTCCAGATGGTGATGATGTAAATACAGTATTCTTAAGTTCAATACATGATGTAGTTGAACAACATTTAAAACATGTAGGTGATTTTTATTATGTTAATTTTAAAAATAAAACACAAACAGAAGTAAATAAAGAATCATATGATTTAGTTAAAGAGTTATTATTTAAAGATTGTGAATACGTAAATTAAGCAGGTGTAGTATAATGGCTATTATTACAGTCTTCCAAACTGAGGATAGGAGTTCGCTAAAATTATAAATAATTATATAATAGGAGTTATATAATTATGAACTATAAAAGACTTTACAATGAAATAATAGAAAATAGAAAACAAAACCCAATTAAAGGCTATACTGAAAAACATCATATTATACCAAGAAGCCTAAATGGAACTGATGAGAAAGAAAACTTAGTTAATCTAACAGCTAGAGAACATTTCATTTGCCATTATTTACTAACTAAAATGTATGATAAAAGAACAAACAATCATTATAAATTAGTTTGTGCATTTAATATGATGAATATGAGTGGAGAATATCACACAAGGTATTTTAACAGTTATTTATATGAAGCAAATAAAATACAATTTTCTAAATTACAAAGTAAAAACCAAAAAGGTCAAAAAAATTCTCAATTTGGTAAAATGTGGATTACTAATGGAAAAGATAATAAAAAAATTCGAAAAGATGAAATTATTCCTGAAGGTTTTAGAAAGGGTAGGGTCATACCTAAAGAAATAAAAGAAAAAATAAGAAAATCTATGAAAGGTGTTGGTGTTGGTCGTGTTCGAAGTGATAAAACAAAAGCAAAAATAAGTCGAACATTGAAATTGAGACACAGATCAATAAATTTATAGGAGCGATGTCTGAGTGGTTTAAGGTGCTTCCCTGCTAAGGAAGTGTAGTGAAAGCTACCGCAGGTTCGAATCCTGCTCGTTCCGCCATTGAGCTATTGTCCGAGTAGTTAGGTGATAGTCTGCAAAACTATTTACATTGGTGCAAATCCAATATAGCTCTCCATAATTTAATACAGTTTAGCTGGGGTGGTGGAATTGGTATACACGCTAGTCTTAGGAACTAGTTTTCAGAAATGATTTATGGGTTCGAATCCCATCTCCAGCACCATAAACTATTGTTGAATTATGATAAAATTACATTTAAAATGTTAATACATTTAGGAAGAGAGGCGAGTGGTTAGCAAGTGCACTTGAAATGCATCAGAGGTCAAACTCCTGCAGGTTCGAATCCTGTCTCTTCCGCCATTATTTTAAGGAGAGTTAAAATGAAAAAAAGATTAGGTTTCGTAAGTAATAGTTCAAGTAGTTCATTTGTAGTTTGGGGTATTCAATTAGATACTTGTGAAGATAAACTAAAAGAAAAATGTACTGAACAATTGTTCAAAAGATTATATGATGAACAAGAAGAATATATAAAAGAAGATTTAGTTGAAGAATTATATGATTGGACTGAAGATGATGGATTAGTTGCTAATGATGATGAATCAGGCTATATCCAAATAGGTTTATATGCTGAAAAAATGAAAGATGATGAGACATTAAAACAATATAAAGAAAAAGTTCTTCAAAAATTAATAGAAAAAGGTATAAAAGCTAAATATGAAGATATCCATTGGATAGAAGAAGTTTCATATTGCTAACAGGGGCATTAGCTCAGCTGGTTAGAGCGGTACGCTCATAACGTATAGGTCCCTGGTTCGAATCCAGGATGCCCCACCAAGTTATGGTACTTTAGCTCAGTTGGTTAGAGCATTCGCTTCATACGTGAAAGGTCGTTGGTTCGAATCCAACAAGTACCACCATTTTAAAAGGAGAGTTAAAATGAAAAAAAGATTAGGTTTTGTGAGCAATAGTAGCTCAAGTAGCTTTATTATAGGTATTGCTAAAGTTAAAGATAGAAAAAAATTAGAAGAAAAATATTCTGACATACTTAGTTGTTTAGATATTAGAACTATTCAATCTTTCGTTGATGAAAAATGGGGTGGTCTTTATGAACAAAGTGATAGATATATGCATGAATCATTTGACGGTACTGAAGTAACTATATCTAAAGATAATATTAATAAAGATGATCTTGTATTAGTGGTTGATGATTATGAAGATATTTACCCTGAAGATGATGATTGGGATATAGATTATGATAAAGATTATTATCATCCATATGAAGATAGAATTGATGAATTATTATCAGATGATGAAGTAGTTGAACACGGTGAATTTGCTAAAGGTGCTGGTTACAACGGATAGGAGAGAAGTTATGAAAAAAAGAAACGGTTTTGTAAGTAATAGTTCAAGTAGTAGTTTTATTTTATTTTTAGATAAAAATGAAAAGACTAAAAATAAACCACAATTCGATGGAGCACATCATTATATCTGGGAAAAAGATGATGATGGTAACTTTGAATGTGATAGTCAATACTATGTAGATATTAGAAATAAAATATCTAAAGCAAAAGAAGATAATAAACTTGTAATTGAATTTGAAACAGAAATGAATTCAGATTATGAAACAAGAGAATTATTAGACTTATTAGGTGTTGAATACATCTCATTAGATAATTAAAGTTAAAGTCTATTAGCTCAGTTGGTTAGAGCGTACGTCTGATACACGTGAGGTCCCAAGTTCGAATCTTGGATAGACTACCAAAAATATGCGTCGGTGGCTGAGCGGTCAAAGGCACCGGACTGTAAATCCGGCGGGATTATCCCTACCTAGGTTCGAATCCTAGCTGGCGCACCAAAATATCATAGAGGAGAGATTGATGACTATTTTACTTAAACCGCAAGAAACATGGTTAGATTATCCAGATAATGAAAGTCTAGCTATAATAGTTTTCATGGTTGGTTGTGATAATAGATGTGTAAATTGTCAATCTCCTTTTATGGCTGATGAAAGTAAATTAGATCTAGATAAAAAATGGCTAGATAGTAAAGAAGATTCGTTCGAATCAATTACCAATAAAATAAAAATAATATTAAATAGATATCAAACCAATAAACTTGTTTTATCTGGTGGTGATCCTTTGTTCAAAGGAAATATCGAATTTACAAAGAAGTTATGTAAATATCTATCATTAGAAGGGATAGATATTTGCATCTATACAGGTCACAGTATTGATTATGTAAAGAGAAATAAAGTAAAAGATTTTAAATTTGTTAAATGTGGTAAATATACACCTAGTTTAAAACAAGAATCTTTTAAAAGTGATGAAATAATGCAACTAGCTTCTTCTAATCAAAATTTTTATGATAGTGAATATAATATTATTTCAGATAAAGGATTTATAAGGTTTAAATAATGAAGATAACAGAAATTATTTTAAATTATATGCAATATTTAGAAAGTTATGAATATGCAAAAATTAACTATAGTGATGATATTGATATAGTTAAGTTAGATAATGAAGGAAACACTTCAACAGTTAAAATTGATCATGTAAAAAATAGAGTTTATTTTAATGATGATTTTATATTATGGAGAAAAGAAGATTTAAATATATTTAAACATTATATAAGAAAAATGGATATATGCACTAACTATTTATGTTTCTTAGAAGATTATTTAGATCAAAAAGGTAAATTATATATTGACACATTCACATTCAAACTAAGATACGTAATTGCATATGCTAGTGATGAAATGGATTATAATATAGTTGGTATTACTTCTGATAATAAAAGATATTTCGATTGTTTAGGTATTGAGATGGCTGAAATTAAAGATGAAAATATAATTAGAGCTTTTAAAGAACGTGTAGCTCGTAATGAAATATTTGACAATCACGAAGAATATTCTGATATAGCAGAAAGAATTGAAAAAGAAAAAAATCCAATGATATTGGAAAATGAAATTATAGAAAATACATCAAAATATTTTAATAAAGCTATTCGTAGAAAAATATTAAAATTAGTTGATGATGAAACAATAACGCTTTTTAAGCACATACAACAAACTAAAATAGAAGGAAATAGTAATGAACACTAAACCGATTAATGTTAATTATCCTGTGAATAGTGAAGTAAATGAACTATCAGAGGATATGATTAAAGATATAGAATCATTATCAAATGATATGTTTACAGATGCTAGTACAGCTAGATCTATTAAAAATATCAAAAAAACTTTAGCAACATCTGTTAAGAAATATAATAAAGATTGGTCTAAAGAAGATATTAAAACAAGAGTTGATGAAATTCTTAAAATTCATGGTTTATCAGAATCTAATTTTGATTTCATGAAATCATTTGAAAAATTTACTAGTGAAAAATTGAACGATACATCTATTGATGATAATTCTAATAAAAATGAAACAACAGTAGGTTCATTATTAGCTGAAACTACAAAATCAGTAAATAAAGTTTTAGGTTATGATTACTTATATAGAACAATGAAAGAACTGTATGGTAAGAAAGAAGCTAAAAGATTATCTGGTGAGATGTATGACTTTAGTTTAGGTCTATCTGATTCAAGTAATATTTTAATACCTTATTGCTGGGCAGGTGACTTCTCTAAGTTAGTTACTTCAGGTAGAGAATTTGGTGTATTACATTCTAAACCAGCTAAAAGAGTTAATTCATATGTATCAATGTTAAATGAAACAATACATCAAATGTCACACCATTTAGCAGGTGCAATTGCTGTAGGTACATTCTTCTTAGATATAGCTCATTTATCAATTTATAAAGAAAGAATATCTTTAGAAGATTTAAAACATAATAAAGAAACAAGAAAATATTTTGAAAATAGTTTCCAACATTTTATTCACTCTGTTAATCATTTAACTAGATCAGGTGGATCAGAATCTCCATTTACAAATGTTTCTGTATTTGATAGAGATAAATTAGTAGGTTTAGTTAGTGAAGATAATTATGGTTGGTACTTCCCTAAAAGACAAGGTGTATTTAATGACAATTGTAAAGATATTTTAAATGCAGATGAAAATTATACTAAAGAAAATCATCAAGAATTTATTTTAGATTATATTGAAGAATTACAAAAAATATTTATTAATTTCTTTGATAAAGGTGATCCAACAAAAAATGGAATGAATTATAGATTCCCAGTTGTTACTGTTAACCTATCTAAATATGCTGATGAAGAAGGTAAATTAAATGTTAGAGATGATAATGAATTACTTAAATTTATCGTAACAAAAGATATTTCTAAATATAATATATTTAATAGTGAAGGTACTAAAGTTTCATCTTGTTGTAGAATGATTAACTCAGAAGAAATGATGGATATGGCTAGTTCAGTTAATTCATTTGGTGGTTCATCAATTTCAATGGGATCACATAGAGTTGTTACAACAAACTTTGCTAGGTTATCATTATTATCAGATAATAAAGAAGAATATTTTAAGTTATTAGAACAAAGAGTTTCAGATTCAGCTAAAATATTAAAAGCTCATAAAATATTACTTTATAAATTAACTGGTATGAAATTAAATAGTTTTATTGATAACGGTTTCATTAATTTAAATAGAATGTTTTCTACATTTGGTGTTATTGGAGTTGTTGAAGCAGATGAAATAGCTAAACAAAAGGGATTTGTTTCTAATGATGAAGATTTCCAAGGTGAAATATTAATTAGATTTGAAGAATTAACTAAAAAATATTCTAGAGAATTTGAAATTATTTCTAACATTGAACAAATACCAGCTGAATCATTTGCAGTTAGATTAGTTAATACAGATAGATTAATATTTGGAGATACTAATTTACCTTATAAATTATATGCTAATCAATTTGTACCTCTTTGGAAAGATGCTTCAATATTTGAAAAACTAGAAGCTGATGGTAAATATAATCAATTATTATCAGGTGGTGGTATTGTTCATATTCAATGTAATGAAAACTTAACATCAAAACAAGCCACTAAATTAATTAATAAAGCTTGTAGTGTAGGTTGTGAACATTTTGCAATTAATTGTGTTTACTCTCATTGTAAAAGTTGTGGTTATGTTGAAAAATCTAGGAATGAAAAATGTTCTAAATGTGAAGGACAAAATGAATTCTTAACAAGAGTGGTTGGTTTCTTTACACCAATTGATAGTTGGAATAAGACTAGAAGAGATTGGGAATTTGAAAATAGAAACTTTACAACATTAAAAGATGTGTAAAAATAATAATTTTTTAAAAGCATTAACTTAATTGTTAATGCTTTTTACCATTTGTAATTCTATATTTGTTGCTTTTTTATAACCTTGTACAAAACCTAAAGCTTCAGCTTTATTACTAGTTTTATAGATTGGTGAGTTTTCTTTAAATACTATATATTTCATTTTATATTCTCCTTATTGTTTCTTTTAATATAATTATATTATAATATAATTATATTCTTAAATCAACTAAAAAAGTTAAAAATTATAAATAATTATATAATTAAAGATAAAATAAGGAATTTATAATGGGTACTACATTAGCTACATATAGAATTAATTCAGCTAAAAATTTTAATAAATCGTTTGATGCAACTTCAAATGATAAAACATATGCATTCTTTGGTAAAACATTACCATTTGATAATGAAACTGATATACCTGTATATAGTGATAATAACATTTTTAGTAATGAAACTTGGAGAACAATGATTTCTTTTAAAAAGATTATTTCATCTGATGCTATTTTAGGTATACGTAATGTTTTATGGACTAATAATACAATATATGAACAATATGATGATGCTGATTCAAATTTATCAACAAAAGATTTTTATGTTATGACATCAGCTTATAATGTTTACAAGTGTTTAAATAATAATGATAGATCACCATCTACAATAACTCCTACTAGTACAACAACTGATAGAGTTACATTAGCAGATGGTTATACGTGGAAATATATGTATACATTAGATGCTGTTTTAGTTACAAAATTCTTAAATGATGATTTAATTCCAGTTAAGTTTTTAGAAATGGATGATGGTTCAAATCAATGGGATGTTCAAATCAATGCAATACCAGGTACATTAGATAGAGTAGATATCGAAAAGAATGAAGGTACATTTACAAGTACTCCCGTTGTTAATATTACTGGAGATGGTACTGGTGCTACAGCAGTTGCACAATTAAATGGTAACGTATTAGAAAAAATCGTTGTTACATCATTAGGTTCTGGTTATAGTTACATTAATGTAGTTATACCTGGTAGAGAAGATGATATTGAATTAAGAGGTATATTATCACCAGCAAATGGACATGGAAGTAATGCTTCAGAAGAATTATTTGGATTTAATAGTATTATTAACTTTGATTTCGAAGGAGATGAAGGTGGTACTATTATGACAGGTAATGATTATCGTAGTATTGGAATATTAAGAAATCCTTTTGCTTATGGAACTACTAATGTTATTGATGTTGATAGTGGTAATCAAACAACTAAATTAACATGTACAACACCAGCTGTATTTGATTTAGATGAAACAGTTGTAGGTGGTACATCAGGAGCTAAAGGTGTTGTTGTATGGCAAGATGGTAATGATGTTAATGTAAATAATTTAGAAGGTGAATTTACACCAGGTGAAACAATTACCGGTCAAGATAGTATTTTAAACAACACTATTAATACAATTACAGATGCTGAATTAGAAAGATTCACAGGTGAATTTCTTTATTCAGGATTTAGAGTACCGGTTGAACACGATAATACATCAACAGAAATTTATAAATTAAATATATTTATGTAAGGATTTACAATGGTTAAAGATTTAGGATCAGCAAAATCTATTGAAGATGCTGCAGAAAAAATTAAAAAATGGTTAGATTCATTAGATAACACTAATGATTCAAAAACTAAAAATGAAGATACGGTTGCAGCGGATGTTGCAGGTTATACAGCACCACTTCAATTAAAAAAGAAAAAAATTAAAGAGGAATTCGAAATGGAAGAATTAAAAGCATATACACTTGCAACAAGTATTGGAAGTGAAACAATCATTAATGTTGATGGTCAAATCGCATTTATTGATTATAAAAATAGAGTGTTATTTTCATATGATTGTATTAATAGTAATTACGAAGTATTAGATTTAGAAACTGAAGAGTTAGTTTCTATTGATGGTTGGGAATTAAGAAATATGATGTTATATGGTAACGAAGAAAAGAGACCTGAAGCTAGTGATGGTAGTAGAGATTACGTTTCAGTAGATTCACCTTCAGATATATACAGACAATCAATCAAATCATTAGATGGTTATAAAATCGTTAAAACATGTACAGAAAAATATGTGGATTTACTTAATCAACTATTTAGTGGTGAAGCTGAATTTGATTTAATTAATCCAAAAACAGTAGATAACTTTAAAAACTTTTTAGATACTACATATAATGTTACATTATCTAAAAATGATGCCGTAAATTATAGATTAAAAGAAAAAGATCTAATGATTTTAAATGGTAAAAAATATATTGATTTCAAAAACATGATGGTTGTTGATTCTAGTGATGATAACAATAAAATGTCTGTTGCTGAATTTGCAGAACAAAACTTATGGTCAAATCCTGAAGTTATTATCAATATTGTTAAAGCTAATAGTGAAACATTAAACGAACAAATGTATGGTGGTAATAGAGATGAAGAACAAATGAAAAAAGCTGCTAAAGTAATTGATAAAGAAACTGATGGAAGTGGTAAACCTTTATCAGATGATACTAATGAAATGAATGAAGCTAAATCAGGTATTGAAAAAGTGCATGATGAAATTATGAAAGCTACTGAACAAATCGAAATGAAAATGACTAAATTAGCTAAATATGCGACAGGTAATAAATCTAAAAAAGCTTTAGAAAAAGTTAAAGCTGAATTAGAAAAAGCTGTTACTGCAATGAAAAGTGATTTACAATAATAAGGAACAATAAAAATGACACCACAAGAATTAAAAACAAAAATCAATTCTGGTTTTTATGCAGATAATATTTTACAATTCAATATCGACTTACCTGAAGCATTTAATCTAGAATATAACACAAGAGCAGATGATGCTGTTAACTTAGCTTATGATGAAGCTAAAGTATCTGTAGCTTCTAATTTAATTAACGTATTTGACTATTTTGAAAAACATTCAGAATTATTACAAGCATCAGAAATGTATACAGCTAGTGTAAATGATGTTGATAATACATTAATAGTAACAGGAGTAACTGATATATTACCAGTTGGAACAGAAGTAGTATTCTCAGGTACATTACCTCCAGAATTAAATGAAAACTGTACTTACTTTATTAGACAAAGCGCTGGTGTTGAATATGCTATATTTACATCACTAGAAGATGCTCAAGGTAATACAAATCAAATTACATTTGCTACATTTGCTGGTAACTTCAATATGGAAGCTATGATTTAAAATAATCATTGATTTAAATTTGAGATAATATATAATACTCTTATATTAATTTATAGGGGTATTTTTTTTATAGGAGGAAAATATGTTATCAAGAAAAAATCAAATTGGTGATTCTTTAATCGAAATGTTAGGTGTTCTAGGTATTATGTCTGTAATTACAGTTTTAAGTATTACAGCTTATGAAAAAGCTAGACAAAAACTTGGTAAATCTGAATCTTATCAATTAGAACGAACTACGTCTACAAAATGTGATGAGGTTAGTTATTCAATTGTAGATGCTAATTGTAAAATATCAGAATATAATATTACTAAAGAACAAATAGATAATTGTATTAAAAATGAATTACAAAAAGATTTATTTCAAGGTTTAGAATATGAGACTATAAGATGTGTTGATAAAATTGCTTTAAAAATTGAACAAGAAAAATTGAAAAAAGAATATGGTGTAGAAGATAAAGTAATTGAAACAGAAAGTAGTGTAGATGTTAACACTGATTATAATTGGTAATATAAAGGAAATTAAATGAAAGATAATATATTAGATAAGTTAGTTAATTGTAAAAAAGATAAGAAAGTTGTTAAAGGTTTTGGTAAACAAAAATATATTTGGTTACCAACTAAAGAAAAATGTTACAAGTTTACAGAAAAATTAATTAATAAAATGAATATGTATGAACATAATATTACCAATGTTCACTTTTGTGGATCATATAGTGGTGGTATCGGTATTACTATCAAAAACAATAACCTTAAAATTTGTATAGAAGTAGAAGAAAAAGAAACAGAGTTAATTGCTAAATTAATAGATTCTATTAAATTAGCTCACTTGCGTTGTGATACTTTTTATAAAAATATAGATAGTATTATTAATATAATGATTCAAAATAAAATTCTTCTACCTAAAACTAAAGGTGGAAAAAATGTCAAAAGAACTAAATAAACATATTGCTCAAAAAATTGATGCATATGAACATTCAAGTAATTGGAAAGATAATCAAAAAAGAGATTATAAAACTATGTTAAAGTTCATGTGTGGTGGGAATATCCGAAAAGATAGCTTATTATATAAGATAACTGAATGTAGAAATATTAACGAATATATAGAAAAATATAATTTTAATGAAAATATAGTTGATTAGTGTTTAAAAAGTTATTATAATATAGATATTAAAAGAGGATATTTAAAAGGAGAGTCAAAATGTTTTCAATAGAACAAGAAAATCTTATAGAAGAACCTGTAGCTAAAGGTAGTAATTTAGCTTATGTAGTAGCACTTTCACCACTATTTATACTTATGTTAATGATATTCTAAAACGAAATAGACTATTTTTAAACTTAATAATTTTTAATTATGAATAATAAAGGAAAATTCACTACACCTGTATACATGTATTATGTACCAACATTAGAAAATGTCAAAGTAATTGAAATTGACGATAACGAAGATTATAAAATTGAATTAACTAATGGTGAAATACTTGAAGGTATTGATGATGAGCTATTATGTTTATCTTTAGAAGAAGCTAAAGATATGCAGCAATTAAGAGCTTAATTTTTTTAGTGGTATGTAGAAATATGTATCACTCGATGAGTTAAGGAAAATAGGAGAGAACAATGTTACAATTTTTCACAGAAATGAGAAATGAATTAACTAATACTAATTCAAGAAAAGAAAAAGAAGAAATTCTAAAAAAATATTATGAAAAAGATTCTAAATTGTATACTATAGGTTTTTCTTATATGTATAATTATGATCAAATTTATGGTGTTACATTTGATAAATGTCAAGAAAGATCTGATTTAATAACGCTACCTGCTAGTGATGATTATAAGATCACAGATTTATTAGATAGTTTAAATAGTAGACATATTACTGGTCATAATGCAATTGCAGAGGTGAACACATTTGTATTATGTCATGAAAAATATAAAGAGATTATTAGTTGTTTTATTGATAAAGATTTAAAATGTGGTGTTGGTATTCCTTCAATTAATAGACATAGAAAGGTTGTTAAAACATTTGATGTAGCTTTAGCTAATAAATTTGATGAAAAACATCTTAAGAAACATGAAAAATGGTTAATATCTAGAAAATTAGATGGTGTTAGGTGTATAGCTATTATTAAAGATAATGATGTTAAATTCTATTCTAGACAAGGTAAAGAATTCTTTACATTAGGTGTGTTAAGAGAAGAATTACTAAAAAGTGATATTAAAGAAGGTGTATTAGATGGTGAACTTTGTTTAACTGATGAAAATGGTAATGAAGATTTTATTGGTATTATTAAACAAATGAGAAAAAAAGATCACACAATTGAAAACCCTCAATATAAAGTATTTGATTTCTTAACAATTGAAGAATTTGAATCTAAAAAAAGTGACAGAGATCTTTACTTAAGATTAGGTACTTTACATGCACGTAATATATTTAAGCTTGATCATGTAGAAATATTGCAACAATATGAATATAATGATGATAATTTAGCAGATATGACAACTAAAGCTGAAGAAAATAATTGGGAAGGTTTAATGCTTAGAGCTAATACTGGTTATGAAGGTAAAAGATCTAATAATCTTCTTAAAGTTAAGAAAATGCAAGATGAAGAATTTAAAATTGTAGATGTTATATATGGTAAGAAACCTATGTTATGTGGTGATAATGTAATGCATGAACAAGATACATTAGCAGCTGTTGTAATTGACTTAGGAGATGGTAATAAGGTTCAAGTTGGTAGTGGATTTAGTGATTATGATAGATTAGCATATTATAACAAACCTGAACTATTAGTCGGGAAAATGATAACAGTTCAATTCTTTGAAAAGACTGTTGATAAAAATGGTAAACCAAGTTTAAGGTTCCCAGTATTTAAATGTATTAGAGAAAATGGAGAATAAAATGAAAAGAATATTAATAGCATTATTGTTAGTTAGTAATATATCGGTAGCTAGTGAAATTCAATGTAATAAATTTATTAAATTAGATTGTGATGAATCTATCACATATATAAATCCTTGTCATATTCAAGAGATTAAAACATCTAATGGATATATCGATCAAATAGATAATGGTATATATTTAGATGATGAATGTTTAAACAGTTTAATCGAACAACTAAATGTAGTTGAAGCAAAAAAAGTAGGTGAAGAATAATGATAATAGGAATTTGTGGAAAGAAAATGTCAGGTAAAACGTTTACTTCAAATGCTTTAGTTGATATTTTAGATGCAAAACGTTTAGCTCTAGGAGATGGAGTTAAAGAAGCAGCAATGCTAATATATGGTTTAACATATGATGAATGTTATGATCAAAATCTCAAAGAAAAAGTTCTGGATAGATATCCGTTCATATCACCTAGAGAAATCTTACAAAGATTAGGTACAGATGGGTGTAGAGATATTGAACCAGCAACTTGGGTAGAATATTTAAAGCGTAATAACAAAACAGATGGTAAAGATGTTCATATTATTGAAGATATCAGATTTCCAAATGAATTACCTTTATGTGATTTAGTATTCTATATTAAAAGTGATACTGTAGAAGATATCGATACACATGAATCAGAAAACAGTATTAATGAATCACATGCAGATTATGTTATGTTAAATGATATGAAAACATATGTACATGTAGAAAAGATTCAAAGAATTATTAAAGATAAACAAAAGGAGATGGAAAATGGTAGCTAGTACTTTATTTACATTAATTTTGATTATAAGTTTATTTTCTTGGTTATGGAAGAAATTCTCAGAAGAAGATAAAACGGTTGTTGATAATAAAATCGATAAGATTAATAATATCACAAAAGAATATGATAAAATAGTTAACTTTGAAAAGAATAATAAAGATTATGAAAACAAAGTTAACAAAGTAAATACATTTAAACAAAAATAATAAACAAAAAGGAGAACAATCATGTATAATGATAATTACAATACAAACGCTCAATCAAGTTCAGATGCTCTTGGTTGGTTACAATCACTAACACCAAAGAAAATTAAACTTCTTGTAGTTGGAGTAATAGCATTTATAGCTCTATGTTGGACAGCACCAAATCTATTTGAAACAAATGAATTTGGTAACTATCAAATCAAACAAGCAGCTGTAACAGGTGAAATTTCAGTTAGAAATAAACCAGGTCTATATGGACAAAACTTTGGAACAATTCACACTTATAAAATTTCAGATGAAAATTACTTCTCAGATTCTGCTATCGAAGGTGGTAATGATGAAATGGAACAACCTATTAAAGTTCTATTTAGTGATGGATCAACAGTAACAATTAAAGGTATGATTAAATTTAGATTATCTCAAAATGAAGAAATGCAAAAGAAACTTCATAAAGATTTTAAATCATATGAAAATGTTAAAAGAGGTCTTATTAGACAAGTAGTTGTTGAATCTTTAATGCAAACTGCAACATTAATGACAGCTGAAGAACTTTATTCTTCTAGAAGAGCTGAATTTACAGCAGTAACTGAAGATCAAATCAGAAATGGTATATACACTACAGTAACAACTGAAGTTCAAGATATAGATACTGATGGTACTAAATTTAGAAGAAAAGTAACAAGCTTAAAAACAGATAAAGATGGTAACTTTATTATTAGAAAAGAATCACCATTCAAAAAATATGGTATTGAAATTCTACAATTTGTTATTAAGAAACCTAAATTTGATAACACTATTACAGCTCTAATTGCTAAGAAAAAAGAAGCAGAACAAAAGAAAGTAGTTGCTAAAGCAGATGCAGAAAAAGCAAAACAAGATGCTATTACAGTTAGAGAACAAGGTAAAGCTAAAGTTGCTAAAGCAGAAGCAGAAGCGTTAATTGAAAAGAAAAAAGCTGTAATTGAAGCTCAAAAGAATAGAGAAGTTGCTGAAGAAAATGCTAAGAAAGCACTTGCAGAAGCAAAAGCTATTAGAGCAAAAGGTGAAGCTGAAGCACATGCTGCTAAATTAAAAGTTAAAGCTGGTCTTACACCTCTTGAAAAAGCTACAATTGAAAAAGAAACTAGAATTGGTATAGCTGAAGCGAATGCAAAATTCCAACCAGCACCTAATGCAAAAGTTGTATATGTTAATTCAGGTGGAGCTAAAGGTACTAATCAAGGATCAGGAAATGTATTAATGGATACATTAAGCATTTCAATGATGAAAAACTTGATTGATACTAATAATAACAAATAATTATTGAAATAAATTGAGTGGTATTTTAAATAATATCACTCAATTAACTTAGGGAGAGTTAAAATGCTTTGGATAGTAGGAATTACAATTTGCTTATTCATTTTTGTACTTTTATTAGCAATATATTTTGATACGCGAGATGAAGATACAATACCAGGAATACTTTTTTCAGGACTTATAGCGATTGGATTATTTTTCAGTTTACATGGTGAAAATAAAGATCTTTATTACTTAGTAATGCGACAACCCATTACTGAATGTTTTGATAAAATAAATTATAATGGTCAAGAACACAATTTAGAGTTAGTTGAAACACTTCGTGATATTGAAATTGATGGTGTTAGATTTGAAATGACTATGTATGAATATAATAGAATAAAATCTAGAGTTGATAGATCTTGTAATAAAGTTGATAATATATTTAAAGAATTAGGTGCTCGTAGACTAATTGATGAAAGTATTCAAACAGAGCTTGATAAAGAAGAAAATGAAGCTAATATAGAAGTCAATACAGAATATGATAACTGGTAGGAGAATAAAATGAAATATAAATTATTATCAGCTAAATTTTCTCAATTAGAAAAAATGGTGAATTCATATATTGAAGATGGTTGGACTCCACTAGGTGGGTTAACTACTGATGGACCTGAATTAGTTCAAGCAATGATAAAATATGATGTTGAAGATTATTTAGGAAAACCTAATTTATCTGATATAAAAGAAACTGAAGAATCTAAATTGAAAGAAATGATGAAAGATCCTAGATATTGGAAAGAAAAAGATCCTAAATTTAGAGAACAAGTAGAAGAAGGATTTAAAAGATTATATAGTTAATCATAATAGAGGAGAGAGTTATGAGTATCAAACAAAACATCAAAGAGAAGATGTTATCTAATATACCAGAAAAGCAAGCTTATAAAAATATCTATGCAATATTAGAACGTATTGAAAAAGATAATATGAAAGAGCTTACTGATGCTGAAGTTATTAAAATATTTGAAAAACAAGTAAAGAAACAAGAAGTTACTTATAAATTATATGTTGATAATAATAGAAGTGAACTTGCAGAAAAAGAAAAGGTAGAAATTGATATAATGACTCCTTTTATTCCTCAAAAAATGTCTGAAGATGAAGTTAAACAACATATTAATGAATATTTAGAAGAATGTAAATCTAATTCAGAAGAACCTAATATGAGAGGTGTTATGAATTTCTTTAACAAATATTCAGATGTTGATAGAAAACTATTATCAGAACTATTCAGACAATCAATTTGAGGAGATTAGAATGTTATTTATACAAATTTATTCATTACTATTATTAGGTATAATAATGTCATTTATGCTTGACTTTGAAGATTATATGAAGATGATAGATGAACATCTTAGAGATAACCCTGATTTAAATATTTATTCATTTATATTTTTATCTACACTATTTTCACCAATTTCATTTATATATGCACTAATTGTGTGTGTAGCAGATTATTTTAAAGGAGAGAAATAATGAGAAAAACAGAAGATTTATTTTATATAATAATTGCAATTGCATTCATATTATCAATACCATTTATGATTGGATGGTCTTATAAAACATTTGGTAAAACTTATCCAGCAGAAATATGTGTAAAATCAAAAGATATTCATATTATGAATTCTCAAAATGGAACTAAAAGAGAGAAGGTTGTTTTTGCTAAAGATGATGTATATAGTGTTAATGACTCAATGTGGGTTGGTCACTATAATTCATATACAACTTATAATAAATTAGAACCTGGACATTGTTATGCAATTTTATATAATGGTCAAAGAATTGGTTCTATGAATATGAAAAGAAATATTATATCTGTTGTTAAAGAATTAGATGGAGAAGAATAATGTTTAAAGTGCCAGTTGATATTCAATTAACAGAAGATGTTAAAATAAAAGCTGATGTAAAAGTCGAAACTGTTATTGAAAATATATTAAATAAATATAATTCTGATATAATTCTACGTGATTTAGATAATGAAGATATTTTTAATTGGGCTTGTGAAGCATCATACGGTTATCAATATGATACAATGTGGGAATGGTTTCCAGAAGAAAAACAAGAAGAACTTGCTGCAACATTCTTTAATGTAGAAGATTTAGAACATAAATCTAAAACATTAGATAGATTGTGTAAAGCTATAGAAGAAAAAGATCAACATTTAATTGATTTATTAGTACATGAAGTTAATTTAACGAAAAAGGACTAGTTATGAAAGTAATAAGCACAGAAAAAAAGCCAATAAAAACATGGTGTAATGAACCAGAAGAAGGTGCAATTGAACAAGCTAAAAATTTAGCTAATTTACCGTTCATCTTCAAACACGTTGCTCTAATGCCAGATACACATCAAGGTTATGGAATGCCAATTGGTGGTGTTATAGCTACTGAAGGTGTGATAATTCCTAATGCTGTTGGTGTTGATATTGGTTGTGGAATGTGTGCAGTTAAAACGAATCTTAAAGTATTTGATTTAGGTGATGATTTAGGTAATATTATGAGAGATATTAGACAAGCAATTCCATTAGGAATGAATCATCATAAAGAAGATCAAGAATGGGAAGGTTTTATTAATTACCCAGATATAGATATATTATGTTCCAACATGAATAAAGCTAAAAGATCGTTAGGTACATTAGGTGGCGGAAATCATTTCATTGAAATACAAAAAGATACTGATAATAATGTTTGGATAATGTTACATAGTGGTAGTAGAAACTTAGGTAAACAAATAGCAGATCATTATAATAAAAAAGCTTTGACATTATGTAAAATGTGGCATTCTAATGTTTATCCATTAGAAGGAAATGATGTATTACCATTCTTACCATTAGCTACTCAAGAAGGTAAAGAATATTTAGAAGCAATGAACTTTGCATTAGATTTTGCATTAGCTAACAGAATGCAAATGATTAATAAGTGCAAAGAAGCTTTCCAAAAATATATTGATTGTGAATTTGGTGAAGTTATTAATATACATCATAACTATGCAGCTATGGAAAATCATTTTGGTAAGAATGTTATGGTTCATAGAAAAGGTGCAACCTCAGCTAGAAAAGGGCAATATGGAATTATACCAGGTAGTCAAGGAACATCTTCTTATATAGTTGAAGGATTAGGTAATCCAGATAGTTTTATGAGTTGTTCACATGGTGCTGGTAGAAAAATGAGTAGAAAAGCTGCTAGAGAAAATCTATCAGTTGAAGAAGAAGTTAAATTACTTAATGATCAAGGTATTAAACACGCTATCAGAAATGTTAGTGATTTAGATGAAGCTCCTTCTGCTTATAAAGATATTAAAACTGTAATGGAAGAACAAGAGGATCTTGTTAAAATATTAGTAGAACTTAAGCCATTAGGTGTTATTAAAGGGTAATATTATGACAAAACAAGTAATTGTACAACTAATAGAAGATGAGCTAAACAAAATCAAAGGTATAGATAGTAAATCTATTGAATCTTTTAAACGTATTAAAAATATGTGTGATACAGTTTTAAACGTATATGAAGAACTTAATCAATATTTTGAAAAGTTAAAGGAACAACAAGAACCTATGTTAGGTATTGGTTTAACTAAACCACCATATAGTTTTGCAACAACTGAAGCTTGTCCTCACTGCGGTGAATTAAGTTGTACTCAAAGAACACATTGTCCAAAATGTGGTAAAATTAAAATAAGTTTCGAAGTTGGAGATACATTAGATGATAGAAAAGACCCTTATATTACTTAAACCAGATGCAATTGGAAGAAAATTAATAGGTAAAATTATTAATATTCTAGAAGAAGCTGATTTATTAATTAAAGAAATAAAGACAGTTGAACCAGAAATAGATCAACTAAAAAGACACTATAATCATTTACCAGAAGATATATTGAGAAATGTTATTCTATATATGACAAGTGATTTAATAGCTATGTCAGTTGAAGGTGAAAATGCTATATCTAAAGTTAGAAAATTGGTGGGTGATACTCAACCACTTGAAGCTGATATTGCAAGTATTCGTGGAAGATTTTCTAGTGATAGTTATGCACAATCAAATAATGAAGGTAGAGCTATATTTAATCTAATACATGCTTCAGATAGTGTTGAAAATGCTAAAAGAGAATATGATATTTGGTTTAAATATGATAATACATTCTAATAGTTGATTCCCTTGTAAAAATATACTATAATAATATAAACGAAGGAGAATAATATGAATTTAGAAACTGTAATAAAAACTGATGAAGATCTAACAAGAGCTAAAGAATGTTTACTTTATTTATCTAATGGTATAGATAAATTCCAAAATATTGTTAATTCAATTACTACTAAAGAGCAAATAGTTAAATTATCTAGTAAATTTAGTATAAAATTACATCACAGAGTTGTGAGAGCTGTTTTAGAAAAGTAATAATTATAAATAATTATATAACAATAAAGGAAGAGAAATGAAACCAAATAACTATTTAAAAAGAGTTGGAGCTAAAATCAATGAAAAAGGTTGGGTAGATCCTAAAACTGGTCATATTTTAGTTGTTAATAGAAGTCTTTTAGCAAAAGCTAAAGAAGATGAAACATTAAAGAAATATATCTTAGATGCTGAAATAGAAGAAACAACACCTGTAACTGAAGTAGAGGAAACAATCTCTGAAGAAGAAGCAAAAGTGAAAGCTGAAGTTGTTGCAGAAATTACTGAATCTGAAGATAAAGAAAATAAAAAAGAAACAAGTAAAGCTAAAAAGATCTTAGAAAATCTTTTTAAAGGAAGTAAATAATGCAAGGTATTACAGAACAAATTATATCACATTTAGAAGCTAAAAAAGCAGATGATAAAGCTTATCAAGCTTATTTTGCTAAAATGTTAAAGAAATACAAAGTAGAATCACCTGAAGATTTATCTGACGAAGATAGAAAGAAATTCTTTGCAGATGTTGATAAAGGTTGGAATTCAGATCACGAACAAGATTAGAAATTATAAATAATTATATAATAAACGAAAATATAAGGATTTATAATGTATTATATAATTTACAAAATTACTAACAGTTTAAATGATAAATTTTATATAGGTCAACATAGAACAAATAATTTAGAAGATGGTTATATGGGAAGTGGTTTATATATTAAAAATGCAAAGAATAAATATAAAGAAGAATTTATTAAAATATTCAAAAAAGAAATATTAGAATATTGTGATAATTTTGATGATATGCAAATAAAAGAGGAATATTATATTAAAAATGAATATGATAATCCTCTTTGCACTAATATAAGATATGGTGGAAGTCAATCAATACATAGTGAAAAAACTAAAGAAAAGTTAAGTGAGTCACATAAGGGTAAAAAACTATCTAATGAACACAAAAATAAAATTCGTCAAGCTAATTTAGGTAAAGTTTTATCTCAAGAAACAAAAGATAAAATATCAAATTCTAAAAAATTAAACATGACAGATGATATTAGAAAAAAGATATCAAAAGCAAGTAAAAATAGAAAAGTTTCACAAGAAACAAAAGATAAAATATCAAAAGCTAATAAAGGTAGAATTTTAGGTTCTCCATCTGAAAATACTAGGAAAAAGATATCAGATGCAACAAAAGGAAAACTTGTAAGTCAAGCCACTAAAGAAAAAATCAGTATAGCTAGAAAAGGTTTAAAAAGATTAGATAGCACTAAATTAAAAATTTCAGAAAAACTTAAAAATAAATCAATTGAAATACATAAATGTCCTCATTGTGGTAAAGAAGGTAAAGGTCCAATTATGTTTAGATTTCATTTCCATAATTGTAAGAAGAAATAATAATGATTAAAAATAAACAACAATTATACAAATTTTTAAAAGATCACAATTATACTATTGAAATGGTTAATGATTTCAATAGTAAAGTGTTAGCATCTATAGAATTTGCTAAGAATAAATCTATTAATATATCATTAGATAAGAAAACTAATAAAGTTACGTTTTCTACTTCTGGTAAAAAGATTAAAGCAGATGATATGAAAGAATTTGAAAAAGAATTTAATAATCAATTAAAGAATTATAAAGTAAAAGAGTCTAATATTATAGAAAGAATGAAAGATTTTTTAAAAGATTAACGAAATTATTGTACATTTAAACGTAAGACATTACTCATCTTGAAATTTAAAGTTTAGTTTAAAGTTAATTGTCGAAGAAAAGAGGTATCAAATTAATGATACCTCTTTTTGATTATTATAAATAATTATATAATAAGAACACAAAAGTTCTTATAAATAAAACATGAAATAAGGAATATAATTATGGCAGTTAAAGCAGTAAGATGGTGGTTAAGAAAAGCTGATAGTGAAATTAACTACAAAGGATGGATCAATAGAAAAAGAGGATTCATTTTAAACGTAAGAAGAACACTTCTTTCAACAATTAAAGCAGATGCATTTACAGATGATACTTGGGATGCACATTTTCAATATTGTAGATTTGCAGCATCAGAATTAGGTACAGATCTAGTTGTTGATGGTGATTTTGCACAACCAACAGGATGGACATTAGGTGGAGACGCTGCAGTTGCATCAGATGTATTAACTTTAGACACAGGAACAGCTTCTCAAGATATCGCTCTTGAAGAAAATTCATTATATCAATTAACTTTTGATATTAATAAAGTTACAGATCCATTTGAATTAGCTATTTCATTAGATGGTGTTGATATTACTCGTAAATTCCGTAATGGTGTTATGTCAGCTACATTTAAGAATACAACAGCAACAACAGCTACATTACTTATCGAAGGTACTGGTGCTGGATTAGAATTAGAAGAAATTAAATTACAAAAAGTTTCATAATTTCTAAAACATATATGGATAAAAAAGTTTTAAGTATATATAATATGTTTATATTAATACATTTAAAACTTTTTTCATTTCCTCCATATATAATAAATATAAATGGTCATTAAGAGCTGTTGATTAGTCATCAACAGCTCTTTTTTCGTGTGTTTCCTAAAATTATAAATAATTATATAAATAAATAATAAAGGGAATAATTATGATTAATTTAATTGAAAATAATTTTAGTGATGGTATCCAAATAAATGAAGCTAAAGATAAATCATTACATATTCAAGGTCCTTTCATTCAAGTAAATGAAAAGAATCAAAATGGTAGAATTTATCCAGGTGATATGATGGAATCAGCTGTTGCTTTATATACTGAAAAATATATTATACCTGGTAGAGCTTTAGGTGAATTAAATCACCCTGAATCTAGAATGGATGTAGATCCTGAAAGAGCTTGTATCTTAATTAAAGAATTTAACAAAGAAGGAAACTATTATATTGGTAAAGCTAAGGTTTTATCACACGTACCTATGGGTAAATTAGTTGAAGGTCTATTAAAAGATGGTGTTAAATTAGGTGTATCTACTAGAGGAACAGGTAAATTAGTTGAAGGTAACAAAGTTGCTAATTTCAGTTTAAAAACAGTTGATGTTGTACATGATCCATCTGCTCAAACAGCATTTGTTGATAGTTTAATGGAACAAGTAAATAACAATATGCAACACTTATATGAAATTAAATCATTAAAAGAAGAAGTTGATAATCTTAAAGAATCATTAAAGACTGGTTCATATAAATCAGATGAAAGCTTCTTAGATGTAATTAAAAACTTAAAAATACAATAATTTTTAAGGAGATTTAACATGGTATCATTAACGGAGAGAGTTAATACAGCTTTTAATAAAGGTGTAGCTGCAGTAGAGAATGTTATTGATTTGGCTATTAATGCTGAATTTAAATCAGTATCTACAGGTACATTTTATTCATTATTAACTAATGGTTTACAAAAAGGTTGTAATTATAGTGTAACAATAAGATATCCAGATATGATTACTGATCGTTATAGTAAAAGTATTGATAAATATAATATATTTTGTGAAGAAATTGACGCTCCATCAAATAGTTTATTAACACATATACATAGAGTAAACGGTAAATCAAGACGTGTTCCTTATGCAAGAGAACAAGCTGATGTTAATATGACATTTATGAATGATGGTAGATTAAGAATGAATGAAATATTTGTTTATTGGATGAATCACATGATTGATCAACAAACAAATAAGACTATGAATTTTGAACAAGATTATGTGTGTGATATTATCATTGCAGTTTTAGATAACACTGATCAAGTTATAATGAAATATACATTAAAAAACGCTAAACCAATTAATTTAGCTCCTGTTAATTATAATTATGGTTTAAAAAATGAATATACGAAATCACAAGTAACATTTACATATGATTATGTTGTTGATGAGTTCTTATTAAGTGAAAAAGTAGAAAAAATATTAGAAAATGTAACAGTGTTTGGTAAATCTGCTTCAGACTTTATTCCATTCATTGATGATGTTGATAATCTTTATAATAATGTTATTAACACTAAAGATTCACTTACCAATAATTTAAGAAGTGCTAGTAATTCTATACTTGACTTCTAAGGGAAAAAGTAAGTATCGAAAATTATAAATAATTATATAATAAGGTTTTTAATAAAAATAATTATAAATAAATATATAACAACCAAAAAGAGAAGAAAATATGTTGCAAGAAAAATTAAGTAATTTATTAACTGATAAATTAAAATCTTTAGAGCTTCAAGAAAGAAAAGCAGCCTTTGTTGATATGTCAGAAATCAATGAAGAATTAGACAATGATAAAAGAGCTGTTATTATCGAAGAAGATGTAGAAGAAATCGAAGAAGAAATTACAGAAGCTAAAAAAGATGTAAAAATTAACAGCAAGGTATCAGTTAACGTTGAATCATTAGATGATAAGATTCAAAAGAAAGTTCAAAAACTTATGAAGAAAACTAATGACAAGAAACTATTAGTTATTTCTTTAGATGGTGATAATGTAGAGCTTGGTGCAAATAGAACAGATGTTTCAAATACAGTTCTTGTACCATTAAAGAGCGTAGGAGAATAAAATGTCATTTATGGGTAAATTAGAAAAAACATCTAAAATGGATTTTAGCGAATTGGTGCAAAAAGTATTACAAGAAAAATACGAAGCTTCTCTAAAAGAAATGGATAAAAATGAAGAAGAATTACCTCTAGAAGAAAGAGTAATTAAGAAATTAGTTATCAGAGGTGGTAAAAAAGTACGTAAAAAAACTTCAACAAGAGATAAAGCTAAAATCGTAGGTGGTAAAGAAGTTCTTATGAAATCATCTGAAAGATTAGCTAGAAAGAAAGCTGCTAAACGTAGAGCTATTAAATTAAGAAGCAAACAATCTGTGATTAGTAGAAAACAAAAAAAATCAATGAAAAAGAGAAAATTTATTAAATAACAAAAGGAGTTTAATATGTCAATTAAATTAGATAAATATAATTTAACAGAAGCAGACGCTAATGAAATCCTTGATGCTATTAAAGAAAAAGTTATTTCTGAAAAAGCTGAATTAGAAGCTCAAAAAGCTGAATTAGAAGCTAAATTAGAAGAATCAAAAACTTTAATTAAAGAGGGTGTAGAAGCTCTTGAAGAAGCTAAAGCAGAAAAATCTGATGATGAAAAGATTGCTGAAGCTGTTAATGCACAAGTTAAGTTATATAAAGAAGCTAAAGATAAAGAAATTGAAAGTTTCTTAGAAGCAGAAGTTGAAAAATTCGTTGAATCAAACAAAACAAACATCGTTAATAACATGAAGCTAAATTTTGCTGAAAATCTTATCGAAGATGTTTATGAAGTATTTGAAAAATACAACATTACGTTTGATGCTGAAAAAGTAGATGCTTTAGAAGAAGCTTATGCTGAAATCGAAGTTAAAGATGCAAATAATGTTGAATTAACTGCTAAATTAGAAGAAGCAAACAATAAAATTGCTGAAGCTGAAGAAAAAATGAAATTAGAAGAAAAAATTGCTGATTTAGATGAAGTATCAAAAGAAAAAGCAATTGCTCTTTACAATGAATCAAAATCATTAGATTCTATAGACGTAATCATAGAAGCAGCTAAAAAACCATCAAAAGATGATGAAACAGATGTTGATGACGTTGATTTAGAAGATGATGACAAAAAGAAAAAAGATATCAAAGAGAAAGAAAAAAATATGAAAGAATCTAAAGCTCTTGATATTACAGTTAATATTTAATTAATTAAATAAAGGAAAACAAAAAATGAAAACACTATCATTAAAAGAAAGAAAAGCGATTTTAGATTATGCTTCTAAAGTAGTTGTTTCTGAAAATAAAAAAATGGATGAAGGTAGTTTAAAAGAAAGAGTGTTCGCTCAATTAGTTAGCAACCAAAAAGATGCTAAACATGAAGGACGTTCTGGTGAATTCTTTGAAAAAACATTCCAAGATGTTAATGCTGAAATCTTAGATGCTAAAGAAGAAGATATCAAAGAATCTAAAGAAAACTTAAAAGAAGCTACTTTATCTGGTAATATCGCTGGTTATACTCCAGTAATGATCCAAATGTTAAGAAGAACAGTTGTTGATTCAATTTCATTCGAAATTATTGGTGTTCAACCAATGGCTCAACCAACTGGATATATCTTCTCATATGTTCCTAGATATGGATCTGGTGCTCAAGATGGTCATGAAGCGTTCAAAACTGAACCAAATTCAGCTTTCACAGGTACTGGTACTCAAACAGGTACTAACCCTTCAGTATTAAATGATGCTGTTCCTGGACCTTATACAGCTGGTGACGGAATGTCAACTGCAGCTTTAGAAGCTTTAGAAACTGGTGTTAATGACTGGGCTGAAATGAAATTCACTATCGAAAGAGCATCTGTTGAAGCTAAAGGTAGAGGTGTAAGAGCTGAATATTCTGAAGAAATGATCACAGATCTTAAAAACTTACACGGATTAGACGCTGGTATGTTATTAGCTGACTTACTTTCTCAAGAAGTTGTTGTAGAACAAAACAGAGAAATCGTAAGAAAAATTTATATCTCAGCTTTACCTGGTGCACAAGAAGGTACTACAACAGCTGGTATTTGGAACTTAGATAACGATTCTAAAGGTAGATGGGTAGATGAAAATGTTAAATCATTTGTTACTCAAATCAACAGAGAATCAAGCTCAATCTTCCAATCAATCAGAATGGGTAGAGGTAACTTTGGTATTACTACATTAGATTTATCTGATGCATTAGCAATCTTACCACAATTCAGACCAACTTCAGTTACAGCTGACGGTACTGCTTCATTAACTGGTATGTTAGGTGATAAAAAGATCATAGTTGATCCATATTTATCAGACATCGCTGACGGTGTATTCTTATCAGGATACAAAGGTTCTAACGAACTTAAAGCTGGTATGTTCTTCACTCCTTACGTTGGAATGCAATATTATGATGCAGTTCACTCTGAATCTTTCCAACCTACTAAAGGTGTTAAGTCTAGATATGGTTTAATTGCTAATCCATTCGCAACAGCTACAGCTACAACTCAAGGTGACGGTACAATTGCTGCTAACACTAACCAATTCTTCAGAAGATTGAAAGTAGAAGCTGTATTTTAATTGATAGTAATCGTTAGATTACAAAGATTAAAAGAAAAATAAAAAGAGTTAACTTAATTGTTAACTCTTTTTTATTAGTAATCACATAACATATCAAATTTAGATATCATTTTATCTACATCACATTGAGGTATTACTTTCCCATAACGATACTCATTCATCTCTTTCTGTTCTTTTAATCCAACTAATCTAAATAAGTATTTTATATTTCTATCATCTCTCTTAAAGATTCTACGTTCTTTACGTGATACATTAACTTCATCAATTATAATATCATAGCCTTCTCGACAATATCTATTATAATCTTTTAATAGTTCTTTATCTATTTGTTTTTGTTGTTCATTACTTAATGAATTCCATCTATCAACATATGTTTCACCAGTACCGTGTTTCATTACATATTCATCTCTACTAATAACAACAGTATCAGGATTTTCTTTTAATATTTCTTTACATAAAGATGATTTACCAGAAGCTGGTAACCCTATTAAAATAGTAGTTGTAGGTTTACCCTCATCATATTCAACTTCTTGACTAATTAATCTTGGTGGAAAGAATCCATCTCCTGATGAAATTCTACCTTGACTATCATATATAGTAAAGTTATGTAATAGATCTAACTCTTCTTGAGTCATATTCTTTTCTACTAATCTTAAAGTCTTTTCATCTTTTACCAATAATTGATGAAAATTAATTACTTTAATAATTGGTAACATATCAGATTCTTTAATATAACCTAATTTAACTAATTCTAATAGTAAATCAATAGCATACATAGAAGACACCTTTTCATGATTCTTAAAGAAGACTCTTGTTCTTTTACCACTATCATCAACATCTCTAGTATACACCTTACCAATATCATGTAATAAAGCAATAACTCTTTCTACATTAGTCTTACATAATTTATAAACCATCATAGTATGAACCCAAACAGAACCTTCTTCATGATAAGGGTTACTGTAATAAACACCTTGACCACTAGATATTACTCTATAATCATCACTTACATAACCGTGATCACAATTTGACATTTTAATATAAAGGTCGAAATGAAAATTTCTAAACCATTCAATTAAATTCATTTTTTCTTCCATAATTTTTCTCCTCTTTGTGTATTATATATTATTTCCAAGTATAAATCAAATAAACATTAAAAAAGACTTATACTATTGCATAAGTCTTAATGTTACAACTAAGGAGAGAAAGAAGTAACATCTATATAATTATTAATCTTAACCTTCATATCTATTACCTTTAATGAGATTTTCTTCAGCCCATAAAGGTTGTAAATTATTTAATGACCAGCACTCTTTTAGTTCTTCTTCATTCTCACAACTAAACCAACTTTTAGGTTTAATATGATCAATATGCCAATCTCCATAATTGTTCCAAGACATACCAGGTCGAAATTGTTTTTCTAAATGTTGTTTTAAATCATCTATTGTATATCCAAACAATTTGAGATATTTAGATGTGGTTTTTGTTTTATTAATCGTTCGATTAAGTGTGGTTGAGATAATATGATTTAATTTATAATTAATATTTTCATTATATCTTTTATTTTGATATATCTTATTATAATTTTTTAATTTTTCCTTATTTTTCAATTTATATTGCTTTTGATATTCTCGAATCTTATTTCTTTTTAATTCTTTATATTCTTTAGAGTTTAATAGTTTCTGTTTTTCTAACTTTGCTAATAACTTTACTTCATCTTTAGCTTGTTGTTTTATAATTTTAAGTTGTTGTTTTTGATTTCTCGCTACTTCAGTTTTTAATAGGTATTTTTGCTGATATTTATTACGATTCTTTAAATAGTAATTTTTAGCTCGCTCTTTGTTATTTGTGTAGTAATTACTCTCACACAATTTACAACTATACTGATAACCATCTCCACTCGTTTTATTTTTATGAAACTCGTTTATATTTTTTACTTCTTTACATTTAGTACATTTTTTATAAATAATTATAGACATTGATTAACTCCTTACGTTAATTTTTGTTTAGAATGGTATAAGTGTTGGTGCATTTATACCTTTCGCTTTATATAATTATTTATAATTTCCAAGAACATAATTATAAATAATTATATAAGGAGATTAAAATGAGTATGAAAGATAATAGAGATATCAACGGTAAAGAGTTATATTATAATAGGATAGAAGGTCTACGTAATAATAATGTAATAACACCTACATCTCTACAACAAGTTGAAGAAATTAAAAAATGTCAAAATAGTTTTGAATATTTCTGTCGTAATTACTTTACAATTGTAACATTAGATAAAGGTGAGTGTTTATTTGAACCTTATGATTATCAAATAGAGTTCGCTGATTTAATTGAAGAAAATAGATTCGTTGTTGGTATGATGGCTAGACAGTTAGGTAAAGGTACAATTGTAACAGCTATATTAACATGGTATATGTTATTTAAAAAAGATTATTCAGTTACTTATCTAGCACATGATCATAAAACAGCAATAGAAATGTTAAAGAGAATAAAATTAGCTTATTCATTACTACCAATGTGGTTACAAGTTGGTGTAACTAAATGGAATGAAAAATCAATTGAATTTGAAAATGGTTGTAGATTAGATGCTGCTGCTTGTACAGAAACCGCTGCTCGTGGTAGTTCTAGAAACATGATTGTATTAGACGAGTTCGCTTTCGTTAGATCAACTATTTCATCTGAATTCTTATCATCAGTTATACCTGCATTATCATCAGGTAGAAATACAAAATTAGTTATATTCTCTACACCAAATGGATTTAATGCATTTAGTAAGATATTTATCGATGCACAAAATGGTAAAAACGACTTTAAATGGATTAAAAAAGATTGGAGAGCAATTCCAACAAGAGATGATAAATGGGCTAAGACTCAAAGAGATATCATGGGTGATGAGAAGTTTAATCAAGAGCACGAATTAGAAATTTTAGGATCATCAGCAACACTATTAGATGCAGAATCATTAAATAAATTAAATAAAATAACACCTGTTTATGAAAATTCAGAACTAAGTGTTTATGAACATCCTCAAGAAAAACATAGATATATAATCGGTGTCGATGTTGCTAGAGGTTTAGGTAAAGATTATACAGTTTGTCAAGTAGTAGATTATACAGAATATCCATATAAGCAAGTTGCTATATTTAGATGTAATAAAACATCATATTTATTTATGCCAAAAATTATAAGTGATTTAGGTGTACATTATAATAATGCAAAGGTAATAGTAGAAGGTAATGATTTAGGTCAATCTGTAAGTGACTCATTATTTTATGGTACTGATGAAATGTCAGAATATGAAAATTTATTAGGTACAGGTAAAGATCCACATTCGGGTCAAATCATATTAAATGGAGTTAAAGATTTTAGAACATGTTTAATTACTACTAATAGAACAAAACTTTTAGGTTGTCGAAAACTAAGAGAATTGATTAAATATGATAAACTTAAAATATATGATAAGTCAACAATTGAAGAATTCTACACATTTGTAGAAACAAACAGTGGTTATGCTGCTGAAGATCCAAATCATGATGACACTATTATGGGACTAGCTCTTATTGCTTGGTGTTTCTCACAAAAACAATTTATTGATGAAATTGAAAGCGACGTTTATGGTGATATCGCTGTGGAAAATGATGTTTGTTTAGCATTCAAAGATGCTAACACATTCTAATAATTATAAATAATTATATAAGAAAATAAGGAAATAAAAATGAATATACAAGAAAAAATGTTAAATTTCTTAGAAGCTAATAGTGTAGAAGAATTATTAGAAGCTAAAGATGAAATGTTAGCTGCATTAAATGATATTGCAAAGATTACAAAATCAGGTAGAACAGCAGTAAGTAAATTAGAAAAACAAGTTGCTAAGAATCCTTTAGCTGATGCTAACTATAATATTGGTAAACAATTAGATAGTATCGATTTATCTTTTAGTAATGCGCAAATGTATTGTGAAGAATTAAAAACAGAATATAAGAAATTAGTAGATGAAAAAAGAAAAGCAGATGATAAGATTATTAAAAATATTAACAATCTTAAAGTTGTTGATAATACAGCTACCAACAACACTATTAAATCAAACCTTAAAAATGCAATTAAAAAGGGTGCTACAATATCAGATGTAAATAATACATCAGTTACGTTTGAAGATGAAAAGAGTTTAGCTATTGGTAAAAAAGAATTAAGTAGTGGATTCAAATATCAATCATCTAAAGGAAACACTATTAAATTCTAATTATAGGAGTTTATTATAGGAGTTTATTATGGGTAAACAATTAACAAAACATTTTTCATTAGAAGAGGTTTGTAACTCTTCATCAGCAACAAGATTAGGTATTAATAATTATATTGATCCACAAAATAATAAACAAATCTATGATTGTGTATTAGATACATTAAAATATGTTTGTGAACCGATTAGAGAATATTATGGAATACCATATAGCTTCAATAGTTTTTATAGAAGCTCTGCATTAAATACAGCTATTGGAGGATCAAAAACTTCAGATCACTGTAAAGGTAAAGCAGCAGATATTGAAATTCCATCTATTCATAATATCGATTTAGGTATCTGGTGTTATTACAATTTAGAATTTAAACAATTAATTTTTGAATTTGTAGATGTAGATAGTCCAAGAGCAGGATGGATACATATATCATATGATAAAAATAATAACAAAGGTCAAGTTTTATTTGCAAAGAAAAACTCTTTAGGTAAAACATATTACGAAAGTAAATCTTATGAAGAGATGACTGACTTTATTCAAAAATGGAATAATAACGAATTTTAAGGAACATAAAATGGATACTCTTGAAAAAATGAAAGCGTTTTTAGAAAAATCAATCACTGATGTTAAGGTTAAACCTGGTAAGATGCATAAAGCTTTAGGTATTGAACAAGGTAAAGATATATCAGATGTATATGATTCAGGTGAAAAGCTAGCTAAAGCGTTACTCAATAAAGTGGGGAGAAAAGAAGCTGCTGGCATGATAAATTATGCTGCAAATATATCTAAAAAGAAAAATATATTTGATGCAGCTCAAAAATATTTAAGTGATACAAGCGAAGAGGATTAATCATGAAAAAAATATTAGAAAACATTAAAGCATTTTTTAAAACATTAACATTTAAAAAGATCAAAGATGAGTCTAAAGAACTTGTTGTAAGATCAATAAATGATATATCAGAAAATTTAATCGTAGCAGCTAAAGGTGTATATGCATTGTTAAAGCTTGCTAGAGATATTATACTTTTAAGTGGATTTTCTTATATCGTATACAAAATTTTAACGTTACTATATACAGTAATTTTATTAATCATTCAATAATATTTAAACTATAGGAGAAATGAATGAGCAACCTTAAATTGTTAAAAATTATATCTACAATTATACTAGCAGTATTTTTACTGACACTTAGTGGTTGCTCTTCTCCAAACGTTGGTGGTACAAAAGTACAATTAACACCTTTAACATACCCAGAGGATGTTAATCCAGAAGCCCCTGAAGTTAATATAAACAGAATGGCTTATGGTTTGCTTCATGATTTAAAAATTCAAAGAGAAGCAGTAAAATTACATAATCAAGCAATTGATAAAAGTAATTAAACATTTCCTAGGTAAAATAACGAGGAAGATAATGAAGACTAAATTATATTTTGGTTTATTTATTCTTTGGACTTGTTTGGTATCATATTTAACATATGACTATTCAAATGCAAAGTCCTTAGCTAAAGAGAATAAAAAGCTAAACGAAAAAATAGTGACATTGGAAGACAACGAAGAAAAGTTAAATAAGTTTATACAAAAGCAAAACAAAGAATATCAAATAAACCTTTCAAAAGCTTCAAAAGCAAAATGTGGAAATACAGAAGCATTGCAAACAGAAGCAGAAAAGATTAGAAGTTTAGTAATACAATTAATAGAAGAAGATCAATAATGACAACCAACCAATTTTTCAACACAACGGGATACACACCGACGCAAGATTTAATTGATTCTTTAAAAATAGAAGCAATTCAAATGTATGGTCAAGATATGTACTATATTGTTAGAACTGAAAATGATGTAGATACTCTTTACGGAGAAGATACATTAAATATTTTTAAAATAAAATATCAAATAGAGATGTATGTTGAAACTATTGAAAATTTCGATGGTGAAAATGAATTTATGAGTAAATTTGGATTTGAGTTAAATGATAAATCTGAATTTTTAGTAAATGCAACTAGATTCACAGAAGAAACTGGTAAAGAAAAACCAGATGAAGGTGATTTAGTATACTGGCCTTTAGCTAATAAATTGTTTCAAATTACTAAAGTAGATCATGATGATGATTTTTATGAATTAGGTAAAAATTATAATCATAAATTATCATTAGAACTATTTACTTATAATCAAGAAGAACTAGATACAGATATTGTAGCAATTGATAGTTTAGAAGAAATAAATTTTGAAGATGTTTCATCAGAAGAATCATCTTATAGTGATAATAAAGTATTAGAAGATAGTCTAAATGAAAATGATTTAGAAATAAATGATAACTAGGAAATAAAATGAGAACTTTAGAAGAAATTAGAACAAGTTTAAGAGATTATATGAAATCACAACCAGAATTTTCTGAATATGATTTTGATACAATTACAGGTGGTATGAATGTAATTAATGAAATGAATAGTAAATCTGCCTATGATGTTGATGTATCTAATACATTATCAGGTAATGAATTTTGGTTAGCTACATTAGAAACATCAACAGCTTTATTTAGAAAGGCAGTTGAAATACAATACCCTATTACTAATAGAGTGTCATCTCGTATTAGTATTCAAATTACTGGTGATAGTAGTGTAAATGTTACTATACCTAAATTTACTAAATTTGCTTCAGCTGATGGAACTATACAATTTCTTACAACTGAAGATGTAATATTAGTTTCTCAAGACGGTAAAGTATCTGGTGAATTATATCTTATTCAAGGTATTGTTTATAACTATGTAAAGACTATAGAAGAAGTTAACGAGATAATAAGAATACCTAATATAAACATTGATTCTACCACATTTAATGTAACAGTAACACAAGATGTTATTAATAAAACATTAGTAGAAAAGAATAACGTCTTATTTGATAACAGCTATTTTGTTAAACAAATCGTAGATGGTGGTTATATTGAGTTATATTGTGATGATAATTATCTTAATATAAATGATATATTTAATGTTGATTATTTGGTAAGTGAAGGTGCTGCTGGTAATGATATTAATAATATTACTTTACTTGATGATTTAAATATGACTAATATTACAATTACTCCATTAGGTTCAAGTTTCGGTGGTAAAGATCAAGTTGATATTGTTAAAGAAACAATTAATATGAAACAATGGACTAATGCACAAAATAGAGCTGTAACAGCTGAAGATTATAGAGTATTAGTATCTGCACATTTCCCAGAATTCAAAGATGTATATGTATTTGGTGGTGAAGATGCATCACCTCCACAATATAATAAAGTATTTATCAATGTTGATATCGAAGACGGGTTTTTATCTGATAGATTAGAAGATAATATTATTAATACAATTAGACGTTACAATTACTTAAATGGTCAGGTTGATGTTGAACAAGCACAAAAATTATGGTTTAATATCAATGGTACAATTTATACAGGTAATAATATTGTAAGTATTGAAGATATGAGTGCTCAAGCACAAACAACAGTAGAAAATTATTTTGATAATATTAGTAATCTATTTAGTGTATCACAATTACAAAGTCAATTAAATGAAGGTGAATATGTTGATACAAGTTATGTTGATTTCAGTTGTTTTAAGAAAATTAACCCACAAGGTTCTACTTCAATTGTTATAGATTATGGTAATCAAATTATAACATTTAAAACTAGTAACTTTGTTTATAAAAATGAAAATCATTATATTGAATATGTAAATGGTTCATTAAACTTATATAAAGCCACAGGTGGTGGAATATTAGTAAAACCAAATGTTGGAGATGTTAGTTCAAGTGGTATAGTTACAATATTTAATGTAGAAATAAATGAAGAAATTACATGTACAGTTAATTTCGTAAATCAAGATATTAAAAAAATTAGAAACAATACATTCTATTTAAGTGAAGTAAATATAGAAGGTAGAAGACTTTAAACAAAATTATAAGGAGAAATAAATGAGAGATTTTGATAAGTTCACAGAAGCAAATTATAAAGCATTTTTAGATGTGTTTTATTATAAATATGAAAGTGTTAATTTAAGTAAAACAGATATTGGTAGATTTAAAGCTAGATTTAAATCAGATGAAAAATGTGATGTAACTATATACAGTTTTCATAAAGATTATAGAATAATATTACAATCTATTGAAAAACTTTATGATGCAATCATCAAAGGTACAAACACTTTACAACATATTAATAATGTATCATATATGATAACATCTTTAGCTGATAAAAAACTTAAAAAAGAATTATATAATCATGTTATTAATAAAAAATATAACAAACATAAAAAAGCATATTTAAAGTTAACTGAAAATGAAAATAAATAAACTACATATAGAATATATTCTTAAAAGTCAACTTTCTTTAGATCAATTTAAAGAGACTGAAGAAAGAGAAGACTATGAAACTTCTGTACGTTTTTTACAACGTGGTTTAGAAGGTATTCTAGAAGATTTTAAAAAAGAATTGAAGAATAATGGCAGATAAAACACAAGATGTATTTAGCGATATACAATCGTTTGCAACCTTAAGAGGTTTTACTAGTGATAAAACTAAAAAATCTATTAAGTGGTATCAAGATCAAGTATCTCAATTTCAAAATATTAAACGTTTTGATATATTAGCAAGTAATAAGAAAAATCAAAGAGCAACTATTAAACCTGGAACAATGGCATTTTATTTCTATTCTCCAAAGATGAAAAAAGAGTTACCTTATTATGATACATTTCCATTAATAATTTATGTTGAACCCGCAGATGGTGGTTGGTATGGTCTTAATATGCACTATTTACCACCTGCACTCAGAGCTAAATTATATACTAAACTATTAAAATATAATTCGGAAAATAAATTTGATTTATCATATCAATTATTAAAATCACTTGGTAATATATGGAAACCTGCTTTCAAAAGATACCTTAAGAAACAAGTTAAATCAAATTTTGTAATTGTTCCTGAAGAAAGTATGACAGCTAGTATATTTTTACCGGTTGCTAGTTGGAAAGGTGCAACACAGTCTCAAATATGGAAAGATAGTAGGAAGCAACTGGTAAAAACATAAATTATAAATAATTATATAACTTAAAAAGGAATATAATTATGAAAAGACAATATAAATATTTTTATATATATAAAATAACAAATCTAATAACAAATAAAATATACATAGGTCAAAAAAGATCTTTTAAACACCCTTCTTGTGACGGGTATATGGGAAGTGGTAAATGTTTAAAAAATTCTATAAATAAACATGGTATTGAACATTTTAAAAAAGATATTTTAGAAGAATTCGATAATGAATCACTTTTAAATGAAAGAGAAATATATTGGATTGATAAACTAGATGCTACTGATATTAATATAGGTTATAATATATCTAGAGGTGGTATAGGTGGAACTGGACACAAAGGTTGTAAACATTCTAAAGAATCCAGAGATAAAATGTCTAAAAAATTAAAAGGTAGAACTGCATGGAATAAAGGTAAAAAATTACCACCTATGTCTGATGAACAAAAAGAAAAAAGAAGAATAAAAGCTCAAGGTAAAAAACATTATCATAATCCATTAACATTAGAGCAAAAATGTTTAATACCAGGAACACAACCAATTGGTTGGATTTTAGGTATGAATCCAAAATCAGTTGAAAAGAGAAGACAAACAGTATTACAAGAAAAAACATATAAGGGAAATAAACACCCTATGTATGGTAAAAAACACACTGAGCAATCTAAGAAAAAAATGTCTCTTTCTTCAAGAAAAATGGCTACAGGGAAGTAAGTATGATCTTTTCTAGATCATCTACTTCCTTTCTGTCTATAATTATATTATTAGGTTTACCTTTGACAGTATACTTAACAAGTATTTCATCTTGACCGTGTGCAATTAACGATTCAATTACAACACCTTCAGCTTTTTCTTTTATTTTTTGTTGAGCTTTTTGTTCTTCAATTCTTTTCTTAATAAATTTACTACAACAACTATAACATTCTGATTCAAAAACATCATTAAATGTTCTAAATTTTTTAATACACATTGAAAGTGTAGGTGTTCCTTTACCTTTAATCTTTTGATAAATTGCATTATCATAATTATCAATTTCTAATACAACAAAATTAACTGTATTATCATATAAATCTTTTGCAATAGCATAATATTTTTTACTCATAACTTATCCTTCTAATCTTTCTTATATTATAGTATATTTTTCAACTATCATCAACTAAAAAATTATAAATAATTATATAAAGCGAAAGATATAAATGCGCTAACATTTATATCTCTCTAACATCAATTAATAAGAAGGATTAATCGAATGTCTATAATTATTTATAAAAAAGTGTGTACTAAATGCTCACTCGAAAAGAATATTAATGAATTTTATAAGGATAGTAGTAAATATGATGGCTATGCTTGTGCTTGTAAAGAATGTTGTATTAAACATCGTAATAAATACCGTAAAGAAAATAAATCTAAAATTAAAGAATATTATCAAAATTATTACAAATCTAATAACTATAGTAAAGAATATTATAGGTTAAATAAAGATAAAATCAAGCAATATTATAAACATAAATATCACAATAATATCAATAAGAGATTACATCATATTATTTCCGTAACATTAAATAATATGATAAACAAGAAATATGACACATCCAAATATTTAAAATTATTTGGATATACGATAGAAGAGTTAAAGACTCATTTAGAAAAGAAATTTAAAGAGAATATGTCATGGGACAATTATGGAGAATGGCATATTGACCACATTAAACCTAAGAGTTGGTTTAGTGTTGACAGTGAACAAGAATTAAAAAAGTGTTGGAGTTTAGATAACTTACAACCTCTATGGGCTGATGAAAATTGGTCAAAAGGAAATAGATATAAAGGATAATATTTTATGACTTATGAAAATAAATTCAATAAACCTCCATATTACGATGATTTCAATAAAGAAAAAAATTACGTAAAAATTCTTATAAAACCTGAAGTTTCTCTTCAAACAAGAGAACTTAATCAAATTCAAACAAACACTCAATGGCAAAATTCACAAATATATGATTATATTTTACCTAATACTACGTTTGTTACAAATGGTGAATTAGATACATTTAGATGTGATTACGTTAAAATTGAACAAGTTGAATTTGATCATACTAATTATGAAGGTAATTATTTTGTAGATGTAGATGGATTAGTATCTAAATACATTACTGGTGCAAACAGTGATGGTGCAGATGTTACAAATACATTATATATTAACTATACAAATACTACTTCAACTTCAACAAAATATACACAAAACACTGATATTACAAAATGTGCTGTATTAGATGTTATTAATATTTCAGGTGAATATGTAATTGGTGATGTTATTACAGGAAGTATTTCAGGTGCTCAAGCTACAGTTTACGCTACAGATTTTGTTAATAATCAAATACATATAACATATGTAGATGCTAGTAGATTTACTTTTAATGAATCATTAATTGGTGCAAGTACAGGTTCATCAACGTTTGTAGAAGAAGTTGAAGAAGAAGAAACATTACATATTTATGATTCAGTAACAGTTGCAAATCCAATAGGTTATGGAAGACTAGCTTCTTTAAGTTCAGGTGTTTACTATTATAATGGTTATTTTATTAATATACCTAGACAAATATCAGTTATTGAACATTATAACTATATTAATGGCTATAAAATTGGTTTAACAATGGAAGAAAAAGTAATTACATCAAGTGATGATAGTACTTTACTTGATAATGCAGCTGGTTTTAGTAATGAAAATGCTCCAGGTGCTGATAGATATCAAATTAGTGGTATATTAAGTAGTGTTGGTTTATTTGCTGAAACACCAGAAAATTTCTTCACATTAGTTAAAATTAATAACAATGAACTAATTAAAGATATTAATCAAGAGCAAACAAGTCTTGATAGAAGATTAGCTGATAGAACATATGAAGAAAGTGGTAACTATATCTTAAATGAACCAAAATATAACATATTTGATTTCGGCGATGTATATACTCCAGATGATTATAAGTTTACAACACAAGCTCAAGCATTAAATTTTGCAAATGAAAAATTTGGTATTGATGGTGCATTCTCATCAGGTGGTTTCTGGTATCCATGTAACACACAAAATGAATTAGATGAAAATGTTGAATCTCACTATATCATTCAATTTGAACCTAATATTGCTTATATTAAAGGTTATAGATATGAATATGAAACATTACAAGAAATAATTTGTGATAAAACTAGAGATTCTAGAACAAATAACAATATTACATCTATTAAAGAAACATCTCCATATGTAAAGGTATCACCTATTACAAACTTACCAGATATCTCAAACTTAGAAGAGTTAGATATATTAGATGGTACTGATACTGTTATCGGAAAGATGAGAGTTGTTAATTTTGATAAAGAATCAACTTATTATAGAGTTTACTTTATTGAACATTCACTTAATCCAGGTAAAGAATTTGCCGTAGATGCTAAAAAATTAAGCGGAACAAATTTTGAAGGTACATTATTAATAGAAAACGATGTAGCTGTTCTTTATAACACAAACACAAATCTATTAATAGAAACACAATTTAACTCAGTTAGATCAATTTCTGATTTATCAATTAATGTTAAAAAATATGTTACTGGTACAACAGATGGTTCTGGTACAATATCATTTAATGCTGAAGCAAATGAAGCATTCTTACCATATAATGATGTATATTATACATTAACAGATCAAAGTGGTAATGTAGTTGATATTTCAGGTTCATTCAATTTAGCAAACCCTACTTTAACTTTAACATTAGGTGGTGCTTATGCTAATCAAGATATTGAATTTATCTATACTGTATTAGTTACAAATCCAATACAAAGAAATAAAACGTTAGTTGCTGATTATAATCAAGCTGTTGCTTCACCAGCAAATGAGATTGATTTAGATCATATCGATATATTTAGAATTAAAGGTATCTATGATTCAGGTGATACTGGTACTCCAGCAACAATAAGTGATACAAATGTTACTAATAACTATATACTAAACACTGGTCAAAGAGACTTATTCTATGATTTTGGATCAATTACATTAAAAGATGGTTATAATGAACCTACAGGTCAATTATTAATTGTTTATGATCACTTTACACACAGTAATGGAGATTATTTCTCAATATCTAGTTATAGTGTTGATTATGTTGATATTCCAACTTATACAGGTACTGAAAAAACATATGATTTAACAGATTGTTTAGATTTTAGACAAATTAAAACAGGTTCAGGTTTTGATGTTGCAGGTAAATCAGCAAACATATTGAATAATACAATTACACAATATGATGTTGAATATTATTTACCTAGAAAAGATCACATTATAATTAACTCATTAGGTGATTTAAATATTAAATATGGATATCCAAATGAAACATCTAAATACCCAATTATAAATAACAATAATATACTAATATTTAAGTTAGATTTACAACCATATGTAAAAACAATTAAAGATGTAAATGTAATTCCAGTATTCAAAAGAAGATATACAATGGAACAAATTGGTGAATTAGAATCAAGAATTAGATTCTTAGAAGATTATATCAAAAATATTTCATCAAATACATCTTCTGATGATGCAAATATCAATAGTATCTTTACAGATGATTTCACTAAATTATCTGGAGATATTGAAAACAAAGATTATAAAGCATCTGTTGATTTATATAATAACATATTAAGAGCTTATTCAGATACATATAGTTGTTCTTCTGAAGTAGAAAGTCAAAACAATGTAGTTGTAAATAATAATATCGTAAGTTTACCATTTACAGAAGCTACATACGTTACAACAGATACTCCAAATACATCTCTTAAAATATTAGTAAGTGATAAAGATAAAAATAACATCTATTTTCATATTGATACAGATACAATCACTAATTTTGATTTAGATAAACAATTTAAAGATAACACAAATAACACAGATATAAGTGATAATAACTTTATATATAACAGTCCATTAAATAACTGGATAGGAAACGAAGATGAATAAAAAGATTGATAACAATTATAAACCATATAGCTCACCAATTTCAACGGCAGTGAGTGTTAGTAATTTGAAACCTAATAAAGTTTATTATGTTTATATAGATAATAATCTGCTACAAGGTCAAGATTTTGTAGCAGATGCTGAAGGTAAGTTCAGTGGTACATTCCATACTGATGCACTTTTAGCAGGTATACATACATTGATGATTGCTGATAGTGATATATTAGTAAATATTGATTGGAAAATGGAATCAAAAATTAATGTTTCTAATGATCCATCAACTAATGCTTCACAATTAGTGTTAAAAGCTAATAATGTTTCTAATGAAACACAAGGTATATTTCAATCATTCTTTATAAACAATAACTCAGGTATATTTATTAATAAAATAGGTTTATTCTTTAAAAATAAACCAAATAAAGGTGTTAGAGTTGACATTAGATTAATTGAAAATGGTGAAGTTACAGGTTACATCGTACCTTCTACAATTAAAAATATTGACGTTGTTGATATTAATGTTGAAACAGAAACAGTGGTTGAATTTGATTACCCTATTCAATTAAGTGGTAACACTGAATATTGTTTACATGTTTTAACAGAAGACAGTAATTGTGAATTACTTGCACAAGATTACGGTATTATTGAAACATCAGAAACTATTTCTTCTAATTTAAAGAAAGAAAAACCTCAAGCAATTGGTTCATTATATTATTTTAATAAAAAATGGGAAAAAATATCAACTCAATCAATTTCATTTAAGATTTATCAATGTGTATTTAATACATCAGTTAACGGTGAAGTTAATTTAAATATCATAAATGATAATATTAAAACATTAAAATATAACCCATTATATAGTACTAATGGTTCAAATGTACTAACAGTATATGACGTATCTAATTTCAACGTAAATGACACTATTTATATTCAAGGTACAGGTGTTACAGAGATTGATGCTGAACACATCGTTACAGCTGTAGGTGATGGTTATATTGAAACTGATAACTATATAGATGGTACTCAACAACCTTTACCAAACTTCACAAAAACAGAATTCTTTGGTGGTACAAATGTTACTACAAATAATAACCTATCATTTGACAGATGTATTTTAAATATGAATGATATGGAGTTAGATAATACAGATGTTAAATATACAATTAACACAACTCCAATCGATAGAGTTATTAATACAAATTATGAATCAGTTTATAATAAAAAATTAAACGAATTTGAAAACAAAAAAATTATATTAGATGATTATAATAAAGGTTCAAATGAATACTTTAAAGTTAAATATGACATATCTTCAAATGATACTAATATTTCACCTTTATTAGATCTTAATAATATCAATGTATTTTTAATTAATGATAGTACAAATTCAAGTAGTTATCTATCAAAACCTATTACGTCAAGTGTTGCAGTTAATAGAGTTCAAGTTATATTTGAAACAATTAGAACACTTGATGCAGACTTCAGTGTATTTTTAATTTTAGATGGTGTTGAATATGAAATAACATCAAATAAATACTCATTATCTAATGAATGGATTAATTTTAATTATACATATCAAGGTGTTAGTTTTAGTGAATGTCAATTAAAAATTACATTTGATACAGCTAAATCAGCACAAATAAGAAATTTAAGAATTAAACTATTAAACAGTTAAGGAAATAACAATGACATTAAATTTAAATGAAGTTCAATTAACAGATCAAGTTAATGTATTAAGAAATCGTGTAAATGATTTAATTATTAACTTGAACAACGGTTATAATTCTATAGCTGTTATAGCTTCAGAAGCATCGCTACCATTAGTAGCAGAAAGAGAAAGTGATTTCTATTTAATTAGAGAACATACAGTAACTAAACAACCTGCAGTTGCGTACGTTGTTGATACTGCATGGTTCTTTGACACAATAGAAAAATATCCATATTTAACAGCTCAATATAAACCTGTAGATGCATCTCTTATTGGTTCTGGAGTAATAACAAATAAAGTAGTATTTAAATCAGCAACAACAGGTAAATGGGAACTTGCTAGTGGAACAGTAGATGATAAAAACCCAATGGCAATAGTAGGTATTGATAATAACTTAGTATTTTCTGGAATGTATTATAGTTCATCATTAAGTTTAACACCAGGTTCAAGATACTACTGTGATAATGTTGGTCAATTAACAACTACAGCAAATAATTATTATGTTGGTACAGCTGTTGATACTAAAAACATTTTACTAGATGGTTTTGGCTATAAATATGAAAAAGTAAACGCTTTAGAAACAGAATTAGATAATCACGTTCAAAACTTATCTAACCCTCACGCAACTAAAGCTGAAAATCTTTTATCAGATTCAACTAATGTAAATTACGTTTTAAAACCAAATGGTATTGGTGGATGTCAATGGCAACCAGTTAATTCAAGTGAATCAATGATAGGTGGTTTATTACCAAAATGGTATAATGCTTCATTACAATCATATACACCTGGTAATATATTTAGTGTAATTAGTCAAGACACGTTATCATTAAGTTCATTAAAAACAGGATTAGAACTATCATATACAGATAATATTACAATGCAATTATCTAATGGTTCAGCTATATTCTTAAATAATCAATTAATTAATGCACAAACAATTACTACAGAAGATTTTACACTATTTGGTAATGGTAAATTATTATTAAAACCTACATGTGTAGATTTATATGAAGGAATTACTTGGACAGATAATACAGAAGGTGATTGGACTGTTTCTTCTAGTGATAGAGCTGATGATATTTATGAAGTTATGAACGGTACTAACCTTAGTACGTCTATTACTGCACCTTCAAAAAATTATTGGATACAAGGACAAACAACAGGTTCTGCAGTTACATTATGTAAATATGCAATTAGAGCTGATAGTAATAGTGGTGTTGAACATCCAATTGATTGGACATTTGAAGGAAGTAGTAATGGTATTGATTGGACAGTTTTAGATTCTAGAGTAAATGAAGACTTTACTTCTGGTCAAGAAAGAGAATATGAATTTGAACCTCAAGGTGCATTTACTTATTGGAGATTAAATGTTTCTAATACAGTAATTGCTAGTAATACTGCTGAACTTAGAAAATTAACTATTTACGATTTAAAAGGTTCTTTAACTAGTACTTCTATAGATGCTTTTATAGTTTATGATGATACAGATCCTTCAGTTTATAATTATTTATTAACTAATGATCCAGAATGGGCTATTGTTCAAACTGAATTAAACGGTTATACAGATTATTTTAAATTGAATTCAGAAGCAATTACAACAGATGTTAATGGTGATTTAGAAGTATTTACAACTAAAAATATGCCAGATGATTGGTCTAAAGAAAATGAAATGTATATAAATGGACCAACTAAAGGTGGAACATTATTCTGGGGTGATTATGACTATTTAAATGCTATTGATTCAAGACAAACTAAAGAAAAATATTATGATAATGGTATATATACTACAGATACTTCAGATGTAGATGATTACCCTGGTTATCACGTATTTGATAACACACCAAGTACAAAATGGATATCAATGCAAAATATTTTATTATTACAACACACTTCACGTTTTAGTACACCTACGTATAGAGTAGATACTAACTCTATCGACTATGATGGAACTGATGATTTATCAGCATTTGAACTTTATAATAATGATTTATCTACAGCAGATGATTTTAGATATCATATAAGAATTAATTTCGATGCATTAAATAGAAATGCTGGATTCTCTTCTAACGGTAGTGATGGTGTAGAATGTTTACAATTATGGATGATGTCTGATAATAGATTAAAAATACACTTATCATCAAATGGTACATCATGGGATATTGCAGAGATAGAAGGTACTAAAAATGATTGGGTTACTGGAGTAGATTATGATTTTAGAATTTGGAAAGATACACCTAATGATAAATGGATTGTAGATTGGTCAGATGATGGTAAAGATATTGATGATATTACTAAAATATGGACAGTAGAATTTGATATTACTAATTCAAACAATTTATTTAACCCTACAACTGATAGATTCTTCACTCTTGGTGGTGACTTATATGGTGCAAATTATCATTTAAATGGTAAAGTTAGATTAAATAATACAGGAATGTATGCTAATGGTGCTTGGATATTACAACCTGTTCCAGATGCTGACATTAAACCAACTGCTTATATTGGTAGAAAAAATAGTGATAAAGAAGTTAATAGTGTTAAAATGATATCAGCTAATGATACCAGCACTAGAGACCCTATTTCATTTGAAGTTTTATCTACATCAGATGAAGTATTAAAACAAACTAAGAAAGGTTTATATAATTTTAATATTGATGAAGAGGGTAATGTTGATAGATGTTGGAGTACACCAAATGAAATTTTAAATCCTTCTACACCTTATTTTGTTACAAAATTATTTAATGAAACAAATAAAAGTGCTGATGACTGTTTCTTTGGTTCAACATTAGATTTAGATGACAATCCATTCTTTGTTGGTAGAGAAAATAAAACTGGTCAATCAATTAAATTCTTAGAATTGTGGAGTAGAAATAGTTCAATTACAGCTACACCAGCAGATTGGGAAGTGGTATATACTACAGATAATATTGCAGATACAGAAGAAATTGCTAATAATATTACTTATTATAATTCAGAAGCTAATTTTATTGATAATGTAAAGGGTGAATATTATTATGATACAAGTACTAATTTTAGTGATACTTCATATAATTATTTATCTCAAAATCTATTTAATAAGATTATGGCACATGCTGGAGATGCTTGGGAATCTTCATTATATCCAAGTGGATTACCATTAGTAAATCCTGTTCATGTTGGTAGAAAGAATAATACAAATTATGAATTGAATGCAGTTACTATTACAACATCTTCTGCTACTAATTATCATTGTCCAACTAAATTTGATATTGTTTATACTTTAGATAATATTGGATTCCAAGAAAATGATACTCCTAAATTAAGTGAATGTTGGTCAACAGGTGATCTTAACACAACTTATTCTAAAGATAAAGCTTTTGCTTTAAGAAATATTAATCTAAATGAAGGTTGGTTAGCTCCTAATAAAACTGAAGTTCATTTAGTTGGTAGAGTTAATACATCTGGTGCTGCAATTGAAATGATTCAATTAGAAACTAGAAATGATGGAACTAATGTTACATATCCTACTGATATTGATATTGTTTATACAACAGATCCAATTGCAGATGGTGCAACTGGTAATGATATTAGAAATCTTAACTTTACAACTGTTTGGACAGGAACTACAAGTTTTACCGGTTCTAAACAATTAGAAGATTTCACTCTTACTACACCAATTCCAGCTGGAGCAAAATATTTCTTAAGAATTAATGCAACAGGTGGTTCTACCTCTAATACAGGTATTGGTGTTATGAGACCTATTCCAAGATTAGATAATAAATCTATGGTTACAGCTTATACAACTGAAGCTTCAGGATTTACAGGTAGTTCTCAAGAAAGAACGTTTAATCTTACAACACACATTCCAAGTGGAGCAAATTGGTTTTTAAGAATTAGAGAAGCTACAAACGGAACAAGCCCTAATCAATATGTAAAAATTGGTAGAGTGATTGGTCACACAGATTTAAAGAATCTAAACTTTACTTCAGCTTATTCAAGTATTAAAGATATATTTGATGGAGAACAAAGTAATTCTAGAACAATTGAATTAGATACAGCAATTCCAGTAAATGCTAAATATTTCTTAAAAGTAAATAGTACGTTTAATAATGCTGGTTTTGATAGATTGGGGTTAGCTGGAATGATAGCGAAACCTGATTTTGATAGTTATACAACAACAAGTCACTTAACTGTTGCTGATGCTGGATTTACATCATTAGGTGAAGAAAAAACTTTTGAATTAGATACACCTATTGATGCTAATAAAGAAATGTTTATTAAATTTACAGATTATAAAGCTGCTGATAGTACTACAATGAGATATCCTGCTGCATCAATTGCTGATATTAATTTCATTTCTGAAAATTATCAATTAATACCAGAATTAGATAATACAACTAAAGCTTATATCGTGTCTAATGGTAGTGAAAGAGATATATTAGTAACTAATGATATTGATAAAACTATAAATGGTTCAATGTCACCAGCTAATATTTACACTACATATCAAGATATTGGTGCATTTATTACTGATAATAATAGTGATATTAGAGAGTATAGAACTAGAGTAACAGATTATAATAGTGTATTAACTAACTTAATGACAGCTATTAGACAAACATTTGGTTCATCAGCTGGGACACTTACTGTTGATGCTATTGCACCTTTAGGTACGCAAGAAATAGTTACAGCTAACTGTTCTTACAATAGGTCTTCTGATAAAACTTATAGATTAATTAATAATGATGGTTCTATTGAAAATGAATTAACTGCATATATGCATATAGATGATTCTGGTAATCATACATTAGCAAGCACTTTACAAGGTAATGTTTTAACTGGTGAAGATGGTACATATCAATTTTATGCAGAAGAAAATAGAGCTAGTAAAAATAGTATAACAGCATCTGGATGGATTTATAGGAGATAAAAATGGCAGAAGTAAAAACACACAAAATAGGTAAAAAATGGGTAACTGATTCCGAATATAATAAATATTTGGAATCACTACAACCTGAAAAAACTTATATTGATTTAAGAAAAGAAGCTTATGGTACAGTTGAACAACAAATTGAATTTATAACTGAACATGGCTTAACAGCTTGGAAATCAAAAGTATCGGAAATTAAGAAGCAATATCCTAAGCCTGAATAGATAATTATAAATAATTATATAGATAATAATTTAAAAAGGTTAGAGATGAGTCTTAATAAACGAATCAAATTAGATCAATTAAACACAGAAAATGTAACTGCTTTATATATCTCTTCTGATATCATAAGTGGTTACAACCCTGTGTCAAATAGTTATGATAATCATTATTTAAAATATAGTAATAATGTAAATAATAATATACAAGCCAAATATGGTATTGATGTTAGTAGTTTAACGGTAAAAGAAATTTTAGGAAACACAGGTGAAATTATAGTTGATTATAATGGAACTGATGTTATTGCGTTATTAGTGTTTCCTGCTGAATACACTGTAGATAGAGTAAATCAAAATGGTGAAGGTATTTTTATTGATGGAGCTTCTGAGAGAATAGGTTTATTTGCTGTAGACGCAAGCTCTTTTACAGAAGATAAAATTACAAATGATAGAAGAAGTTTAATATTAGATAATAGTGGTGAAGAAGTTATTGCAGAATTTCTTTACAGTTTATCTGGTAATATATTTGCATAAGGAAGAAAATTATGGCAGGAATGATTTATGAATATGTAGGAGGTACCAAAACTGGTGGAGGTGGCGGTGGACTAACTGTTTATGACAGTTACTCTGATTTACCTGATCCAACAACAAGTTCTGGAGTCATGGCTTATACAGCAAATGATGATGGTGGTTATTTTAGTTGGAAATCACTTAAAAGAGTTTGGGAATGGCCAAGAGGTATTTATATATCTAATGGAACCGAATGGAACTTATATACTCAACAAGTAAGATTAGCAGAAGATTCAGGTACATTAATTAATATAGCTAATTATAGTGAATGGTTAACAGTAAATGAAGATGTACAACAATATGCGATTAAACAATTTAATCAAGTTTTATACAGAAATAAAACAGGCGCTTATACATCAACTGAACCATTTGATGATACAGTAAATTGGGAAGTTGTTAGTTCTGGTGGTGGAATTTCATCTTTACAGTTAAAACAGTTAATGTGTGGATAAGGATAATATAATGGCACAAGTAAAAGAAAATCAAATTACAATTAATAATTATACATTTACACCAGGTGCTGCCGGTGTAGGTACAATAGTTTTTAATGATTACACTTCTATTGAGAAAGAAAGAATATGTTTTATTTCTAATTTAGAAAATGGAAATGAACAACCTATTTATGCATTTGCAGAATCGGGTTATAATTGTACTGTAGCAGGTAATGTAATTACATTAGAAGTTGATACTACAGGAATGGCTAATAATCAATTAAGAATTAAATATATACAAGATGATGTATCTCAAGATGTAGACTTACAAGCAGAAAGAATAGTTAATTTAACACCTGAGTGGGCTAAATATACAGATCCAGAATCATTAATTGATACGCAAGATCTTACAGATAATTTTGTAGATTTTGGTCCAGAAATTGATATGAGAGGTTATAATAGATTAGGTTTATTTATCATTGGTGATGTTAATGATTCACAAAATGTAGATTTAAGAATATTAGCAAAACATGAGTTTAATGGTGTTGATGAATATTCTATTATTAATGATCTTGAAAATGGTGAAGTTAGACTTTGGGATGATACTAGTAATGATATTAAGATATATAGAGAATTCGAAATAAATGGCGCACCAATTCTACAAATTCAAGCTAAAGCTGAAGTAGTTGGTACAACACCAGGTGATTTATCATTAGATATAGTTAAATCAAGGGGGTAATATGACAGGTTTTTTAAGAGGATTTCCATTTTTAAAATTTAATTTAAAAGGTGATGATAAAGGTGTAATTGTCGAAGATGGTCAATTATCGGTTGGAACTGTTGATAAACCTCAAGAAACTGTTCTTGGTGGAGGTGATAGTGTTCCGGTTGATATGGCATTTCACTGTACGTTAGCAAATACAACTGGTTTAACAATCACGTCAGCAATTAATGTATCACAAATATTAAATTCAGATACAGGTTCTACAACCGGTTTATTCAATGGTGAAACTGTTGGTAATTATTTATTAGTAGGTTTTGATTATCCATTTGGTGGTGTTAAAGCTAAATATACTGATGGAGGAACTATTGAACCTGCAAATATTCAAGCAGATTATTTACAAGATAATATACCAACATGGTTACCTGCTAGTGTTATGGCTACTGATGCTAATAATATTAATTCGACGGGTTCACAAAAAGGTTGGCAAATAGGAAGTACAGTTGATGGAAATGAGCAGTGGAGATTTGGATTTAATCCATTTGATTTACCAACTACATGGGATAAAGTTACATTAAATATTAATGGAACTGATTATACAAAATACTGGGCTAGGTTTAGAATAACATCTACAATTACTAGTGATATGACACTAGAACAATTAAAGATTCACACAAATAGATTTGAAGTAAATGCTGATGGAGCTACTGAGTATTTTGGAAGATCAAGATATTTAAGAACATTACAATCAGGTATTGATAAACTAGTAAACAATACACAGTCAAGTCCAGCTAATCAAAATGTTACATATCAAACAGGTACAGTAGTAGCGAATTACACAGATAATCAATTTAATGCGAATGCTCTAGATAGTGCATTATTAGTACAAAATATTGAAGCAGGATTAGATACTTCAATACCGTTAGTATTAAGTATAAGTTATTACGTTGAAGGTGCAAATACAGGTGATATGCAGTGGTTTGCAGATGTATTTCATGTAAATGATGGTTTTATATATGATGGTTCAGCAACACCTATAACGTTCGTAAAAACAGAACAAATAATAACACCGTCAAATTTAGAAAGAAGGACTGCAAATATACTAATAGATGTTAGCCAATTAACAGATGCTGATGCTATTTTAATTAACTTAAATAGAGACGGTCGTGCAAGTAACCCAAATGATACATTAGATGCTGCTTGTGTAGTTACTAACGTAAGATTATCTGGTTATTTTTGGAGACCATAAAGGAAAAGAAATGGAATTTATTGAAAAAGGTAAAAAAGCTTGTTGTAACTTAACAGCAGAAAAAGCACAAGATATTTATTCAAGAATGAAAACACATGGAAATGTAGATATAGCTTTTAAAGAAACTGATGATTATCATAATCGTGAATATAAACAAGTTGATAAAGAAGCTGATAGAATTAAATCTGAAGTATATTCTAATATGGTTACAGATAAACCTAGTACAATTGAAGACTTAATTTCTTTAATTAGTTCTGATTTATTAGATGTACAAGAAGTGTGTGAAGATGTAGTAGCTTGGTATGGTGGTCGTGGATTTTCTGAACCTACAACATGGGAGGATTTTGTTGCTTCATTCGAAATAGGAGATATTTAGTATGAGTAAAATATTTGACTTAGATTTAAGAAAAGGTAGTTTTGTAGAAGATATTAATAAATTTATATATAATCCTTCTTTTGGATTAAAATTTTCTAAAGGAAATAAAGGTATTTCAATTAGTGGAAATAACTCTACTCCAAATTATCAAAATGCTAATTCTAATATTAGTTTATCAAATATGAATAAACATTTTGTTATGGAATTCTGCTATGACGGTAATTCAGGAATTAATGCTTGTCCATTTATAATAGGTCAAGAAGGTGCAGGTAATACATATTTTTTCCCTTTTATAGTTAGTGCTAATAATATTTATATAGTATTAAGATATAATGGTACTTATATAGTAAATACTTCATTTCCTGTTGATTTTAAAGAAGAAAATCACGTAATATTTACTGCTAATTGCGAAACACAAAAATGGGAATTATTTTTTAACGGTGAAAAAATAATTAGTCAAGATTTTGTAAATCCTATAACAGATTTTACAGAATTTCAAAATAATTTACCATCATATTTACATGCACAAGGTAATACATCAAGACCATTTAGAGGAAGAACATATTATATACGTTTTTATAATGAGTTATTAAGTCATAGAGAAAAATATAAACTGTATCAAGAGTTTTTAACATCTCAACCATTAGAAATTCAAAAGAAGAATTTCTCTTACCCTAAACCACCTTCTTTATTTAAAGAAGGTTTAATTGCCGCTTATAATATGATTCCTAGTTCAGAAAAAAAGCTAATTGATATTAGTGGTAATGAAAAAGATGGAGAAATAATTGATGGTATTGGTACTAAAGATGGTATGAAATTCAGAGATGGTTCACATGTAAAATTACCACCCGTTATACTTAAATCTAAAAAACAAGTTATATTTATAAGATTTAAACTTAATTCTTTAGGTAGTAATCAAGGTATTTTATCATGTGGTAGTGTATTTAATACAACTAGTCCATATTTACTGTTAACAAATAATTCAACAACTAATTTATCAATATATAATGAAACTACTAAATATTTTAATATAACAAATACATTAACAACAAATACTGTATATGATGTTATACTTATAGATGATCCAATAAATTTAACTCAAGATATTTATTTTAATGGTAAGTTTATAGCTTCAAGAGCAATAGGTAATGTTTTAGGAACAAATGATTTCACATTTATAGGAACAGGATTTTTAGCTAATAATGATAACGAGATTTTAGATTTTAAAGTTCAAGATGATGTTACAGAGCAAGAAATTAAAGATTATCATAATCAATATGCTAATCAAATAACCTTTAAAGATGATTTTGAATATGAATATGCTGATGATACTAATCAAGTACCTAAAGAATGGTCAAAACATAGTGGAAATTTTGAAATTATAGAAGAAAATAATGAAAAATCACTACAATGTGTTAATGACGGTAGTATAGGATTTCAATCTAAACAAGCATATGGTACTTGGGAATTTGATACTATTAAAGATTCAATAACAGCTTATAGCAATCATAGGTTTATAGCATCAAATATTGATGATTCATTAGCAAATGTTGATTTTGTTTATACTTTAAATCTTTATAATGATAAAAGTATTAGATTATATTTAGTTGAAAATGGTGTAATTAGTAATTTAATTTTTTCTTCAGGTGCAAATTATTTTGATTTTGATACTAATTATAGAATTAAAATTACACGTGACATTGGTGGAGAATTTAAAGTTTATATAAAAGGTGGTTCTTTTGGTAATAAATTTACATTAGTTGGTACTGGAGTTGATAATACACAAAAAGAATGTAATAATTTTTTTATTTTTAGGTTTAATGGTAATGATTCATTATCAAATATAGTTCTAAAGAAAGGAATTGAAGTATAATGATAAATTTAGCTAAAAGAAATTTTAATTACCCTAAACCAACATCTTTAGATAGAGATAAATTAGTTGCTGCTTATAATATGATTCCATCTAATAATATCTTAAAAGATATCTCTGGTAATAACAACAATGGTAATATTACTGGTAGTTTATCTACAAAAAACGGTATGAGATTTAATGGTATCGATAACTATATAACTTGTCCAGATAATAATCTTCCAATAGGTTCATCTCCTAGAACATTTAATATTATATTTAAATCTTCACCTAATATTACTGATTTATATAGATATGGTAATGAATCAAATGGTGAGAGAATGTCATTTACTATACGTGATGGATATATTTTATCAACAGTCTTTGGACACGCATTTGGATTTCCTTTTATTAATGATAATAAAATACATACACTTACAATTATTTTTCCTGAAGGTGAAACACTTAGTGATAAATTTATATTTTATTTTGATGGTGTAAAACAAACTCCACAGACTTTAGTTGGTACTGTACGACCTGTTAATACGGTTTTAACGGGTAATTCTTATATTGGTGCATATCCACCAGGTTCAGATTATTCTGAAGTAGAAATTTATACTTTAGAGTATTATAATCGTGAATTAAAAGAGAATGAAATTGAAGAATTTCATAATAATTATGCAAAGCAAGTTTATTTTAAGGATGACTTTGAATATGATAATGCATCTCCATTAGGGTGGACTTCTAGTAGCGGCAACTTTATAGTAAAAAATGTAAATAATCAAAAAATGCTAACTTGTGAAGCATCAGGTAACATTAGATTTAACTGTGAACAAGCTTATGGTACATGGGAATTTGATTTTATATATAATAGTGGTAATTTCTTATTTGTAATTTTCTTTTTAGCAGATAAAATCACTGCTGTAGATAGTATTTCAAATGGATATAGGTTAGCAATTTATAGTGATGGAACACAATATTTAGATAAAGTGATTAATAACATACCAACAACTCTATATACTACAGATACTAATACCTTTGAATCTGGTGAACATTACTCTTTTAAAGTTACAAGAGATTATAATAATGAATTTTCTTTCTATTATAAAAAGAAAGAAGAAAATAATTATATATTAATTCCAGTTTTAACAGGTTCAAACCCTTTAGTTGATTCAGATATTACATCTTCAAAATATTATGAATGGCAAAGTCTAAAAATTGGTGATGGAGATTCTATAGGTAATTTAATATTTAAAAAGGGAATAGAAGTATAATTTTTAACATAAAAATTATAAATAATAATATAAGAAGATAAAAGGAATGATAATGCAACATTTAGATGGACAAATAGTTACACCAACATGGGCTGAAATTTCAGGTGTTTCAGGTGTAGTAGGAGAATTTAAAATTGGTAATGAAGGTAATAATATTATGTTTTTATCTGTATCTCCAACACAACCGGCTCAAGATTCACAAAAATTTGAAAAACTTTTTCAACAATCATTTAAAATAGTAGAAAATGTTGCTGCGGATAATATTTGGATACGTTTAGCAGATTCTGCTGGTACACCAACTACTAGTCGTTTATCAATATTGGTTAAATAAGGTTGTTATGTGTAAAATAAAAGATAAAATTAAATTTGGTCAATTAGATGAAGCAATGTTAATGATGGTTCATCTTATGACTGAATCAAATCGAAAAATTGAAGCTATTTATGATAATAATGTCAAGATAGAAAATAAAATAGAAAAAATAGTTACTAAAATTAGTGAAATTGAAGAAATTGCTACTGATATTGACAAAGCTGTTAAATTTAATCACACTAATTGTAACAAATGTATAAAGGAATCGACATGCAAGTTAACAGCCCTTCTTCCGAAAACCTAATTATATTGGTAGAACAATATAAAACGATTTCAAAGAATGTTGATGCGATATTAAACAGCCAGGAAAAATATAGAGATAAATTATATGAGTTAGAAAAAAGTGAAGTTGCTTTAGAAAATTTAATAAGAAACTTTGAACAATTTAGAGGTCAATTTGACACACTAATAAGCTCTAAATCTTTCCCTTTACCTGGTTGTCATAATAATTATGATGCACTAATAAGTGAAATTGAAAAAGTTAAAGCAAATATAAGAGAAGAAGTTAAATCAATTAACGATCATGCCAGTAAAAAATGGGATGCTCAACATACATCAAATGCTGATCAAGAAAAAAGAATTCAAAAAATAGAAGATTTGATTTCATTTATACAATATATTCTAGCACCTATCTATGGTGTTTTAATCTCAATAATATTATATAAAATATTTTAAGGAGTTATTATGAAAGAATTTTTAGAAAAATTAATACGTGTAGATAACGAATATTGTGAGAAAACATTTGCAGGTATTATTTTAATGATAGTTGGTACTATTACTATACTTACATGTGCTTGTTTAGGAGCTTCATTAGAAGCAGGTACAACTATAATGCAATTAGCATTAGGTTGTTTTGGTATATCTTCTGGACAAATTGTTTTATCAAATAAAAAGGATAAATAAATGAAATTAACTGATAAGTTAACTAATGCTTTTAATGTAGAGAAAATTGGTGAACATCTTTTAGGTGATCAATTATATGATGCAGTATTTGGTGAAAAAGAACAAGGTTCAAGTAATACAGCATCTACGTTAAATAATGTTATTAATAAAAATATTGATCTTAAATATTATAGTTACCCTGAAAATTATAATGATTTTTCAAACTCATATATAGTGTTTTATATTAATAAAAATAAGAAAAGAGAATTTAAAGTAACTGATAATAAATCAAATTCTACTAACTTATATGCTTCTAATACTGTAAATAATAGTAATTTTATACCAACTAAATCTGACACTAAACTTGAAAGTAATTATTTATCAGACACTGGTGGTTATACAAGAATAGATCAAGCTATTTCACTTTATATACCTGATGGTATTGAATATACAACTGAACACAATTGGAGTGCTGAAGATACAAGAACTGCTGTAATGGCAAAAAGATTTTTAGAACTTGGTATAGATATTATATCAGATCCACTATCATTAATATCTAAAGGATCACAATATTGGGATGAAATAGGTCCAAGTGCTCAGAGAAAAATAAAAGAGTCATTGTTAGGTAGTTCAGGTAAAGCCTTTTATGCTGGTAAAACTAAAGATATTGTCAATCCTAGAACAGAATTTTTATATAATTCAACATCACCTAGAACATTTAATTACACATTTAAATTTGCACCTAAGAACATTAAAGAGTTAGAAACAGTTTATAATATTATAAAATTATTTAAATATCATTCATATGCAAGTTTAGGTGTTACTGAAAAAGGAATGGCTTCCGGCTTCGTTAACTTCCCAAGTACATTTGATATTAAATATTACACCGGTGGTCAAGAAAATAAACATTTTATTAATAGTACAAGTTGTGCATTAACTAATATTACAGAAAATTTAACTGGTGCAGATGGTGTATATTCAGTGTTTTCTAAAGAGTTAATGAAAGATTCTGGTATGGAAAATCAAGAAGTACCTGCAGCAATTATGCTTACATTAACATTCCAAGAACTTGAGATGATCACTAAAGAGCGTTTTATCGAATTAAATAAGTAATCATACTTTCTTTTCATCATTTTATTACTCCAAAAATTATAAATAATTATATAAGGAGTAATAAAATGATGAAAACGAAAATATGTAAAAAATGTAATGTTAAAAAATCTATTGATATGTTTTCAAAACATAATGGTTTTAAAGATGGTTATACTGCTACTTGTACAGAATGTATAAGAAAAAAGGAAAGAGAAACGTATCAAAAAAGAAAGAATAAATTACATAAAAAACATGCTGAGTATAGAGAGAAGAATAGAGATAATATAAATAAACGAGCTAAAAAAAGATATTACAAAATAAAAAAAGATATAAGAAAGCAAAGAGAAAAAGATAGATTAATCAAAGAATCTTACAATTATTATGAACGAAATAAAGAGAAAGTTAAATTATATCAAAAGAAAAGATATCAAGAAAATAAAGATAAATTAAAAAAGCAATCTAAATTACGTCAAAATAAAATAAAACAAAATCCACAATTATATAGAGAAACTTTAGATAAAAGAAATATATATCAAAAGAAAAGATATCACAGTGATATTAAAATAAGACTTAGAAATTCTATTTCATGTGGAATTAATAGATGTATTGTAAAGAATCAATCAACATCTAAATATCTCAAATTGTTTGGATATACAATAGAAGAATTAAAATCTCATCTTGAATCTCAATTTAAACTAGGTATGTCTTGGGACAATTATGGTAGAAAAGATAATGTAAAGTGTTGGGAAATTGATCATATTAAACCTGTAACACTATATGATTACAATGATGAACAACAACTTATAGAATGTTGGAGTTTAAATAATTTACAACCACTATGGGCTATTGATAATAAAATAAAAAATGATACATATGAAGGTAAGTAATGGTAGCAATTAATGTAAAAACTAAAAATCATAATGAGTTAATTCTTGGTGAATTAATGCAATTCAACGAGTCTAATGAAGAACAATATAAACTTGAAGTTATGTATCAAGAAGAATATTTAAACGTTAATGAAGATATTCTTAAAACTAATGAAAAAACAAATAAAGAAATAGCTAAATCAAACAAAATTGATAAAAAGCAAACAAAAACAGAAGCTAAACAGCAGACAAAATTAGTTAAGACAATGAATAAAATGTCTGATAGAGTTAGTAGTTCGATCAAAAATATTAACTTAGGTGGTAAAATAACTGATGTTGTTAGTGATGTTAGAAGTGAAGCAACTGGTTTAGCAAGTGAAGCAACTGGTGGTTCAATTATAGTTGAAAAAGTTGGTGCTGCTGTAGCTGGTGTTGGTGCTGCTGTACAGGATGGTTTTAGAAATGTTGGTGATAGATTTTTAAAAAATTTAGGTTTAAATTTTTTCGATGATGTAGAAGATGTGAGAAGAAATGAATTATTAGATAAAATTGAAAAAAATACTAGTCCTAAAAAAGAACCTAAAAAAGAACAAATTAAAGCTAGGTTCAGAGAAAGAACAGACGTAACAACACCTTCACAAAAAGTTACAGATATGATGAAAAAAGATAAGATAAAACCTAAAAAGAAACTTAGTGATTCTATAATGGGTAAAGTCGTAACAGATGGTATCTTAGATTTACTTAAAATTGGACTTATTACTGGTGTTATTATTATGGTTGCTAAAACATTCGGTAAAGCAATTGTTGATGAAATCAAAGAATCTCTTGGTCTAAAAAAGAAAACACGTGTTGAAAAATTAAGAGGTGATTTAGGTGAGACATCTTTAGAAATTCAAGATATACAACGTAGATTAAATACAGATTTTAAAGATATTAAATTTAAAGATGCGTTAGAATTTAAAAGTAGAGAAACATTAGAAAAAGAGCTACAGAATTTACAAAATAAACGAAGTCAACTTGTTAATACTATTCAACAAGAAGCTAAAAAAGAAAAAACCGGGTTTAATATACTGAACCCAAAACTAACTAAAATTATATCTATTGATGAAGAAAAGCAACCACCTCAAATGATGCAAGATTCAATAGGTGGTGATGAGAAGAAAATTAATAAGGTTAATAGAAATGATAAACTTGATAAGATACTTGATACAACATTATTAAAAGATCAACGTGAATTAGAAACAACTAATATGCAAATGACACCTATTACTAATACTACTATTAATAACAATAATGTTGATAATTCAACATCAACTAATATGGGTATGTTGCAGACAGCTAGTAGAAATCCTAATGCTAGTTTTGATCAATTTAATCAAATGAATAGGAGTTACTAATGTCAAATAAGGAGAATTTATATAATAAATATTTTATATTACCATATGATTATGATGAGTTTTTAGATTCATTTAACTATTTTATTAAAGTTAAAAAGAACGTTCATAAACCTCATTTATTAAATAATTATTTAAGAATATTATTTAATTCATTTAAAAAAAATTTCGTTATTCTTTATTTAAAAGAAACAACTAATGAATGTGAATTTCAAAAGATAATGAAAATCATAGAGAAATTATAAATAATTATATAATTAAGGAGAAAAATAAATGGCAATACCAAAAATTAACTATGCAAATATTGATTTAATATCACCATATACTAATAAAAAATTAACATTTAGACCAATATTAGTGAGAGATATTGAAGAAGAACTAAATATTGAAGAGCTTGATACTGTAAAACAAATAAGATACATTTGCAATATCTTAAAACGTTGTATCATAGGTGAAACGAATGATTTAAATAATTTATATTATTTTGAAGTTATATGGTTCTACCTTAAGTTAAAAGCTTTCTCTGATACAGCTATTATACCAGTTACTATGCAATGTGAAATTCATAATATAGCTTATAATACTACTATTGATATTAATGATGTAAGAATACCAGAAAATAAAACTTTTAAGAAAGAAATTGAATTATCTAATGGTTACACATTATGGTTAGAATATTATAAGTATAAAGATATTTGTTATCTAACTGAGGAAATAAATAAAATTGTTAATTATACTATGATAAAAGGTTGTGTAATTGATGGTGAATTCAATGATTGGCAAGATGAGACTGTAGAAGAAAAACAAGAATTTATGAATAGTTTAAAAGCTTCTGATTTAAATCATTTCAATCAATTTATATTAGAAATGCCATTACCATATCTAGCTCACAAACATAATTGTAAAGAGTGTAAAACTGATGAAGAATCATACATCTATAATATAAACAATTTTTTCGTTTAGTGAGAATCGAGATAGACCAATACTTTGAAAATAATTATTTTCTTTATAGTAACGGGTTCTCAATAGAAGGTGTAAATGATTGGTCTCTAAAACAAAGAAATATCTATATTATGGTAGGTAAAAAGAAAATACAGGATGATATGAAATAATGAGATATGATGAAATTCTAAATACACGTGTTATTGGTGATCAATATCAAAAGGATTTTTTAGAAAAATATATTATTAAATATGAAGATATTAATGAAATTGCTATCGAATATTATATTCTAGATGGTAATACACCTGAAAGTATTGCAGAAAAAGTGTATGGAAATATGGAATATGAATGGATCATTATGCTAATTAATAAAATTAACAATAGAAACAATGATTGGCCATTAACGTCATCAGCATTATTAAAATATGTAATGAAAAAATATGACGGTGATGTTCACGGTATTCATCACTATGAGGATAGCTTAGGTAATATTGTTCAAGATGATACAAAAACACCTATTAGTAATTACACATTTGAAGAAAGAATAAATAATAAAAAAAGAAATATTCACGTACCTACTATGAGATTTTTAGAAAGGTTCAAAAGAGAAGTATATAGGAATTTAAGTTAGATGATAGATACTAAAAGAAAATTAGCAGATCTTGTATTAAGAAAACTAGGTCATCCAGTGATTAAAATAAACATTTCTGATGATCAACTTAATGATGCAATTAATGATGGAATAAAATTATATAATGAATACTCATCAGAAGCTAATGAAAGTATATTAATTGATGTTGAATTAACGCAAAATTTAATTGATAAAAAACAAATTTTCTTACCTAATAATGTGTTTGCTATTGAAAAAATATTTACTAATTCTAGTATATTTGGTCAAAATAGGGATCCATTATCATTAGGTAGTCAAATTAAAATACCAATGGTTCAATCATATTATAATTATTATGATAACGATAACATTGGTAATAAAGATTTAACAATGTCTTGTTATTATATTAATATGATGAATATCAATATGATGGAAAAACAATTAGGTTGGATTACTCAATATAAATTCAATAGAAACACTAAGAAACTATCATTATTTGAAGATTTTTCTAATTATGCTCCAGGTGATAAAATTGGTTTTATAGTTAAAAGTAGTTTAATATTACCTTCAGATAATTTAACTGATTCAATTGCAAATCCCGCTTATGGTGATAATTCATTAACGAAACTTTGTATAGGTTATGCTAAGCAAATTTGGAGTGATAATCTTAGCAAATTTGGCGGTATTAAAATGCCAGGTGGTATTGAGTTTAATCACGTAGATATTAAACAAGATGCTACAAGATTATTAGAAGAAGCAAAAGAAGAGTTGATGGGTAATTATTCAGATTCAATGGTTCCAATTATAGCTTAAGAATAAAGTAAACCTGCTAATTAGCAGGTTTAACTATGTCATTTGCAAAAAACACTATTTGTTTAGGATTATTTTTAGCTACTTCTACACCTCTAAAACAATTACCTTCTACATCAGTAATACGGACTAATATTGGTTCATTATTAGCATATGTGTGAATTTTAATTACACAACCCTTTTCATAATTCATAATACACCTCTATAATATGATTTGACTTCTATTAAATTCAACAGGTGTTTGTTCATTACCAACAGTAAAACCTTTATATTCTGTTTCACCAATATCATCATAATGATCATATAATTGATCATGATATATAATCTCAGTAATTTGAATTAATATAGGTTCTTCAAATTCTGGAAATTTAACTTTAACTATTTGATTTTCTTTATATTTCATATCAGACCTCCTACTTCTAATAATATTATAGTATATTTATTAGGTTAAATCAACACCATTCTCCTTCAGCGGTATTTCCAATAACTTCAAATACAAAATCACTAATAACTAGTGCATCAAGAAACCAAGTTTCACAATTACCCCATTTATGATCAATAACAAAGTTTTTAATTTCACTTTTAAAGAAAGATTCTTCATCTTGATCAAATACCAACACTTCATTATCTTTAGGAGTATTTTGTTCAATTTGTTCTCTCATATTAAGATTAGTAAAAGTCTTCATTTTATGAATAATTTGACCACATATAATATCACCATCAAATATAGGTGTTCCATGTATATCATTAAATTTAGTTTGTTGTTGAAGATATTTTAAGTCGTGTGATATGAAAGCTTTTATATCAGTGTCATATACAAAACCTAATTTATTCATAGATTTACTTAAATATTTTAATGTTATAAATGTTAATTTACCAATATGTGTATCTTCAATATCACTTAGATATATTAGATAGTTATTTTCATATAAAACTTTCACAGGAACTACAAATTGATAATCATCAATATCTATACTTGCTCTAAATTTAAACTTATACATTTCTCTCTCCTCTAATTACTCTATAATTTTACTCATATCAGGTTTAGTAGTTAATACTTCTTCAATATAATCTTCTAAATCAAAGTTATCCATTCCTGTTTTAAATAAGTAAAATGGTTCATCAACATGATCATAATAATAGTTATTAGCTTCATGTCCATGTTCATAATATTCTATATCCCAAGCATCATAACCCTGTTCACTGTTTTGCTTCTTTATTTGTTCAAATTGAGCAGCAGTTAAATTCTTAGCTCTAATAATAAAGCTACTTGAACTACTGTTACTCACAAATCCCATTCTTTTTTTCATAATTACCACCCATAATCTGTGTCAACTTCAATACCATAGTCTGTATCATTTGTTGTTTCTTCAATTTCTGTTTTAGCTGGTGTATATTGATTCACAAGACTATCAACTGTTTGTTCAGTTTCAACACTAACATCTATTCCAATTGGTTTAAATCCATCATCTGGATTTTTCATCATTGTTTCTTCAACATGTACTAAAAATAGTGTAAGTATTATACCGCCGAATCCAATACTAGCTACTTCATCATCACCATCCAATACTCCAAGTATTAGTGAAAGTAAAGAAACTATTAAACCAAATATTAAAATTACTATCATTATTTACACTCCTATTTTTTATATTTCCATTGAGCAGCAGCTTTACAAACTTCTTTCTTAAAATGTTTCTCATCCATTCCCTGTTCAGTATACTTATCTAAAAATACTCTCTCCTCTATTTGAATATCTTCGATTAGTTCATTACTAAACTTTTTAAAATCATCTTGATCAAATTGCTCTAATCTAGAATTAGTTACAAATTCATTAGCTGCTTCTATAGCTAGTTTAATTGAATGCTCTGTATGAGGATCAATTGGTTTTGGTTCACGTTTTTCAGTTTTTTCATGCTCTTCACCTTTTATCTTACATTGATAAAGTACATCGTCACATTTATATGAAAGAACAAAACCTTCCATAATATTATCTTCAATACCAAAATATTTACCAATGAATGAAGCTTTTTCATTTCTTTCTAGTAAACCTTCAATAGCTTCAATATAAAATGGTAAACTTCCTAGTTTAATTTCTTGATTGACACTACAACTATCCATATCAACTAATCTAAATACATTTCTATCTAAACCATGATATGTATTAGGATGAACATATGCTTTAATTTCTCTAGGATGTTTTTCAGCATCTTCTTTTTCCATATCTTTTATATCTTCTAGATATTTCTTATAATCAGCTGTGTTAACAACATAGAAGTATGGAAACATAATCATTCTTTTATCTAGACCAGTTACACAAGTCTTTTGTGCAATTTTTCCACCACATAATTCAAAATATACAACTATTGAATGTGTTTCGAAATCAATGTTATTCATAACAGCTAGATAATCAAGATAATCTTTAAACATTGTACGTCTATCTTCTACAAATCGAGTACAACCATGACTATCTTCTTTACCTAAACCTAACACTCTATTTCTAGATTGAACCCATAATCCATCTTGATTATTAAATCCAACACCTGCATTAGTTCCATGAATTTTCTCACTAACATTTAATAGTATTTTTGTATCTTTACCTTCTACATTTTCCCAATTATATAGAAAATTTCTTTTATGTGGTATCTTTGAATATTTTACAAACATTTCTCTCTCCTCTATTTGTATCTTCTTTAATTTATTATTAAATATTAAGTTAGTGGAATCAACTATTAATTAAAATAAATCATCAAAACCATATCTAATAACAGTATCCCAACCTAACTCATCTATTAACACATGAACTACATCTAAAAATGCCTTTTGGAATAACATTTCCCAATCAATATATGGAACAAGTTCTTCAGGTAATTTATCATCAAATGCAATTACAACCTGTTGACCAAATAACGGATTTATTGGTTTCAAATAACAAATATGATATTTTCCATTTTCTGAGATTGGATTCATATCAACATTATTCATTCTAATATAATTATTAAAATTAATTGCACCTCTACTATTAAATGGAGTACCTTTCATGCCCTGCATATTATTACCTTTCCATTCAGTATATTTTGTAATATTATTAATAGAAACAGTTTTACATACATCTTGATAATCAAGTTTCATAAATTTTTCTTTACTCTTTTTAATATGTTCAATCAAAGCAGGATTATCTTTATATAGTAATATATTAATAACCTCTTTTAGATCATCTCTCAATGCATTTGGTGTTGATGAAGATTTAATTGCTAATCCAACAATTTTAATTTTTGGTTTTGTATACCTAACACCTTCATCATCAATTACAGATAAAGCATAACGTTTTTTCTTTAAATAGAAAACTCCTTTATTTGCAATAACTTCTCTCTTCATAACCATATGATTTTCAAAATGTTTCATACGATTAAATATTTCATCATACCATTCAACAATTTTACCTTCTATTTCATTAATAATAGTATCTTGTAATGTATCAGCATCACTAATTCCATATTTTTCACAATAAGGTCCTAAGTTAATATAGTTAGAATCTGTATCCATTAATATAACATAATCAATATCTTCAGTTTCTAATTTATTATTAAGTAGTTCATTTACATTATTTTCAACTAATCTATTCATAAGTTGACCGGTTGATGTAATTGATTCACCAATTCTTAAATCAAAATATCTAAAGAATCTACTTCCAAAAGCTCCATATAAACTGTTCATAAGAATTTTCAAAGCCATTTGAGTATTATTTAATCTAGAAATCTCATATTCAGATGTTTGAATATCATTACTATCAGCATTATCTTTCTTTAAATTTACTAGATTTTGTTCTTCAGCTAACATTTCATTCTTAGCTTTACGTCTATTATTATAAATATCACCAATTACTTTTGGTATGAAGCCAATCTTTGTATTATCAAAATATATTCCTTTAGGACTTACTCCATGTGGAATATTAGAAAGATCTGTTTTATCATGAATTAGATTTTGTATATTTTGTTCAACATCACTATATCTAAATTCTTCAAATACATCATCCTTAATTGTTTCAGGACTCATATTAAGTTGTCTCATAATATTTGGATATAATGAATTTAAATCGAAACTTGCAATCCAATCATATACACCAGGTTCCTTAGGTTGTTTAACGTAAGCACCCATATAATGTTGCTTTTCATGTTTTAACCTTTGAGGTATAATAATTTGCTTTTCTTTCAATAAGTTAAATAGATAGGTATCCCAAGTTCTTACTGGAAAGAAAGTGTCTGCAAAATTACAACCTGTCATATAAGTAAGTGTAGTTATTAAAGATAATAAGTTTAATTTATTATCTAATTCAACTAATAATTCAACATCTCGAATATTATATTCTGTATATTTATCAAAATGATCTTTCCAGATTCCTTTGAAACCACCATATGGTTCAATATCAATCTTTTTAGCACCTAATTCTAAATTACATATATTATCTAACTTATAGTTATCTCTCATAACATAAGTATGTTTCTTATACACTTCCATATAATCTAAATGAGGTATACCTATAATATCATATGTAGTTTCTTCTCTACCAAATGCATTATTAATTTTCTTCTCTTTAATAACTTTAAAAGGTGACAATTTATTCATATCATATTGAGATAATATTTTTTCACCTCTTTTAATAATATAAGGAATATCGAAGAATTGTGAGTTCCAACCAGTAATACAATCTGGTTTTTCTCTACTAAACACTCTAATAAATTCTCTTAAAAGCTCTGCTTCATCATTACAATGAATAAAATTATAACCTTCTTTAGAATAACCTGAATTACCTAATTCTATAGTATAAGCATTACTTTTCTTATTAATAATATCTTTAAATATAACAGTAATTACTTTAATTTTTTCATCATAATCTTGTATTCTACTATTAGCATGAACTTCCGTTTCAATATCGAAAAATGCTACTTTAAAGTTTTTACATTCTCTTTGTTGAAAATACTTGTTAATAAATTTTTTATCAAAAGAAATATCACCAAAAAAGTCATAATTTGGTATTGCATTTTTTATGAAATTTGTTTTTTCAAAAGGTATTTTTAATCTTCTTAATTCAACACCTTTAATATCTTTATATATGTTTTCATCATTTTGAATATTAAAACGATTATTTTGTAATGACATTTCTGTTTCAATAGTTTGATAAATATGATTAAAATCTTCTACTTTTACGAATAAATCATTAAATAAATATTCACCATCTCTATTCGAGAAAGTTTGATATTTTTTAATACCGTCTTTGTAATAGCTACATAAAATTTTATCAAAATTTTGATCTACAGATATATATTGTTTATTTTCCATTAAACTCTCCTCTAATTATATGTGATTATATCATATATGAAATTAAAATTAAACTGAACATTATTAGATAAAGAAAGACTCACTCTTAAGTTAATATTAAGTGAGTCTTTCTGAAAGGAGGTAATCAATATTGACATATTAACTAGTCTTATAATATTGACTAAACTATAAAAAATAATAAAATAATAACTTATTTAACTACTTTTACATCTAATAATAAAATACTTAAATTAATAATTCAACTATATATTATTAACTTCTTCAATTATGTTACTAACAACCATTGGAGAATATTTACCTGAAGTCTTTATCATAACATCTGATATAGTTATTCCAGGATTTTCTTTAACTAATTCATAGATAGGTCTTAATGAATTAATCATATTTCTTAAACCATTTTCTTCAATATATTTAAATGGGTCATTGAACTCTTCATTAACATATTTATTCCAAACTAAAGAAAGTGTCTGTTTAGTTATTTCATTATATTTAACCATTTCTAATAATTTATTATATAATGATATACCTAATCCAGATCTACCAGCAACCACAACAAGTTCTTCTTTAGGTTCTGGATAAGCTAATTCACCTGTTTCTGCAAAGTGTTGTAATAAAGGTAATAACTCTTTAACCTCTTTTTGAGATAGATGCATTCTAGCATTAATAGAAGAATTCTTCTTATCATTTATATCTACCATATGTGGACCAGTATTATCAATACCAAACCAAATATTATCTTGACAAGCTGAAGATGATTTTTGTATTGAACATTTTTGTCCATATATATCTTCAAAACTATGTATTGCAAAACCTCTTGGTGTTTTTTCCATATTTTATCTCCTAATTAACTTTACGTAGTTCCTAAATAAATAGAAACTACATGAAATTAATCTTTTTGCCCAGCAAGTAATGTAGCAACTCGATTCTTAGCTTCTTGGATTGTCCATACTAAACTTGTATAAGTTGTTGGAAAAGGAGTTGTGCAAACATTACTTTTAACCATAACCCTTTTAGGATCATTAGGTACCTCTTCTACCATCTCAACTTGATAGTATAAACTTCCGTGAACTAAATAAACTTTTCTTCCCTGTTTAAATGTAATTTTCATAACGAACTAGTTTAAAAGTAATTATAATGTCTTTAATATTCTTATATGTTTTAAGTCTTCATTTAATTGATTAACAACTAAATTATTTAATTTATCGACTGCATCTTGTTTCTTTTTAATCTTTTCATATTCTTCTACAACAGTACTAACTATTTTATCACAGTCTACTTCAACTAATTCACCGTCAATAATACATTCAAAATTATTTATTGTAATATTATTTGATACAATAATATAATAAGGAGTACCTTCAATACCTTGTTCAACACGAATCTTATTAATATTTTGAATAAGATTATTTATTATCTTTTGCTCTAATATTTTTTTCATCTCGATATTCCTTTTCTAATTGCTTTGTTCTTTTTTGTATATATGATGTCATTTCATTCATATTTACTGAACCTAATTTAACTTTCAATTCACCATATTGTTGTTTAATTCGTCTTAAGTAATCTATATCATTTAAATTATTAATGTGTATAGTTAAATTTTCAACATAAACATATTCAGTTTCGAAAAAATCTTTAAGTTGTTTTCTATTACGTGAACTACTAAAAACTTCTTTATCTATTACAATTTTCCAACCCGTTAATTGACCATTTTTAAATGATGATTATAATAGTTCCAAGTCATACCAAATGGGTCACTCATCTTTGATAATCTTATAATATTATTTTTACTATCTGCTTTCAAGTAATATTTATTACAATGAAACCAACTTTTAGTAGCACTAATAGCTTGTTCTTTAGTTACGTAATTAGCTTTCATTTCTAACCTCCGCTACTATATTTTTTGTACGATCAATAATAAATCTTTTAATATCATTTTGATTTATTCCTGATTTCATCTTAATTTTCAATTTACCTATTTTATGATGATTATCATGTAATAGTTTTAATATTTCAAACGAACTAGCTTCCACTGTTAATTCAGATACATATACACAATCAGGTTCTAAAAATGACTCAAGACTACGTTCAGCACGTTCTTTATCAAAGTATTCTCGACGCGATACAATAGTCCAACCGTGAAATACATCATCTCTTAAATCATACTTATAATATCTAAAATTTCTATTACAATCTTCATTATAAATACACACTATATTTTCATTTTCATCAGCAACTATAGTATAAATATTTACACCTGTCCATTCTGCAACAGCTTTTATAGCATCATGTTTAGAAGTTTTACTTTTTGTCATTTCTAACCTCCGTTACTATTTGTGCTGTACGAAATTGTATATATTTTTTAATTGCTGATATATTAACATGTTTATTTACAATAATTGTTAATTTACCGAATTTATTTTTATATTCATCTACAATATCTAAAATATCCATTGCACTTGGTTTAATAATAACTTCTTCAACAAAGATTTTTTCTGATGATAGTAGCTGTCTAAAGTAGATTTTAGATCGCATATCATTAAAAGTTTCTTCACGTGAAATAATTTTCCAACCATCAAACATAGCATCTTCTAAATAATGTTCATAATATGAATACCCAAAAGATTTAAAATCACTATTTCTCACATGAATTTCTTTTCTATCGTGATCAGAATAAATAATACTATATTCATTATTACCTGACCATCTATCAACAGCTCGTTTTAATTCCTGCTCAAGACGTTTTCTATGATATTCATATTCCATATTATCAATTTCCTGTTCTACATTATCTTTATATTTTTGATTTATATTTTTAGGAAGATCTTTAGTTTCTTCAATTATATCGTCCATGTTGACAGTACTATTATCTTCATCACTATAAAATCTATCATAAATATTACTATACATCATAGTAGCCATTAACCTCTCCGTTTCCGATTCTATATTCACCAGAATAGTTATTAGATAACTACTCCAGAAAATATATTACTATTTTGTTTCATTTTCATTGAAGAAATCTTCATCAATTTCAGCAACGATTTCATTGTAATCGCTTGAGATTTCAGTTAGTTCTTCAACTGTAAGTGGATTACCTTTCTTCATTTCATCAGCAATATTCATATTACCTACTAATGGAGTAATTTTTGATAAGCAATAGTCGAATACTCTTTTAACATCTCTTTCTGATGCATATTCGATATTCTTTTCATTAACAATTAAGAAATATTTTCTTGATGTTCCATCTACTTTATTTTTTCTGTAGATTCTAATTTTATCCATAGTAAAGATTTGAGCACCATTACCTTCTGTAAATGTTCTGAATAGTTGTTCAGAATTTGCATTCTTTACCATTTTATATATTTTAGTCATAATTGAAGAACCTCTGTTATCTCCAAGACTTCTAAAATATACAGTTAATGAGTCCCATTTGATTGCAACAACAGCTGCGATAGTAATAAAAGTTAATAATTCAAACATGTTATTTCTCCTTTTTGTTTGGTATTATAATATATGCAAGCATTCCAAGAACAATTGCAATTGCTGTATATAGTAGAACTATTTTAATTAACATAAATGCTAATAAACCAATTATACTATATATAGATAGTTTTCGTAAAAATTTTCTGATTGATTTCATTTTAATTTTACCTCCCTATATCCCTAGTATATGAAAAAATAAACCGGAATCAACAACATTTTTTGAAAAAAAGTTCCTTTTTTAGTTGATTTAATAGCGGGAATAATTTATAATTATATTATATTAAAAGAAACAAATAAAAGGATAATTATTATGACAAACGTAAATAAAAGAATTAGAGAATCAATCGATAGTGCTAATATAGAAGAAATTACTGAAGTTAGAATTTCACTTGAAAATGAAAATGGTGTAAGATTACAAGTAACTAAAAGTAGTGAAGTAGATCTGTTTTGTGTATCAGTAGCTAAAACAGATAGACAAGGTGTTACTGTAGGTTGGGAAAAGCTTGATGAAAAAGCTGACGAACAAACAGTAATGTTATTTTTAAAAGCGTTCAAATGTACAATTAACTAATAAAATAAGGATAAAATAAAATGTCAAACATATATAAATTAACATACAGAGAAGATAATGAACCAACAGTTGAAAAATATTATGATTCTTTAGAAAAAGCTAAAACATCTGCTGAAGAATATTTAAATCAACCAGATGTTAGAAATCATAATTTAGATGTAAATGAATCTGATTGGTTAAGTTATAATATAGAATGTTACAATTATTGTGCATTTCTAGATATAAATAAAATTGAAGTTCAATAA